TATTTCCGTAGTTCATACCGAAATACATTGCAGGGGGCTGATCCTTCCTCTGCAATATATTTCCCGAAGTAGTGGTTTCTGCGGCGGTGGCTGACGTATTCAAAGTAGGGGTCGTAAATATAGGCCCGCTGCCAATTGCAGATGTGCCATCAAACCCACGAACACGGTCTGTGACAGAAAACACCTTCATTGATCCATTGTCTGTCGGCATCGTAGGGAAATTCCTCGCTGCGTACCAAACAGAATCAATCTTACTAGGGTGTGACGAAGATGAATCGCCTGTCACATACCCGCTGTAAGCATCTGCGTAGGGCGTAAAAACCTGTGTTCCCGTTGTCGGCGGCTTGTTAGGTCTGCGAATTGCCATGTAGATGTAGGTCTGACTTGCCGAACCACCTTTGAAATCAAAACCAGTTGCAGTTGGATTACCGTACTCGGTGGATGTTGACTCGGCATCTGTCAAGTTGGCTTTTAATACAGCATCGTTGGCGGTCATATTCCATCCACGCTGGCTATCCAACACCAACCAATCACCTGTGGATGACGCACATTTAGCCAGCAAGAACTGAGGTTCCCACCCCAACGAAGTCACTGAAGCGTTGCCTGATGCATCGGTAGTAAAACTTCCGCATTGAATCAACCCGTCTGCGCTGGTGTCGTGGGCGAATAGGTAAGCTACGTAGGTGACGCCGGATAGACTGCAATTTGCTATGTTTGCGCCTAATGCAAGGGTATTAAAGCTGGACGCATTTGCATATCCGTTAAACGCTGAATTTATGTACGTAGCGGCGTCAACGGTATTAAGATTAAATCCCGAAGTTGCACAATCGGTATCGGAGGCACGTGCCCATACGCACCATGACCCAGATTGTGATAATGGCTTCACGACGATCAACCCCGGTTTCACTCCTAACGAATGGCTAACATCTATATATGAACCCGTACCCGTATAAGTCACCACATCAAAAAACTTAGGTGCTTTGCGGAATGTCCAAGAGGCGTAAGTATTGATAGTGCTGACGCTGGCACCAGCAGTAAACCCGTTCGTGTTGAACGCAGTGACAACATCATTCCACGGGTATCCTGATAGTGCAGGGTTGGAGCCTTCAGTGACAAGTACGGAATTAGTCCCTCTAACGGTATCCAGCAGTACGTTGCTTTCAGCGCCATTTCGTCTCTTAATCCAGACCATCCCACCCTTACCCGCAAGATCAATTCCGTTGTTGATCGTCAGAGATGACCCATTGCCTGTGTAAAGGTAAGTGCTGAATACGTCATCGACGTATAATTTGTCGGAACTAGCTGCCGAAGAATTTGCACTAAACATTAGTAATTCGCTCCTGCCAAGCTAGCGACCCAATTCGTTCCATCAAAACAATCAAACACAAATTTATCCGCCTTATTCGCAGTAGTCGTGATTGTCGGTGTTGTACCACCCGGAAATTTCACATTACCTGCCCATGTAACAGAACGACCACCCGTTGCATCTTGTAGTTGATAAAGAACAAAAGATTTGCCAACAGCAGCAGTAGGGAATGTATAAGTGACGTTCCCTGTCAGTGTAATGAAAAACTTAGTGCCGTTTGCTAAGTTGAATGTATATGCAGTTCCACTATTAGCGACAACAGTAGTTTCAGTATAGTTGGTAATAACAGGATTGACCAAAGTCTTATTGCTCAGTGACTCGGTTCCTGTTGGTGTGGTATAATCTGTTCCACCAACAGCGGCAGTCATTGCAGCAGTACCATTACCTTTAATAAGACCTGTCAAGGTAGTTGCACCAGTACCACCCATCGCAACAGTGGTAGTTACCCAAGAAGCAGTTGAACCATCGGTCGAAAGAACTTTGTTTGAATTACCGCCCTGTGATGGCAACCAACCTCCCGGAACAGGAGTATCAACCAATTTCCAGTTTGTTGCTGCACTGTTATATGTAAGAACAACACATGCACCATTTAGGTTAATGATCAAAGAAGTTGCATCGCCCTCAACAGTCTTGCCATTAGGAGCAATCGTAATATTTGATGTAGCAGCAGTATTAGAAATATCAATGATGCCGATTAAATCTCCATCAGCAGGTGCGGCAGGCAAAGTAACTGTAAATGCACCACCCGAGGTATTACAACGAACTAGATCACCCTTAACAGCAGTATAAGCAGCGGTCTTGATTGGCGTTGGATTCAACCAACCTGCATTTGCACCAGATGCTGCCCAATAAGGGGCAACTCCTGCACCACCAGAAACCAACACGTATCCAGAAGTACCTGCGGATAACTTAGACAGTGTAGTTGTCCCTGATGCATACAACAAGTCACCGATAGTATATGAAGTCTGACCAGTACCACCATATGCAGCACCAATTACAGCCCCGTTCCATGTCTTGTTAGTGAATGTCTCGGTTCCTGCCAGTGTTGCCAATGTACCAGAAGTCGGCAATGTTAGGTTGGTTATACCTGTTGCAGTAAATGTTCTCGCAAACGCCCCTGCATGCGTAACCGATCCAGCCATTGTAAGGGTGCTAGAACCGTTGTTAACGCCCGTTCCACCATAAGTTGACCCTAGAGTACCTGTATTGACGTTCGAGGCGCTAAGAGCCGTTAAATTGGTTCCAATGCCATAGAAATTAGTGGCATAGAAATTACCACCATAATTCAGTCTAGTGGTGCCACTTGGAGCAGTTGTCCCGCCATCAAATTGACCAACAGTTGCAGTAGTTCCGTTATATGTGACATAACCAACGCCTGCACTACCTGAAGTCAATCCGCTTGGCAAAGTAATTGATGTGGTTCCTGCGGCTGTCAATCGACCCTGTGCATCGACCGTGAAAGTAGGAATAGCAGAACTACTACCATACGAACCCGGAGTGACCGTGGTATTAGCAAGACTCAATGAACGATTTGCCGAAAGATCACCGCCGCCCGACAAACCAGTGCCAGCAGAGATTGTTGTAGTTGTTGCTACCTTACCCGCAATATCGGTATTCAGGTTACTAAAGTTATTATCTACTTCAGTATTCGTTAGGGGTGCGCCTTTAGTAGCACGAAGGACTAATGTTGCCATTATTTCTTATCTTTCAGCAAATTTAAAATCTGGAATAGCGCATCTTTCATTTCACCGAATTCTTCTTTCAGTTTTTCCACTTCATTTTTCTGCGCCTGCATAGACAAAAAGAAGTCGCGTTGCTGTTTCCTTGCTTCGCGTTCACCAATGTTAGTATTTAACACTGCCTTTGAATGAGGGTCACGCAATAATGTAGGCGAACCCTCTATCTTAATCATTTCACTCATAAATCAAGTGCCATTACTCGTAGGTCACGAATCAGAGGAACCTTTGTTGTGTCACTAGATTCCATGACTACCTTGATAACAAATGATGAGAAATAACCGTCATTTTCAAGGCAAGAAGGTGTTCCATTGCTATCAACGAATGATGGTTTGAATTTAACTTCACCGAATGTACCGGGGACAACGGTCTGACTATACTCAGGGACCATTTCGTAATATGGCTGAAGATCAAACGGAGTTGCATTGTCTTCAACTGGCAGAACCTTATAGAACACACGAACATTACATTCGGATGGAACCGATGCCGCCATTAGAACCCGCAAGTCCTGAGCATAGAAATTCTTATCCAGCGTCACTCGGCGAGTCAGATACTTGGCATATGCGGTGCCGCCCTGTGGTAATGTCTCGTTAGTTGCAGTTGAATTGACAATGTTGTTGACATAAACACCGCTGATACGCTCGGTATCCAGAACAGGACTGATATAATCATTGGTTGTCTTAACATCTGCTTTGAATACAATTGGACTATTGTAGGCAGTTCCGTTGTTGCGACCCGGAATAGTGACCCTTGTATCGACTGGCTGATTAGTTTCATACATGTAAGGTTTGAAGCCAGTGTTAGCCACGTTATAAGACATATCAACATTGGTTGCCGCGAAATCCAACATTTCTCCGCCGACATAGAACAAGTCAACGGGCATTGATTGCACATCATTATCAGGAATCATTAGAACCGAACCAGATGATTTGAATGAACAGCGATTGATACGGAACATCAAATCAACATTCTGGTTAGCACTCCATGTACTACCATTCTGCGATTCAAAGAAAGACCCCGTATACGCTTGTGTACTAATACGTTTCGATGTATCATCGAGTCGGAAACCGCCCAACTCAGCAACATAAGTTTCGTACTCAGTCGTATTGGTTATCATGACAACCGAGTATTCGCCGGGAGGCAAATAAACAGGATCACTAAACTCAAACCGAGTGTACTTAGTAACATCAGGAGTAGAGGATGCAATAATATTATCTGCCGCCAATGTCACTGCCCCGAAAGGTAGAACAGTATTAGATGAAGGATAACCATTCACCACAGGGCGCAATTGCAGAGTAACTGGAACGGATGAAGACTTCTTCTTAAAGAATACATCGACACTCTTAACAAAGCAACCTTCATTGCTCGAAACGCGATCCACAAAGAATGTCTGAGCAACGGGATCGTTATTGATAATAAATTGCCATGAACTGGTGTTGATCGTGAATGGTAAGGTTCCACCATAACTATCCGACACTTGACCCGAAGATATATTGTATGTAACCGACAAACAATTCGGGTTAGAGTTCATGTAACTGTTTATTTTACCCTGAAGAACCGACATATCGGTTGTTCCGAAAGTATTCTTAGCAGCATTGATATCCAAAGCAACATTGACCAGATAATAAACGGCATATTTTGAGAAATCAACAATCTCGGTCGAAGAAATTGCGCTTCCCGCCAAGAAATTAACATCACCACCGCCTGTTAATTGTGTACCAATATTGGAATAACTCAGTTTGAACAGAGAATATGTAACAACCAATTCAGAAGTAGATGATCTGAAATTATTCAGAAGATCAGGATGTACTTTAACCATCGAAGAAACTTCTGGATTAGCAGGAAACAATGGCACAATGAATGTATATGCTAAACCACCTGCCAATTTAGGGGCAAGTAAAAAATCGGCAGGATTATAACTAAACCCATATGAAGGAACAAACGAAGCGCCGTTGACAGTTGCTCCCAACTGTTCGCCTGTCAATGCCTGTAAAGTAACTCCGGGGACAATACCATTCGGCAATTGACCTGATCCATTCAGACCCGTAACATCGGCTGTACTGACACTACTAAAATTGACTTTGTTGCGTCTTGACAACCAACCCCATGCAGCGTTTGCAGAAGAATTGTATCGAGAAAGATTGCCATCACCGGGACGGAGTGTGACAACCTGTGCAGGAGCTTCAGTTGATGTTGCACTAACAGTACCAACATTACCAAAATATTCTTCCCACATGGTATGTTTCCATTGCAGGGCAAAGAACAGTGTAAGTGGATTACTGTCCCACTTAGGAATGAAAATCGAGCAGCGATATTTGCTCGTTGTATTCATGCCAATCGTATTGAAGGCTTGTTCAACTCGGCTATCGGATGACAATAAAGGAGAACCATCGACTTCTACCTTTGAAACCGCTGCGCCGCCGACATTAACAACCAACTGGTTTTGACTCAATGTTTTTTGTTCATTGGTAATATATTCACGCCCCGTAACATCAGAGGGTTCGCCCGAGAAATCAAACACATATTCAAACAAACCTGTCTGTGCAGCAGGAATATCAACGATATACGTATAGGTTGAGTGGTGCATTGTTTTTGCCAATGCTTCTGACAAACCAACACCTCCACGAGCAACGTTCACAACAGCATCTGTTGGAACAATATCAGGAGTAGAGTCAGTGATACCAATTGTCAGATTACGGGATTCGCCATTCGGGAATGTAATATAAACTTGGAATCGCTCAGTGCCTTCACCGTAATTTTTGTCATCAAGTGCAGTGATAAACAATTCAGCAATACCATTCGCGCCCTGTGTCAGTGTTCCGGTAAGAGGAATATTAACATCAGTTGCCGCAATGTTTGCGATAGTATATGTAATTGGTGCTGACCAAAGATATGGTACAGTTGATCCTGAATTGAATGTCGAGGCAGTGATTTTAACAGTCTGCCCTTCGGCAATAATTTCTTTGTCCGATGTAACTGATATTTCAGGAATTACGGTTGTACTGGAGTCGATGACTGTGAATTCGGATGAATCGAATGTGCGTGACCCCAAAGATGCACGCATGAAGAAAGTTTCAACATCTTCTGTTAGTCCATCTTGTTTAATTTTTAACACAATATGACAAGTCTGAACAGAGTTCAATGTAGCACTATCAACTGTGAAACTAAATTGTCCTAAACCACTTCCACTTGTGTGTGACATTACACCCAACAATTCTCCGCCAACGCCAATAGCCCCTCCAAAAGAACCATTGAATACTTTACATTCATCTAATTCAAAATCTGATTGTAATTTCGTTCCGTTTACGTTCTGGACGCTTAACGCAATATACGACCTCCACCAATGTTCTATATCGGATGGTAAGTTATTTGGAATAAAATCATATACAACCCAACGATCGGTAGTCTCGTTCGCCAACATACTATTGTTGACCGCACGCCGAACCCAAATAGCAGTAGTCTCTTTTGTCTTGCTGGTATCACGAACAGTTACGATTGAACTAAACCCTTGATTATCAGGAGTCGTTACAACAAAATTGATTTGACGATCACCGTCCGTAAAATTATTGTTCGCAAGTGCAATTGAATGAGAAGCACTACCAGAGGTAATATTCAGTGTCCCAGACAGAGCGCCGCTAGTAACATCGCTAGGACTAACCCCATTGACAACAAAACTAACAATCTTTGGTGTACTAGAATAGAAAGTGAATGTAACGGATTCACCTTCATTCATGATCGATTTATCGGACGCAATCGAATAAACAGTCGGTGTCTGACTTGTATCACGAATCACAACAGAACGTCGAAGATCAACGCCCGAGATTCCGTTAACAATGAACTGGAATGTTTCATCCCCTTCTGTTGCAGCATCAGCAGCAATCGTGAAGGGACCAATTGTTTTTGTTCCGCCAACAGTAGTAAAACTTCCTGTCAATGGAGCGCCGCTAAGGTCAGCAGAAGTAATTCCGTTACCAGCAATAGTGTAACCGCAAGTAATATCAGATGGTAAATTGACTGCCGTGAATGTGAATGAAACAGAGCCGCCTTCATTGACTGCATCTGCACTAGAAGTCAATGAATACGAAACAGGAGCATATGAGGTGTCATTTACAGTAACATTGCGAGTCATGCCACCCGCAGTAATAACCAATGTTTCGGTTCCCTCATTAACAGTAACATCATTTGCCAACTGAAACTGAATAGTCGCCGTGTTTGAGTTACTGAAAACAAAGTTACCTGTCAGTGGAGTGCCATTAGAAATGTCAGCAGCATTGATACCCGTAACAGTATAAGGAATCGTTGCAGTAACGTTAGCAGTTGCCTGCATGGTCACTGAGAACGAATCTCCCTCATTTACCACACTCTTGTTGGTGTTTAAGGTATATGAGACAGGAGTCGTTGAAGTATCAAGAATCGAGAAATTGACGCTGTTACACTGATAACCAACAGGATTACATGTGACAGTAAGTGTCTCGCCGCCCTCTGTAGTAGTATCCGCCAAAACAGTGAACGACAGTGTGCCAACACCATTGGTGACATTGATATTACCTGTCAGCGGAATTGAAATGTCGCCGGAAGTAATTCCTGTTCCTGCAATCGAATAAGGGACTGTACCAGAATTTGTTACCCCGAAATTAGTAGTATTCAGGGACAAATTTACTGTTTGTCCCTCATTGATTGTATATGCGCTCATTGTTTTCCATTTAAGAAATTGACGACACGTTTAGCACAAATGTAGGTACGTTTTGGCTGGTGTCACTTACAAAGATATTTAATGAGCGACTAATACCATTATGAGTTGTCGTGAATACCAACGTCTCGCCGCCCTCAGTTGCAAAATCGTTAGCAACAGTAAATGTAGTTGTCGCTGTACCAGAACTATTCAATGTAAAGTTACCTGTCAACCCACCAACAATATCCGCTGCCGTTACGCCCGTGCCACCGATTGCATATGGTATGGTTGTTCCTGCCGACAGACCTGTTGTGGTCAATGTAACAGTAACCGAAGCCCCTTCATTGACAGTAGGAGTCGTTGTAGTCAGGTTATAAGTAACAGGAGTACCCGAGGTATCAGAAATTGTTACACTGACAGGAGCACAAGAATACCCACCGATAGGAGTAGCAGTGAATGTAAATGTTTCATCGCCCTCTGTTGTTCCGTCAGATGTAATCTGTACATCAACATAAGCAGTTCCATTGACAACACTCAAGTTACCCGACATGATATTAACGTCACCAGAAGTAATTCCTGTACCACTCAAAGACCAAGGAATAACACCTGTTTCGTAGTTTGTTGTGTTGATAGTGAAACGAACAGTGCCGCCTTCAACAACGTTGCTCTTATCAGAATTCAAAACGAATGTAGGAACCGATGAACTGGTATCAATGACACTGACGTTCTGACTACGAGTATTTCCATTGTGATTGATGGTGAATGTCAGAACTTCGGTTCCTTCAGTCAATGCATCTTCTGATAATGTGACTGTATGAGAAGCACTTCCGCCTGTCAATGTCAGGAAACCACTCAGTTGAGAGCCAGAAACCAAATCGGAAGTTGATATACCTGTGATAGAATATGGCACCAGAGTTCCTGATGCAACGTTAGTGGTTGTCAGCGTAAACGTGACACTTCCGCCCTCATAGATAGAACTAGCATTAGAAGTCAGGCTATATGTGGAAGGGGAAGTTGATGTGTCTTGCACCAAAACAGTTGCTGTTGCCACAATAGTATTAGCAACGCCATATACATCAAACACCAGTGTCTCTTGACCTTCGGTTGAACTATCTGCAACCAATTGAACCGCCAGTGTTGCAGAACCAGAACCATTGATAGTCAAATATCCAATAGGAGCAACACTAATATCACCAGAAGAAACACCGCTGATACGATATTGCAACTGAGTAGATGCAGGGAGGTTTGTTGTCTGAACAGTAAACGTGACAGTAGAACCTTCGGCAATCGAAGTCATATCCGACACAACAGCATAAGTCACGGCAGCTTGACTACTATCAATGATAGAAACTGTTTTGGTGTAATTAACGCCGCCGATGGTTGCTGTGAATGTCAGAGACTCATCGCCCTCGGTTGCTGCATCGGTACTAATTGTCAGTGGTAGGGAAACCGTGTTATTGTTCAGCCCACTCAATGTACCACTCAAAGAAGCACCATTCAGATCACTTGAAGTAATACCCGTTCCTGTCAAAGTATAAGGAACGCTGATTGCGCCACCAGTCATGCCAATTGCAGATACCGCAAACGTGACAGTACCGCCTTCGCTTACGGTGTCCTTATTCGCATTAACGACATAGGTAGGAGAAGTCGATGTGTCAACAATATCAATTTCCAGATTATTACACACAACAGAATCCAGAGAAACAATGAATGTCTCGGTTCCTTCGGTCAACACATCAACCGTTGGTGTGATGGTGATAGATGCGGTATTACTGTTGACCGTGAAGTTTCCGGTCAGAGAACCAATTCCCAATTCAGCAGCAGTCAATGTACTACCTGCCTTCGGTGTAATGGTATAAGCAACTGTGGTTCCATTAGACACGTTTTGCGTATTCAGTGTAATAGTAACTGATTGACCTTCATTGACCGATGTACGGTTTGCATTCAGAACATAAGAAGCCGCTGGTGTTGACAAAGAAGTATCATTAACAATTGCTGCAACCGATTGTGTGTCATATCCTGGAGGTGTGATTGTAAATTGAATATACTCAACACCCTCGGTCAATGAGTCAGAAGACATGGTAACTGTCAATGATGCAGCATTGCTACTAATGATCAAATTACCTGTCATCACACCGCCACTGATATCTGCGCTATTTACTCCGCTGATAGAATATGGCACATTGATACCATTGGCAACGCCAGTTGTTGCGAGACTGAATGTAATTGTATCGCCTTCATTTACAACTGTCTTGTTTGCTGTCAAAACAAACTTGATGGTCGGCGCAGTGGATGTGTCAGTAATAGCAACCGATACTGTCTGTGGTGTTACGTTAGCAGGAGAAATTGTGAATGCAATATTTTCTAAACCTTCGGTAGTCAAATCTTCGGTCGCAAGAACATTCAAAGAGGCGGCATTGTCTTTAATGACTAATGTACCTGTTAATGGCGCAGTAATGTCGTTTGACGATACACCAGTAATTGTATATGGAATGGACTCGCCATCATTGACATTCTGAGTAGAAACAGTAAAGTTAACCGACTCGCCTTCAGTAATCAATGTCTTATTGGCATTCAGAACATATTGCTTAACAGGAGTAATGTCGGTTGTATAAGAAATTGTTGATACAGCATAGTCTTTAACTTCAACACCAACCACAGCAGTTTCGACCTGCATTTTTGGTTGAATGTTAATGACATTCACACGAGTTGAAATAATTGTTTTTTCGGTAGTCTTATTCAGTCCCTGAGCAGTATACCGAGTCTCAGCAATACAACGAGAATCCTTTGAATCAATTTCATCGGACAATCTAAATGCACGATCACCGACAGTAAATCTCAATGTATCATTATTAGGAACAACGAATATACCGCAGATTTCACCGAATTCATTGGTAGCCAGTTTTGTGCCAGTCGATGTATTACGAATGATCTTTGAAATAGAATAGGTGACAGTACCTGTGTCGGTTGCTGCAACAATATTACCGACCGTAATATCAGCGCCCTTAATGCGACCATAGATACGATTACCAAATACACCAATGACCTCTACTTCATTGTTTGTACCTTGTTGCACAAAAGTCTTAACAGTTGGGTCAACCGAGACTGCATTGATGACAAAACAGATTGCAGGATTGACATAATCTGTTACCAGAACATTATCGAAATAAGCATTCAGTGAAGTGTTCGGTTGCAGAGCAATAGCAGTGAATTTGACTTCACGGCTGCGAATATAAGGAGCCAAAGAAACGTCAACTACCTTTGACCCAAGATCGGTGTTAATTGTACTTGGGGCAGAAGCAATCTCAAGACCAATACGAGCCGTGGTTTCGTTGTATGTCAGAGTCTGTTTACCAGTTACTGCCGTAGTGTCAGTGACTTTATATCCGCTAGTGGTTGTGGTTGAGTCAGAAGAAAACTCGGTTCCAACAGAACTAATACCCTTGACAACAGACTGCCAAGAATTCCAACGAGTCGAAAGTGTTGCACCAGCAGGAACAGTATCAGATATAATCGAGAACGCATCATTAACACCATTGGTATTAACAATGACCGCTGGATTTGTTTTTTCGTCAACCCAATTGTCGCTAGAAGGAGAAAGGGTCATATGACCAACCCAACTAAACACACCATAGGGGTTCAGATTGACAGTCTTGGTTGCATATGGCTGTTCGATATAAGGAACAGTGTCATAATCCAGTGTAATCAGATTAGCATGACGCTTCATACCTGATTGCAGAGTGAATTCCATGTCCAAAGATTTTTGGTCAAATCTAGGACGCAGAACACGATTCTCTTGATCAATTGAGCAATTATATTCAGGAGAAGTTACATCGCCAACCGAGTGACCAGCAAACGAGTCAACCAGAATGCCATTCTTGAATTTATCAATACCAGCAATACCCGGAACCTTTTCGTCAGCGGCTTGTTTCTCTAAAAGCGACAGAGAAGCGTAGTATTCCAACTTTGATACACGAGTGTCGATCTTACCAATGTCGCGCATGGTATATCGTCTATTCTCGACATACGTCATCTTAACGTCAGCAGGACGGTATGTGTATGCAGGAATCTCGATGACATACAGAGTCATTGCATCAGGTAGATCAGCAGGAACCTTTGGATTGACAGCAGGAACTCCTGTAATCAGATCAAACTTTTTGTCCTTTGTCAGAACCAGCTTATCGATTCGACCAACATAGTATTGGTATGATGCATTAATCTCACTGAAAGGTGATACAATATAACCACCTTCAATTGAACCATCAGCAAGTTTACGAGGGCGGAAGTCGATACTAGAAGCCAAGTCAAGCATCGAGCCATCACTCATACGAACATACGGAATCTGGTCATACAGAGCACCAGAACCTGTGTACGAATCAACAGTGAAGAAACCAGCGCCATCCGAGTGTTTGAAATACGAGAAAGTGACTTCCAGACGAACCAGTTCAGTGTTAGAAACCAAAGGTGATGTACCGATCAAACGGATTCCACAATGGTCATACAAATTGTCGGTCTGACCTGTATAGAAGTCATAACGAGAAGTGTAATCATTACCAGCATCATCGCGAACACTAATCAGACGAACGCCATCAGCAATCTTCAACGAAAGATCGGTTGCAAGTTCAGCAGCAGTGAAATACTGAGTGCCCAATGTCAATGTCTTTTGTTTAGACATGATGTTTGACATTTTCACTTCAACCTGAGCCGATGCCGAGAATGAAGCCGATGTGCCAGAACGAGTGAATGTCGCTGTACCGCCAGCAATCGTAACAGTAATATCACCAATGATATCGGTCCCCGGCGCAGGAGTAGTGCCGCTAGTAGGAACGATATTGAAGTATTGAGATTTCACCAAATCGTTATTACTACCAGCAATAAAAGACTCGCCGGAAGCCAGACTCATTGTCGCAACGTTATTGACAAAATTCAGTGTAACGAATTTGCGATACCGGTAATCCATGTTAGCAACAGCATCGGGCAACATAGTTTTCACTGCATGTTGAGGTACACTGAAAACCAAAGATGAAACAGATGCCTTCTCGCGAACCAAGCCAACGGTAGTATCGAAATCGGCTTTAAACGTGCTGCCATACATACAGGACTTAACGTCAGCAAAAGATTTTCCTGTATCAACAGAAATCTCACTCAGATAAAGACGATGATTGTTGCCATCAAATTTATAGTGCTTCAGTCGTGCTGTGCCGATCTTTGTACCAACGCCTGCGCTTGCATATGTCACGGAATATAGATTAACGGTCGGTAGAGCGTTAAAATTGATCAGTCCATAGGGAGATGCCACCAGATGAACATAATCGCCGTAATGGGCTAAAATCGCGTCATCATAGACAGTCGGAGCAACATCGCGACCTCGATAGATTTCTATGTTGGTTGTTCCAGTTGTCTCGTATTCATAACCCGCAACATAAGCCTTACCTGCACCAACTTTCAGGGTCATGTAATCGTCGCGCCCCTTGATACTCTTATCAATGGATGCAATGAAAGGACGAACAGTGTAGTTACCTGATTCATCGAAGGTACGATTAGCCAGAGCAGTTTCAAGTTCCGAGTATTCTGGTTTAGTTGTTGCCTGAATCAGAGTTCCGTATTCAACGGTAGCAATCTGAATAAAGTTCTTAGGAGCCTTCGGATAATCAACTGCCCCGGTTGGGTCATACTGATAAGCATTCAACTGCAAGTCAAGTTTAAGACGATCCGCGCCGGGTGCAGAATAGTTATTGCTACCAATACTGTTATCCAACAAAGAGTCGTCTGTATCAACATCAACAGTTGATTCAACTACATCAAATCCAATATAGAAAGAATCGGCAATAGAGGATACACCCAAATTCTTGGTCTGTGGATTCACATAAGCGAAGAAACCATTCGCGAACATGATACCTTCGCTGACCGAGAAAAGGTTGGCAGCATTGATTGAAGTGATATCAGACGCAACAGTGGCAGTATAAGTTTCAACTGTCAATGTCTCGGCAGGAGAAACTTTAATACCGTTCAGAATCGAAACGAATATATATTTTTTCGAATCAACAATCGTTCCCTTCTTAACGATAGCGGTTGCGCCACCCGAGAAAGTAACTGTCTTACCTTCTAGCAAAGAAGGGTCATAATTGAAACTGATATTGATCGAAAGGACATTCTGTTGGTATGTCTGTTTCAGACCATGAACAATAGAACCATCTTTAAAGATATGCGAACCAAACTGTTCAATCTGGTTTTGCAGAATTGTTTGCAACTGTGTTAGTTCACGCGCCTGAACCGCAAAACCGGGTTTAAAGAGAATACGTTGGTATTTCTTGGCTTGCGAAAAATCGTCAAAGTATGGTTGTACGTTCAGTTCCATTGTTTTCTATCTTAAAATTTGAAAAGTGTTTTTCCTGTTACCACTTGATCAGCCGAAAGTTCAACCGCTGTCTGTATATCAACAAAAAGAATATCGCCAGACAATTTATCAACTGTTGGATCAATAATCTCAGTCATCGCAATACCGTTTCTGTTAACATCAAGTAGATGGGTGTTCGCTGTTATTGGTCTATTATGGTCAGCAAGAACAAACATCTTATTACCAGAAATTTGAATGACAGTATATTTATAACCCAACGAATCCTCTATCAGAGAGTCTTTGGTTATTGAGTATTTCGTCATATTGTCAACTGTTATAACAAAACCAGATACGCCAGTTAAGTTGACATATTTTTCGACGCCATTATATTTTTTTAAATTTTTGATGATACCAAATTGTCGGTAATCGTTATTGATCGAAATGCCGCCAATCCTGTCATTGTTCAAAACAGTGTGAATAGAAACAGAATTTGTGAAGAATTCCTTTGGTGCATTGAATCCGTGCCCTCCCTTCGGAGCAATAACACCACGCAAAACAGCGCCGGTTCCTCCGCCAGCATCAAACACAGTTACATCGGCATAAGAATAACCATATCCCGGATTGGTTATTTCAATATGATGTACTGAACCGTTAATGACTTTAACAATTCCTTCTAAACCAACGCCATCCCCACTCACAACAAGTTGAGGGGAAACATAATTTGCTCCACCGTTCAAGACCCGAATTGCATTGATAGCACCATCAACCGCAGCAAATTCAACATCAGCTTGCTTTGTGTTCAATGTTCCTTCAAATGTATCAACAGAAAGAATAGCACCACCGGAGCCATTTGGACCAACAACTGTCAGCGAAACATAAGAATAACCAGAACCGGGGTCAGCGATGACAACATCGGATATTTGACCCCCAGAAACAACAGGAGTCAACACAGCACCAGAACCGTCACCATCAACAATTATAATTGTTGTGTCGTCATATCCTGATCCGGGGTTATCAATATTAACTGCACTGATTGTTCCGCGATTATAGAATTTCTCGTAAACAGAACGAAACACAGGAATAAGTTTCGTGTCAGTTGTCATGAACTTACGAAACACCGGTTCTATGTGGTACATAAATTTCCACACATAACCATCTGATGTAGTGAAAACCTCTGTACCAGTCAAAACAGGCTTAACAGTAGAAAATCCGCCACCATAATTGTCGATACACTTATAAACATTATATTGATCCGTGACAACATAAAAATTTGCGTCACGAATAGAAGTAGCACCAGTGGATGATGGATACTCCGTATCATAAGACGAATCAAACATGTCATACACCATTCCAGAAACCCAATCAATTCTTGGAATGGTGTATGCGATATTGTTAATCGTTAATTTTTTGTAGAGAACAATGCTATTTCTAACGTTTAGCTCTGCCTCTCTGTTATAAGCAATGTCAGCGGAACCAAATGACTCTGTTGTTGCACCAACGAAGTAATAATAGTTCCCGCGTTGAGTTGCCAAATCTGTGTAAAATTGCTCCGCAATGGAGCGATGCATTTCAGATGAAACAATTACAGCCATTAGGTTCCCCAATTCTTAGGAGATAGTCACTGCCCAAGTGATTGTGATTGTATCAGCGGTGCCTTTGTTGATAACGCTGTAAGTTGTTCGAGCGAGCATAGTTCCAGCAGTAGGATCATTGAACAGACCCGCCTCAGTCAGCGCACCAGAAGTGCCGGAACCGAAAGTGGCTACATAAGTAACTGTATTAGCAGAAACAGTAGTTGAAGTCAGCGCAACACGAGTCAGTTGAGCGCCAAGAGCAGTCTGACCTGCGGCTGCCGCTGTTGAGTCTGTTCCTACTGCCATATGACTCATCGCAGCCGCAGTTGCGTCTTTCATGCGACTTGCAATAAAGCCTTTCCCAACAGTAACAACCAAGTTATCGATATTACGGGTATCAACAACATTCCCATTTGCATCTGTCTGAACAATACTCAGTTTACCAGTTGCCTTGATAGTTTCATTAAACATTATGTGTCCTTGAAGAAATTTTGATTTAAGTATTTAAGCCGTTGCAACAATCTGACCAACATAGTCACCTGTTGCAAAATAGTCATATGGATTAGTAACATAATCCATTAAGAATACGTTCAGAGTATCAGTTGCCGTATTTGTGTCCGTTATTCCTGATGAACTATTGGATAGAATGGAATCCGTTGCAGCAACAGAATCTGTTGATCCTTTATTGATCTGGGTTGCATTGGTATCAGAAACAGAAGTAGCATCTGTCGGATTCAGTCCAACCGTTATCAAAGAAGAATCAGTTGAAGCCAGAGTTTCACTGACGCCTGTTGTATATGCCGAAGAAATTACATCTGTTGCATTTACTAGATCACTGAGAACCTTCTCAATGACACTGGATGAAACATCGCTCGTACCAATAGAATCCGCATAAACAGCAGAATAATCAATCGTATATGTATCACCAGAAGAAGCAATATCAGAAAGATATTTCTGAATAGAAAAATTATCAATGGCATCAGAAGTCGAAACAGATTCCTGCAACGCTTTATTAACAAGCAACGCAACTGTATCAGCGACTCCCGTAGAATCATTGAGATATTTTTCTAGATCAATTGAAACGTTCTCAGCAAACAGATCAATCGAATCAACCAGCAACAATTTCAGATGACGCGCAACAACAATTTGAATGACGTTACCAAAATCAACAGACGAATCGATAACACGATTACTGAAACGTTTCAATCCAGCAGGGTGTAACAGTGAATCAACTGCGCTGGAATAATCGCTACGCTCTATGTTGCTCTCTAATTCATATGCAAACGCCTGTGTGTAATATGAATCCTGAATTCTGGTTGTTGGTTCACTTGCAATACCAGAAAGTTTTGTATATGTTCCGGGGTGTCTACATACTGTCTGTGGTATGAGCCTTATTGTTGCTATCGAAAGAAAATATTCTTCTGTTGTAACTGTCTCTGTGATAAAGTTATCGACAGGAGCCATTGCCAAGTTGTTATTAAAAGAAGCTGCTTCATACCCGACATAGGTCACGTCGAGCACATAATCTTCTAAATAATAATTATTTGGATTTCCGGGAGCAGAAGATTGGATAATAGTACCGGACTCATTCATCCCGAATGTGGTGTCATTTATCCACTGGTGTCCGTTACTATAATAAACACCCTGACTAGGTAAACTAATTCTCGGGACAACATTTATCTGTGTAGGTACACCTATGCCAAAACCAAATTCAAGTAATTTGATTTTCTTCAATTCACCAAGAGAACCGACCTCAGTTACTTTAAAAACTGTTTTGGTTTCGCTACTTGTATCTGTGACAGAATAAACTTCGCCGCGTTTAAATCTTTTTCCTGTTTCTATTATCTCGAATTTCGTGAAAGAAGGTCTAATAGCACCAGAAGATATTTTTACGCCATAATGATTGTAAATTGTTATTTTGTCGCCAAAAACAAAATCTAATTTCAATTTACTTGAAAGAAATATTTCGTATGTGTTACCAGAAATAAATCTTAATTCATATATCTCAAATTTATATTCGTATCCATTGTTCTCCCACCCCAAGGTAAGACCAACATCAGGCTGAATGTCGGAATCAAGGGAGACTCTAATAGACACGTTCTGTGACCATACAGAGTCACTGCTACGAAACATCGCATCACCGAGATTTCTTACATGAACACCTGTGTCATAGAATGCTCTGAACAGGATTTCGAATGCCTTAGCAGTTCCCTTATGTAGATATAGGTCTTTAAGGGCTTTAATCAGCTTTCTACGGTCATATTTGACACCACTAGGTATCTCTATACCATAGGTCTTAAAAAACTCGTCTAAGAGCCTATAATCGGTTCTATCGATATCTGCGTTATCACGAACAGCCTGAAGAACATTCAGTGGCTGATCTGTCTTCTCAAGATGCTTATAGTAAGACTCAATGAACTTACCGAACTTCGGATAGTCTTGCTGAATATGTTCCGCGAGTTGGGTAATGACTTGTTTGCTTACCATTTTAATTCAATTGAATATTGTTCTGATCCACTAATTGAATTTCAAGACCAGCGATATCACCAGTAATAACATTAACTGGCTGACCAGAAAGAAATATCATTTGATTACGAATTGGTTTAATGTCTGTATCCAGAAAACGCGCATACACGTTGATATAGACTTGTTGATTATTTAATGAATAAACCTCGGATACCAAATCTATTTTACCGGTAGAATATGACACTGTACCAATTGAAGCGTATATAACTTCACCAGCAGAATTGACCAAATCAATACCACCAATACCGTCATCAACAAATCTACATTTAGTCAATGTTCCATTTACCATAACAAAAAATGTATTTGACCAAATTTCTTTTATTGCTGATCCAAATGAAGTCTGAATTCTATTAGCTGTTCTTAGTGTCGGAATAAACCTTTTGTGTACAACAAAATCTGTTTTATTGGAAATGACAGAAGAATTGATAGCTCCAATTTTATCCATAACAGAACTCAGATAAAATTCTTTACCGAATTCTTCAACGTCATTGGCAAAATACTGAATGATGGAATTTGACACAGAAGTAATCATGTCAGAGTAACTACCAACCATCTTACTGCGGTTGATCTTCACTCTTGTCTGAATTGAGATAAACAAATAATCAGGGTCAATAATTTCAGGTATGACGGTGATACTAGATTTCTTACGAATCAAAGGCTTTATGATGTTTTCTTTAACACTATCAGTAATCGCATACCCTGTTTCTGCATTCAAAGAGCAGAAAACCTTACCGTACATCGGAGGATCATTTTCTTCTCCGCCCCAAACACTCACAGATCGAATATAAGGAACCTCATTCTTAATAGCAACAAGGAAATCGTTTTTTGTTACAGATCGATTTTGAGACTGATATTGCAAAGGAGCATAGAATTTGATCGAGTCAATTGTCTCTCTTGCACTACCACCGGATGCCGCCATGATTGTACTAACCGTAACAGAACCAACATTCGTAATACTACCAGCAAGAGCAAATACTTTACACTGATTACCAGCAACTCCTGTACTAGCCACATAGCTTACGTTGATTACATTTCCATCCTGAATGGATTTACCAAAAATATCGTCACCAAAATAAATCTGGTATTTTCCGTCATATCCTTCTTGAAGAAAGAATGCATGCGAAGCGCCATCAATAGTAGAAAAACTACGTGCATCAAAATACTCAACCCAAGCAACATTAGTATCAGATGAAGGTTTAATCTTCATGACTATTGTTGTGGTGTCAATATTCTGGTTAGGTATAGTTATTGTTTTCTGTCCATTCTCGATCAAAAATACATTCTCAACGAGTTTACCCTCTTTCAATTCAACATCATTGAATCTGAATACTCCGCCGACCATAGATGAATACACATCTTTAGCAACAACAAATTTTTGATCACCAGAATCATTGGATGATTTAAATTGAGTACCACGAGGGAGTAAAAGAGAAGTAACGTTTTGATTTACATTGTTGCATGTAAGGTTGACAAATGCAGTTGAGGCCACAACAGAACGAGGAATATATCCCAATTCCTTTGCCTTACTGACGACCGAGTTTCTTGTCTGCGCCGTGTCAAGAAACATTTCATTCTGAACAGCATTTGCATATACCGCGTGGTAATGCTGGTTATATGCAAGAATCTCAATAAGTGTGTTTATTGCACTGCCACTAAAATCGTAATCCGTAAATGTAGGATCGCTCTTAAAATTATCAATGATGCTTTGTTTAATTACATCGAAATCAAGGGAAGTGTATTGTTTTGCTGGAGTCATTTTACCGCAATCTATCAACAAGAAGTGTTATTGTGATTGGTCTGGTTGTATTGACAATAAGACCCTCAATCTCTATATTTATTGTATTCGGAGAAGGAGACGTGATATCAACCTTTCTCACAGAAAATCGAGGTTCATATTTACCTAGCATGCTTGCTATTTGTGTTCTACATGCATAGATGGCTGCGCCAGTGAAATTCTCAAAAAGAAATTCGTATATCGGTGAACCAAACTCTGGATCAAATTTACGACTTCCCTTTCTGGTAAGTAATAGATTGCGAATGCTCTGTTTAATAGCCTCTGCATTTTTCTTGGTGACAATCTCCCCTGAAAGGGGATGGCTTTCCATCATAAAGGCAATGTCTTTATATTCCCGTACTTCTTTTGTTATTGTTGGCATTATTCAATCCTATGCAAACCGTCTGCGTATTTTGTGTTGTTCAAGAAAGTCATTACCTGTCTTCTCGGTGACTCTGTGTAGCTAATATGTATCCAAGGTAATTTCGTTCCAGTTGTTTTATATTCCAACAAAAGCTGATCAAACAACACATTGGATTTAATCCATTTAGCAATTTCAAAATATTCTGCCTTACTTGCGCCAGTAAATTGAATATCCGCTGCCTGACCTATATTATGCTGGCTTGTATTTGAGTTAGGTCTGAATGTACAAGTGACCATCATATTTGGATATTTCGATTTTATCTTGTCCAAACAATTCTCTGCCAATTGCTTTAAGTTACATACAATTTCACCCTTGGTCTTACCGAGGTTTGGTACAACTGTATGACTAAACACAACAGATTCTGTTAATGAGCCTAATGTAAAATATTGACTCAGTTTTATACTAGAAGGTATATCAGATTTATTGATGAAGGCAGAACAAGACGCAGGATATGCATCGATATTTACATCAGGCTCCTTTGTATCCTCTTGGGTTGACTCAACATTTTTGGCTTCATCAACTTCTGCCTGAGTTATCTTACCTTCCTTGATAGCCTTTTCTCTTGCCGCAGTAACTTCTTCTTCATCGGCATCATCCAAATCAATGACTTCCTGATCTTCAGCAGTCTCATTTTGTTGGAAAGGATAATCATTATCATTTGCTGTACCAGCAGAAGCACCATACCCCTTAGCTGTACCAGATTGCCAATAAACACCAGACCCCTGTACGTTAACAGAACCGCCCGAATAAATGTGTGTTTCTGATCCAGCAGTAAAATTAACAGAGCCAGCAGCAGACATTTTAATATCACCGCCAACATCATATGTCAAATCACCGTTTACTCGAACGTCCATATTACCTTGAATCAGCAATTTGGCATGAGAGCCGGTAGTGAGTCTTATGACGCCATCAACATAGACGTAACCATTCCGTTCAATAATCGTAAAGTCATCACCAACAATTTTATTGACCCGAGTACCATGAGCATCAATTTCTTGATATGTTCCTGCGGTATGATACCAATGCAATCTTTCTGCACTAGGCGTATCATCAACTTCTTCTAAATGACCACTCTCCGAAAACCTTACGTGATTGTAAGGATATTTGGCATTATAAGGAATAGGTGGCTCAAAGAATTCGGAGTCAACTGACTTGATAGACTTTCTACGATTATTTCGTTTTACCTCGACCGGAGTCATCTTAGTAATTCTTCGTGCAAGTCGATTTACATCAGGTTCCTTCAGAAAATCTTCTAGCGGGTAAACATTATTTGGGTCTTTGAAACCCATATCATCATTGGTCTTATGACTATCAGGTATGCCATCAGAAATAGTACCGTCCGGCTTAACTTGACCTGCCGGAACAGTCTTAGCCAATTCCTTGTCAGCAGCTTTCTTTGTTGATGGATCACCAATAACAGAACACAAAGACGCATATGAAGTGACCTTCGGAAGATCGTTATCAACGCCGCCCGGATTTATTTTACGTGTTACATCAGATAGAGCCGTGTTCAGATCACTGAAATTCAATCTACCTGCCCCGCCATAGCGATTGATCATATACTGAGCAACAACCTTTGCTGCAATAGAAGGATCATTGACTTTATCTGGATTGGCAGCTAAATCGACGCCAATTTTACTACCAATAGAAATATAATTGTTTTTGAATGTAAGTTGAATTAGACCACCGCCACGATATTTGTATCCGTCACCGGATGCTGCGTCACCATTCCCTTCACGATTCGAATAAACGTAATTAGCAAGAGTCTGTTCATTGTTGACATATTTCTGAATATCGGTATCAGACATTGAATTGAACTTGCTCGGAAAAATAGCGCGTAGTCTATCAGCACTACTATATTTCATGGATTCTCTTTGAGGTTTGAATCCACATTCCTTTGCCACGTTAGCCAATATAGCAACAACTGCATACGGATTCTTAATACCATATGCACATAAAGTCTCACAGACAGTAGTAACATTGGAGCCAAATTTAGCGACCATCGCAGAACTATCAACGCTACTGCAACAATCACCTGTTTCTGTTGGCGTTTCTTCTGCTTTCTGTGTATCTACATTAGAATCGGTTTGATCTGGTTGTGTAGGAGATTCCGATTCTGTGGTTGTACCATCATTCTCTGCCGCAGAGAAAGCATTTTTCTTCTGAGGGATTCCATGAACGCTACCAACAATCATTGGCTGTTGTTTCGATTCGCCATCAAGGAAAACAACCATGACCAATGAACCTTCAACCAAACCTGTTGGTGAGTTTCCTATACCAGAAATAGAGGCACTGGTAGGAGGCATCAAAATGGTTGCCCAAGGCAAATCTTCTGTTGGAATAAGGGTCAGCGATTCGGTATGAACTCCAAAAACGCGCACCTGACAGCGACCCAATTTCAGTGGGTCTTTTCTTGATTCAACAATTGCTTGATAAAAATTTTGAAACATCACTCATCCAAATTAACTGTAAAGGAATCCTTGATGACTTCAAGGTACATGGTATGCTTATTGGCAGCAATGATATGTCTGATAGCCGTAACAAGATAACGACCGGTATACATATCATCCTCTATCTCAGTAGATTCCTGTTCACCAAACGCCCGAAAATCATTGATCTTCAACTTAATGACATTACCTACCTTAATATCAAATCTTCCGATAACCCGAAGATTGATCTTGTGCATGAATGTTTGTTGGTAGAGCGCATTTCTTGATAGCAACCAATTTCTATGCCCCTGATCAAATTTATCACCAAATAGATAGTTATTCTTTGTAACAAAATATTGATGTGCTATTCTTGAGCGCACCAATGTCGATGAAGTCAATGGATAATCATCCAAATGCATTGTTTTATTGAAATCACGTACATAATCGTAATCAGTTGAAGCAAAAGTTTTCAGGGTCATATCAAATGTCGTTACCTTACTTGCATATGCGCCCTGATGCAATCTACGGAAGTAATCAAACCCAACGTCCGTATACATAGATTCAACAAACGAATACTTGATATCTTCATTCAAGTTGTTACTAGATGTTCTTCCACTCTGATCTGCATAGATGTACGTATGTGCTGGATTGGCTCCCATCAACATTTCAAGTGATGTGAATTCGTAACTTTGATTCGTTTCAAAGAACAGAAATCCAGCATTCTCATTCGCATTCAATGCTCTATTAGATAACCAGTTGATTGTTTCGAATGGCGACCAATACGGTGCAATAAATTTAAAATTATTGCTAGTATCTTCGACATAACACAAAGTCTCTGACTGTAAATCTTTTTGAAAGATATCAGCGACATGTTCTGAAATAGGCTTATCTTTGAATGATCTTGATATTTTCAGATTACTCGATACAACGGCTTCGCGACTACAGCAATGTAAACTATATGTCTGTACTCTGGCTCCCTCAAACTGACGGTCATCCAACTTATGAATATAGAAGGTCTTGTTGAGAGTTTCTTTTAAAGAAGGAGTCTGTAGTTCAATATCAATCAGTTCCTGTCCAATTAAAGGAGACATTGAAAACAGACCAACAGCATCAGAAATAATAATTGTACAGGTCAAATAATTTGAATAGAGGTCTTCAAATATATTGAATTGCTGAATGATCCCTGTTATATCAATTCTTACCCCGGCATGAGTAATCAAGTCGGCTTTTGATATATTAACTTCACCCGGAAACGCAACAGCATTACTTGAAATGACTTCGCTCATCTTCTGATTGTCCGTATATATTCAGAAATGAAATCAGTGACCAACTCAACCCTAAGAATCTTTATTTCTCGGCGCTTTTCATTCAGTCTAAGCTCATGATCCAAAAAAGTAACTGCAAGGTGATTTCCTGTATCAGTAGGAGAAGTCCAGACAGCGCCCTTCTTATATTCCTTGATCACAGATACAACATCGCCATCAGAATCTTCGTAGTACCAAGTTTTCTGATAGTCATCGCCATATTTCTCTTTGGCAATTTCTTCAATCACATGTTCTGGTTGAACCCAATCTGTATATGGGTTGATAATCTTGTTGATCACAAGTATCACCCAATGTAGATCAGGAGTCTTATAGAACCGCATAGAAACGTCTTCTGGCGTTTCTCCGTCATTGACTGAGTATGTGGTATACATATCGGTCAAATCCTCGTATATGGGGTTTAAACGCGATCTACGAAAGATATCCGTTAGTACATGACTAACGCCATCGAAGTCATATTGAATGAGAGGAAACTGATTAAAGTAATTCATTAGTATCCACCTGCATCTTTCATACCGTCAGGAGCCTCAATACGATCCCTGTTAAGAGTTTCCAATTCTTTGAACGTCAACACGAAATCGATGAATGGCGGAAACCCATTCTCGAAATTTGCCCACTGATTGTTCGGAGTCAAATTTGTTGTTACATTCGTGAGAACAGAAGTCATGATTCTTGGAATGGCTGTGTTAGTGCCTGACCCCAACATGAAATTGATAACAAATTCAGCCGGAGTCAAATAGAACAATTTTGAACTGTCCATGAATGGCATGGAATAATATCTGAACGACTTGATGATTTCTTGAACTGAATCTGCCTCGGCACGAGAAGTTGGTGAAAACGTATACTGAAAATTGAATGTCCGAAAATCGACGTTATTGAATACTTGTTCTTTTCGCGGGTTGAAAACTTTTCTTTCTGCCTTCAAATAAGAATTGGCGGCGGTTCCTGTTTTACTGTTTGATGCGGCATAAGATGCAGCAATTGCTGTTGCAATATTACCAGCCTTTGCGAGTCTATTGCCACCCTGAATAAGATCAGCGCCAGTGTCCATTGTCAGTGACAGAAGGTTTGCTGGTTCTTCCCCGTAGTGAACAGAATCGTTGAAAATCAGATTGGATGGCATCGGAAGAACAATAGCTCTATCCAATCGAGTCATGTTATCTTGCTTCTTGAATCTAAGATTGCGATTTTCTGTATCCTTGATACTCAGAGCAGGATCATCTTCTTTATTTCTGATAATAGAATTACCATAACCGTTTGAACCGTCAGAAGAAAAAGAATCTTGGGCACTGGTTCTTGTGGTCGAAGCATCAACATATACGTCACCCATACTCTTATCGTTCTTCAATTTAGATGCGCGAACATCACTATTGATATAGAACATAGTATATGCAGTATCCGGCGATGATGTTAATGCTGCTAATTTGGAAGGGTAGTATAAAAACTTTTGTGACATAGCATAGATATTTGTTTGTACTATTTAATCCATTAAATAGAAAAATAGACAATTCAACACAAAATGTTAGAACAATTCAGAAACGAATTACGGGAACGTAATATATCAAGACCTTATCTATTCTCGGTAGGTATTACTGTTCCTCCGTGTATGCAAGGCGACAATGACATTTCTGATACACAGAAATACATCAACCTATTTTGCTTTAATGCAAATGTGCCGGGAATTTCGTTTTCAACAAATGATCAATATATTGATGTTGACACGAAACGACATTTTGTATATGACGCAGATAAGACAGATGTAAGATTGTCTTTCTATGCCGATCAACAGATGAATATCAGAATGTTCTTTGAAAAATGGATGAAGTTCATTGTTAGTAAAAAGAGAACATTCGGATATCCAAGCGACTATTCAACAGAGATACAGGTCAACATCAAGAACATGCAAGACAAGAGTATCATGACCTATGTACTCAAAGATGCATTTCCGAAGACTCTGAGCGAAATTGAATTAAATTGGTCTGGTATGGGTCAGATAAGCACATTCTCAACAGAATTTTGTTACTCATACATGGATATCAAGAAATCTGATGAAACGTTTGATGGCGGCGCTGTTAAAGACTCCGAAACGTTACCAACAGAGTCTGATGAGGGCTATAGTGCCACTAATGAACCTCAATACGATCAACTAGGAAACTTTGCTGGTGACTACCAAAACATACCAGATGAATATTGGCAATAAAGGAAAATATTAAAGTGAGTGAAGAACTTTTACCATCATATACCCTGACACAACCAAGTACAGGCGCAAAAATCTCTTACAGACCATTTACGGTCAAAGAAGAAAAAGCATTGCTTCTGGCATTACAGGACGACAGCATTGACACCATCATTAACGCAATCAAAAAGATTGTTAATATCTGCACTGGTCTTGATGCAAACAAGATTCCTTACTATGATCTAGAATACATCTTTCTGAAAATCAGATCAAAATCAATTGGTGAAATTGTTGAATTGATCGGTAAATGTGACTGCGAAGAAACACCTGTTAAGACAGAATTTCATGTTAATATCGATGACGTAATCATTGAGCCAGCACCAACAAAAGACATGGGGATGATTCCTATTACCGACACAAAATATTTTGTGAAGATGCATCACCCGAGCCTTGATGACTTCATTGCTCTTGGTGAAGGAAAAGATGCAGATGAAATTGTTGTTGACTGCATTGAATCTGTTTTAACGGAAGATGACATACTGGATAAAAACAGAGCCGAGAAATTGGAATTCATTCAATCAATCTCACGTAGACAACGTAAGGGTATCGAAGAATTCATTGCCAAGATGCCTGCCGTTAAACTGAATGCATCCTACACATGTCGTAAATGTGGCAAGCAACATGAATCTGTATTGTCTGGATACGAGAATTTTTTTCTATAACCCTTTCCTCACTTGATCTGAAGGACTACTATACGCTGATGCACACATTGGCGTATAGGTTCAAATACAATATCGAATCAATTGAGAAAATGCTTCCGTGGGAAAGGGACATTGAAGTGAGCATGATCATCAGCGATCTTACCAAAGAGATTCAAGAGCGAAACAAAGAACAACATTATGGCTAGAGCAACACCAAGAAAATGGGTTCCAAAAATAGCGCCAGAAAAATATGTAGGAAATCTCAATGAAATCGTTTCACGATCTTCGTGGGAAACCCGTTTTCTGAACTGGCTTGATGCCAATAAAAATGTTGTTCTCTACTCATCAGAAACATTGGTAATCCCTTATATAAGTCCAATTGATAATAAGCCACATCGGTACTTTGTTGACTTCATTGCAAAGATCAAAAATAGAAACGATGAAATAAAGACATATGCAATTGAGATTAAACCAAAACACGAGACATTGCCACCAGTGATGAAAAAGAACAAAGCGACCTATGCAGAGGCTCTTAAAACGTTTCTGATCAATCAGGCAAAATGGAAGGCAGCAACAGCTTTCTGTCGCTCAAAGGGAATAGAATTCATTGTGTTAACAGAAGACGATCTAGGAATCTAAAGTGGAAGTACAATCAAACCCTCAGAAAAAGAAAATCGATCATCAAGAGGGAATGTCGATTCTTGATATCATTCGGCAGGATAAAAATTTCCATCAAGCAAAAAGTGTAGATTGGTTTCGAGAAAAACTAAACAAGCTGAAGTTTGATGGCTCAGAGAGACAGGAATTTCTTCATCAACACAAATCTCTGCAAAAAAATATCGTACTTCCCGGAAGTATGTATTTCTTCTTCTATGACCCAAAGCATAAGGATACTCTGCCTTTCTATGACAGGTTCCCTCTTAGCTTCATATTCAATGTGACACCAAAATCGTTCTTTGGGATTAACTTTCACATTCTGCCGTACATCATTCGAGGAAAACTGTTTGATAAGATGTGGCAAATCGCAAAGGCAAATAGGAACAATCCAAGGCAGCAGGTACAGAAACTCAACTGGCAGTATCTGTCTAATGTTGCTACGTTCCCTGAAGTTAGACCAGCCGTGAGACAATATCTATGGTCACATGTCAGAAGTAGATTCATGCAGATACCCATCGAAGACTGGAAGACAGCCATCATGCTAAGTAACAGCGACTTCGTGAAAATGCATCAAGCACAGGTCAACAGATGGGCGGTATCAGAAATTTCTGCAACAATGCATGCAGCAAGACAAAAAAAGTTTTGACATTCTGATTTTCTTGTGTTAGAATGATAAATAACTGTAGATGGTTAGTGACACTTACTATCTACTTTAATGCCAAATCCTAGCACCGTGTCAAAGTAGGGATCGTGTTTAAGTTACAGTTTAAAGGTTCACGTAAAAACCTCATGAAGCATCATGAGCATGTAAGAATATAAACTGACCCACCGGGGAATTGGAAAGCAGCCGGAGCATTGGTTCACTCAATCATTGCTACAAACGACCTCCTGAAAAGGGTGATAACCATACACAGTTTCCGAGAGATTGCAACTCTTGGTATGGAGTCTGTGCAGGCATGACCGTAAGGTAGCCTGATAAAAACTCGGTCGATAAGAGGGTTAGAGTTGAGACATAAGTACACTCAGTATGGAAAGTGTCAAGAGCGTATTAGAGTAATCTAATACTCGAAGTAGGAATGAACTGAGAATGTTCTATGGGTTGCTACGCAACAGTCCTTCGGACTAATCTAAGTAAAGAGTAGTATCTAATATTAAAAGATACCCCTAAGCCTTAGAATCCCTAGAAGTTATTCCCCAATAGTTCACCCTACTGCTTTCCCTATGGAGAAATGAAACCGCATTAAATAATTGTGTTATAATGATATTTTGCGGAGAAATTATGAGTGAATTGAAGCCAACACATTATGTTTCTAACAAAGACTTATATGCAGCAATGTGCATCTATCTGTCTGAGTTGAAACTGTCAATAGAAAATAATGAAGAACGTCCGGTAATCCCGGACGACATTGCGAACGCAATCATCAGAATTGCCACTAACATGAGCAACCTCTATAATTTCATTGGCTACTCTTTTCGCGATGAAATGATTTCTGATGCCATTCTCAAGTGCATGATCAAGATCGATAGATTTGATCCTAATCGTGGCGAGAACCCATTTGCATATTTCTCTCAGATTTGTTGGAACGAATATATCACTCGTATCAAGATCGAGCAACGTGAACATTCCGTCAAGGCAGCATTGATTCAACAGAAACTCAGTAGCGAATTTGTTCAGCAATCTATATACAACGACGTTGAAGTAGGAAACGCATTCGTAGAGTTTCTGGAAGACAATGATATTTTTGTTGATCGCCTTCGCGAAGACACAGAAAAAGATCAGACAGGCTTATTGCATCCAAGTCTGCGCCACAAGAATAAAACACCGTATACTGCCAAGAAACAAAAAGAACAGAACAACGGTAACGATATTTGTAGTCTATTAGCATGATTATTATTCTTGGTGATACACATTTCGGAATTCGCGAAAATATTCCTTTCATGTACGAGTACCAGAAGAAATTCTATGACTACTTGTTCGACTTCATTGATCTTCATAACGTAAAAACAATTATTCAGACAGGCGATCTTTTTGATAAGAGAAAGTCAGTCAACTTTCTGTCGCTTCAGAAAGCAAATGAAATGTTTTTTGATCAGTTAGACGCCAGAAATATCGAATTGTATGTTGTCTGCGGAAACCATGACAGCTTCTATCGTTCAACTAACCGCGTAAACGCACCAAAACTGCTTCAGAGGCGTTTTATGACAGTGGTTGATACCTACCCACATACAATCAATAAAAACGGCTTATACGTCGATTTATACCCTTGGATCAATGAGGAAAACGAGCCAGCATCACTCAAGTTCGCAAATGAGTCTGAATCTAATGTTGCTATCGGTCATTTCGAGTTCGCAAATTTTCCTCTACATCCCGGAACAATCGCTGAACATGGATTAGACCACAGCAAACTATCCAAATACAAAACAGTCTTCAGTGGTCACTATCACACGCGGAGCCAGAAAGATAATGTTATCTATGTTGGTACACCGTATGAAATGGATTGGTCTGATTACAATGACCCAAAAGGATTCACTATACTGAAAGATGATGGTAGCTACCAGTTCAATCGAAACCCGTTTACCTTACATCACAAATTTTCATATGATGAAAACGAAGTACCAGATATTGAGCTAGAATATCCACATCATATTAAAGTGACAGTGGTCAACAAAACCGATCAGAAGAAATTCGACAAGTTCATTGAGCGTGTTCAGCAAACACAGCCATTATCATTACAGATTATTGATACCGAAATGCAGAAATCTGTTGAGACTGCTCTGAATACAAAAATTGAATTCAAGGGAACACATCATATGCTAATGCATGTTATTGATGATATTGCGGTTAATGATAAAGATGTGTTAAAAAAGAAAATGTCAGAAATCTATACAGAGGCAATGGAACTCTCTAAATTATGATTATTCAACGTGTGCGAGGGAAAAACTTTCTCTCTATTGGTAATGCTTTCAATGAAGTCGAATTCACTGGTTATAAGAAAACAGTGATGTTCGGTGAAAACGGAGCCGGTAAGTCAACTACTGGCAACATGATCACGTTTGCTCTTTTTGATAAGACGATCAAGGAAATCAACAAACCGCAGGTCGTTAACTCGATCAATACAAAAAATTGCTTGGTCGAAATTGACTTTATCTCAAACGGAAAGCAATACACTGTTAGGCGAGGAATTAAACCATCTGTATTCGATATCATCGAAGACGGTGTTGCTCTGGATGCAACGCTGACCGGAGATTTTCAGGATTACCTTGAGAAGAATATTCTCAAGATCAATTACAGAACCTTCATGCAGACAACAATTCTCTCGATTGAGAATTACACCCCATTCATGTCTCTCAGTAAGGGAGACAGGCGCAACTTCATTGAAGACATTCTTGATATCAGGGTTTTCACTTATATGAACCAGATCGTCAAAACAAGAGTTGCGAAGAACAAAGAGGAATTGAAACTTCTTAATGAAAAACTTCGGGGGCTGAAACAAAATATTGAGCTACAGAAAACTCATATTACTCAACTGGAAAATATCAGAACATTCAATATAGACGAGATTGAGTCGCGACAGAAATCTGCGCAAGCCTTAATTGATCAAAATGAAATCAAGTTAGCGGGACAGAAGAAACAAATTGAATGTCTGCAAGAAAAGATCACTGATATTGAGGCTCGTCTAGAGGAATATAAGAAGCTGACAAGTTATATCAACAAAATCGATACCAAGATCGCATCAAAACTGTCTGAGTTGAGTTTTTTTGACGAGAATGATGGTTGCCCTACCTGTAAGCAGAAAATCGATCCTAGCCACATTAAAACGGTCTACAGTGATGTTGAGAAAGAAGTATCAACATATCAGTCTGCTGCCAACAAATATCGAGCAGAATTAGAATCATATGAAGGCATAGAAGAACTATATTCAACCACAAAAACTGATATATCGACCGTTAAGGGAGATATGAATGTTACCTTGTTTAGCATCAATGCTTCAATGAAAGAAGTTGCTAGATGCGAGGCAGAAAAGAACAGTCAGACAATTACAGGTGATATCACTAAGCTGAAGGAAACTCTACGTGACTCTGCTAAAGAGTCTCTGGATATCATGCAAGACATTGCTTCCATCACAACGGATCAAGAGCACAATACCGCGATGCAAGAATTGCTCAAGGACGATGGTATCAAGGGCAAGATTGTTGAACAGTTCATACCAGTCATTAACTCTTATGTTAATGATTATCTCAGCCAACTCGATTTTTTTGTTTCATTTGAACTGGACAGTGAATTCAAGGAAGTCATCAAGTCTCGCCACCGGGACAAGTTCAGCTACTCTAGTTTCTCGGCAGGTGAAAGACAGAGAATTGATCTTGCAATGCTGCTGACATTCAGGAATATTGCTAAGATGCGTAGTGCATTTGAATGCAACCTGTTATTCTTTGATGAGATTCTTGATTCGAGCCTTGATGAAGCTGGTATTGAAAATCTGATGAAGATCATTGATGCAACAGAAGATAACATCAACGTTTTTGTTGTTAGTCATCGGAGCGCAGAGAAGTTCGCAGAAAGTTTTGATCGACTCATTCATGTCAAGAAAGAAAATAATTTCAGCCACATTGAAACTGTCACCAAGTTGTGATACAATAGATTCCAATCTAGAAAGGTTTGTTATGTTGAAACTCTCTATCTTTTTCGTGCTGACCATCATTAGCGCAAGTTCCTTGATCGAAAGCCAAGGATTTGTCAGTAGTGTTTTATGCGCGGTATTGACACTTGTGTTCGGTTGTCTGACATTCAGTCAAACTCAGGTAGAGAAGTCATGATCGGGGCTATCTTTGGTGTATGTTTTCTTGTTGCTGTTCTTTGGGCGCTTCATAAACTTTATCTGAAGATTGCTCCGATGTTCAGTGACGATGAAACAATAACAAAACCTTCTTTGTTTAAGTTTGTTGGCATTTCAATTTTACTGATGGCCGCATGGTCAATAATTTCTAAAGATGATAATAACTGATTTTAGTCAGATCGCCATTGCAACGATCTATGCAGATACAACTGCACATCAATGTGCATGCAACCCTAGTAAGGAAAGTAAAGATGTTCTGCATCATATTATCCTGAATAGTCTTCGTGCAAATAACCGCGAACACCGAGTCAATTACGGAAAAATGGTTCTTGCTATTGACAGTAAATCGTGGCGCTATGACATTTTCCCTGAGTACAAATATTCTCGGAAAAATAAAAAAGAAAAAGAAGATATCGACTGGAATTTTGTTAACGAATGTATTTCAGACGTAGTTTCTATCTGCCAAGAGTACATGCATTATCCTGTGATCAAGGTAGAGGGCGCAGAGGCAGATGACATTATTGGTGTGCTGACTAAACACATCAGTACCACAACAGGTGTCATGAATATGTTCGATGAACTGGAGCCAGAAAACATTCTAATTATCTCCAGTGACAAAGATAATTACCAACTACATCGGTATGATAATGTAAGACAGTTTTCTCCAGCAATCAAGAAACAGGTGAAACCTGAATTCGGAGCCAGAAAAGCACTTATCGAAAAAATTGTTAAGGGCGACAGTGGCGACGGAATTCCTTCGATCAAATCTCCTGCAAATTTCTTTGCAACAAAAGAAGCTGGCGCAAGGCAGAAATCTATCTCAGCAAAATATCTTCAATCATTCTTTGATGCAAAGAATCCCATCGATGCATGTGAAGACGAAGAACAGAGAAAAAACTATATCAGGAACGAAACGCTCGTTTCATATGAAAAAATTCCTGATGTGGTGGCTAACAGGATTCTTGAGTGCTATAATGCACAATTGGATAAAAAAGGAAGCAAAATGGGTCTATTGAAATATTTTGCTAGTCGTCGTTTCAGTAATCTTTCAGGAAGTTTAGAGGATTTTTTCTAATGCAAAATGTGGCTGTCTATGGATTGGATGAAATCCTATCTAAAATAGATCAATCTGACAACAAACTCAATGAGTTGCGCCAGTTGATTAAAACAAATTCTTTCGCAAAGCGATTGTTGTTATCTGCTGTTGATGATAAGTGGGTTGATGTTGATATCAATGAAATCAAAACAACAAATCCGATCTATCATAGGAGCCTTGCCGGAACATCTTTGTTATCTCGTGCCACAACACAGATTTTTGAAGGTATCTTTTTTGCGCCAGCGTCATCAAAAATTCCGAAACGAACAAAGACGTTGCAGTACAAGAACATGACAGAAATGTTATGTGAATCAGAGGCAAAATTGCTGAAGGCAATTCTTCTTAAGAATGTTGAATCTCTGTACCCAACACTGACACATGAATTGATCTGCGAAGCACTGAAAGAAGAACAATGAATCCAGAAGAAATGTTCCTGAACAAAACTACATTCAGTGAGTATATCGAGAAATATGTCATCGACAATGCAGTTTCATATTTTGATGCCATCCTTCATTTCAGCGAAGAATCTGATAAAGAGCCAGAGGAACTGTTACAGTACATGAGTACGGTTCTACTTGAGAAAGTACAACAGTCAGCTATTGATGAAGGTCATTATCGTAAAGAAGTTTATTCTATTGACGAATTGCTGTGAACATCGAAACTGCTTTCAAATATTATTGGGGGCTTCGTCTTCACTTTAGGGACGAAGCATATTCTCTTAAGAAATATGGGATTCACACAAAACAATCCGAGAAAGCATACAATTCTTTAACAAGAAATCAGGCATTCAAGTTCGATTGGTTAGCAAGAAAATATTCTACTGTCACCGATCTTGTTTATGCCTGTATTGCATGTGAATTGGAAATGAAAATTCTCCAGTACACTGAAAACGAAGAAATACAGAGCCTGTATTACAACTTCAAAGGACGTAGAGCATCACTTGGTTATTATATTAAATGTGATATAGAGAAAGCAAACTTGGCGAATGCAACCAACTCTGATGTGTTTTTTGGCTACCTTGGCGGTCAGTACACCCCAGAATATGTTATACTTCGCTTTGGCGATAATCTGGATAAGATGCAGAATTCACCGAACTTTGCCTTTTCCTCTGATAGAATCAGAAAACTTCGGAAGTACAAAGACTTCTTTAACGTATCAAAATATCAACCCTTAATTGAAAATGGAAACTCAACAAAATCGTAATCGCAATACAAACAGTGAATATGAAAATGAATCTCATATTGCTGCGAAGAAAAAGGCTGAATCAAGGACAAAGCGACCAAGATTTGATGCATACGATGAAATGGGGTTCGATGACGAAGAAGAAGCCGCTGCATATACTCGTTATCTGAAGTAATTAAATAAGCTGTCAATGAAAGGCAGCTTATGGATTGGGTGTATAATGATAAACCTGTCCTTGATTCAGAAATACCAGAAGCAGCTATTGGGTTCATCTATCTGATAACTCATATAGACAGCGGAAAAATGTATATTGGTAAGAAGAATCTTTATTCGCACAAGTATTCGGTCAGAACAGTTACCGTAAAAAGTGGAGTAAATAAAGGATCAAAGGTTAAGAAGAAAACAAAAATTCAGATACCGAGTGACTGGCGAGACTATTATGGCTCCAGCGATTTTCTGAAAGAAGAAATTGCAAAAAATGGCGCTGATCGATATCGCAGAGAAATTATTCGATATTGTTATAGTAAGTCAGAACTTTCGTATTATGAAATAAAGGAACAACTCATCAGGGATGTTCTTTTGAGCGATCTTTATTACAATAGCTGGATTTCATGTAAAATACATAAAAAACATATGAAGAATTCTGTGTTATAATTTGTTTAATGCTCGATACGTACATCGAGTACCATACCTACCTTGGGTCCGTGTCGTTCCGGTTAGAGCGTCCATTGTCTTGTAGGAAACAATGTAAAACAGTGCATGCACTGCCATCTATGACGCCATCATAGAGCGAGAAGTTACTACCGTGATAGGTAGAACAGACGACACGAAAGTTCGTCCCCGTATTTTGTAAGCGGGACTAATAATCAATCATCATGAAAACTTTACTTGACCAACTCACTGAACTGGCGCTAGAAGTCAACCAAGCAGACCCAATCGACTTCGGCTACCTTCCACACTCAGAAGAAGACACTTTCCGTTACATTGCAGCAAATGTACTGGACATGTACCTTGGTGGAGATAAGGATGCCAGAGAAATGACGATGTTAGCAACAGTAACAAAATTGGTTGTTGAAAATTTTGTGCTAAACCTGCGCCTGCATGACAAAAATCGTTTACAATAATGATTATGACATCACCTAAAGTAAAACCAAGAAATTGGGTAGCAAAACACGCAAACCAATTTAACAAAGCCACAAAACAACTTTCTAAGAAACAGAAAGAAAAAGTTTCCCGTAACCCTAAACATCGTAATGGAGCTTTCGATGATTGATTCTCGTAACCTGAACCCTCGCTATATCCATGCTATTGATCATTGGACAGGTGATAACTACAACAGTTTCACTGTTGCATATATTCGTGAACATAATCATGTCTGGTTTGCTTGGGCGAAACTTTCTGAGGGCGATGTTTATAATAAATCAATCGGTCGTCAGGTTTCATATAATCGTCTTGCAACACAATTGCCTCGATTGATGGTGATTGCGGATTACAATAATACTGTCAATTATCACATTGAATCCATGTCAGGTTACATGCAATTCAATCATGTTGCTGTCAATTCTGCGCTCAAGAAAGTTCTTTCTGATCAAATGATTGCTCAGATGGATTTTTATGATCTTAAACACGCATTCATCAGTGAAATGATCTTTGACCTGATTTCATATAAAATCAAATGAGTGAATTCAAAATTCTAACGGATGCAGAACACATCCGTAAACGAGTCCAGATGTATGCTGGATCAGCGACAGTAGAAGAAATTACAGGAATGTTCTTTGGACAGAAACAAACATTGTCCATTGTTCCGGCGCTGTGTAAAATTATTCGAGAAATTATTGATAACTCGATTGATGAAGCTGTTCGCACAAAATACAAGTTCGCTAATAAGATCAGCGTGAGTATCAAGAAAGTTGACCTTGGTCTTCTTGGTGAACCATATCAGGTGATTGTTGAAGATAATGGTCGAGGTATTCCTGTTACCATTGTTGATGGAACAAATCAATATAGACCTGTTCTTGCATGGACTCAGGCTCGTGCAGGTTCGAATTTTGATGACAGCCGTGAAACCATTGGCGCAAATGGAGTTGGTAGTTTTCTGACCAATGTTTTCTCAACAGAATTCATTGGAGAAACCTCTGATGGAAAGACATATCTCCGGTTGCTGTGTAATGGTAATGCGAATATCAAGAATATTCACACCAAGGAATCGACACAAAAATTTACCAGAGTCAGTTTCATTCCCGATGTTGCTGCATTCGGGCTATCTGAGTTGACTCAAGACCACATTGACTTCTTCAAAGATCAATTTGAGAATCTGGCTGTCTGTTTCCCTGAAATCAAATTCACGTTTAATGATGAACCCATTCGAGTGAAGAAAATTTCAGAGTATGCAGCGAAGTTTAATCCAGTCAATGTCATTGCAGAAAATTCTGCTGGTGTAATTATTCTTGCGCCAAGCGGCGCAACAGAAGAATTCCAATTGCATTCCTATTGTAATGGTCTGTGGTTAAAGAACGGCGGAACGCATATCAATTATATTGTTGACCGTGTAATTGAACCATTGCGCCAGCACATCAAGAAGAAACATAAGATTGATGTTCTTCCTAACTCAATCCGTCAACATCTTACTGTTGTGACTGTTCTTCGTAACTTCGTTAATATGAAGTTTGATAGTCAGACCAAAGAACGTTTAACGAATACTGTTGCAGAGCTTTCTAGTCATCTTAGTGGGTTTGACTTCGATAAGATCGCAAAAAGTGTTCTGAACACGCCTGAAATCATTGATCCAATGATTCAGTCTATCCTACACAAAAAAGAATTGGAAGAACGGCGCGAACTAGAAAAGAAAAAGAAGACTCTTTCGCGTACACCTATCATCAATCATATTGCTGCAACGAATAAAGATCGTTCACAGACAGTTCTGTGTATTACAGAAGGTCAGTCTGCTCTTGGTAGCCTGTTAACAGTTCGTGACCCAAAGATTCATGGTGGATACCCTCTTAAGGGGAAGGTCATGAATGTTCGTGGAATGAAGCCGATTGAAATTCTGAAGAACAAAGAAATCTCTGAGTTACTAAGTATCATTGGTCTAGAATTCGGCAAGCCAGCAACGAATTTAAATTACGGTCGTATCGCAATATTCACGGATATGGATACAGATGGTAATAACATCTTCTGTCTGTTGCTGAATCTGTTTTCTCATTGGAAAGAACTGTTCGATGGCGGTAGAGTTGTCAGGTTACTGGCTCCGCTTTACTATTGCAAAAAAGGTAAGCAAGTAAAAACCTTTGACACAATAGATGAATTTCAGAAGTTTGATTCCACTGGTTGGAATGTTTCTTACTTCAAGGGATTGGGGTCAATGCCAAAGGATATCTATTCTGAGGTCATCAATAACCCTAGATATGTCACAGTGACACCAGAAGGAATTGAGCGCCTTGAAATGGCTTTCGGTGACTCCGCTGATGCCAGAAAAGAATGGATGTTGAACACAGATTTTGTTCAGCCTGTTGTGACTGACAAGAAAACGATTACCAGTGCAATTGACACCGAGTATCTTGATTACTCAATGTATACAATAGAGAATCGGGCGATTCCAAGCGTCATCGATGGTCTGAAGCCTGTTCAGCGAATTCTTGTTCATGCGATGTTGAATTCACCAAAGGGGTTTCAGAAGTTATCTGAGTTGGGTGGTAGTGTTGCCAAATATGGATATCATCATGGCGAAGTTTCTGCTATTGCTGCTATCAATGGTATGACTGCCGAATGGTCTAACAATGCTCCTATTTTTGAGGGTCAGGGTAACTTTGGTTCGAGGTTGATTCAGGAACCTGCTGCGCCACGTTATATCTATGCTAAACTCAGTGATAATTTCAAGAAATTTTTTATTGATGAAGAAGTCGTTGATTATTCAGATGATCCTGAACAATGTGCTCCGCTGCACTATCTACCTGTTATCCCTTGGGTTCTTGTCAATGGTGTTTCTGGTATCGCTGTTGGTTTTGCTTCAAATATTCTTCCGCGTAGTACACATTCATTGGTAGCCGCTGTGAAAGAATGTATCAAGAACCCAACAAAATTTCTTGATACCAATGCAGATATACTGCCTTCGTTTCCTTCATTTAACGGAGAAGTTGTCTCTATTGGGGATAATCAGTATAAGAGCCTCGGAAAGATCGAGTACATTGGCAAGTATCAGTATAAAATCAGTGAATTGCCAGTTGGATATGACAGAGCTACATATGTCACCTTTCTCAATACATTGATTGACTCTGATAAGATTCGTGACTATGAAGATCATTGTAGTGACGCCGGGTTCGTGTTCACTGTTAAGGTAACTGGAGCGCAGAAAGATTCTATTGATAAAGACCCGCTGTCATATTTCAAGCTGGCGAAGATTCATAGCGAGAATCTAACGACATTGGATCAGCACGGTAAACTAAAAATCTTCAAGAGCGTTGCCTCGTTGATACACCACTTCGTTGAGTATCGACTCTCAAAGTTTCAGCAAAAATTGGACTACGAAAAGAAAACCTATGATAATCAGGTAGAATATCTGACTGCCAAGAAACTTTTCATTGAACATGTTATTGACAATAAGATCGACTTCCGAAAAATGAGTAAGAATGACTTATTAGATTACATTCGCAGCAATATTACGGAAAATGAATTTGGAACCAGATTCAGTAATATCGCTATATACGAATGTACGACTGATAAGGTGTCTGACCTGATTTCAGAGATTGCTGATATCAGAGCTAAACTGGATACGCTTTCAACAGAGACTTCTACTAGCAGATTTATTTCTGTGCTTCCGAGAAAATGAAAAAACTTGTTTTTATCAATGGGGTGTTTGATGTTCTTCATCCCGGTCATTTCAGACTCTTTGACTATGCGTCTACTCTTGGTGATGTTTATGTTGCCATTGATGCCGATGAAAGAGTGAAGATGCTGAAGGGAGCAGATAGACCAATACACACAGAAGGTCAGAGGCTGTACCAGTTGAGTCGGATTAAAGGTGTTCACCCATGTGGTATTTTTGAGACAGACAGAAAACTCGAACAGATCATTCAGATTCTGAATCCTGATATAATGCTGGTTGGTTCTGATTACAGAGATAAACTTGTTATCGGATCGCAGTATGCCAAGGAACTGAAGTTCTTTGAACGCATTCCCGGATTTTCTAGCTCAAAGATCATCGAAAGAAGTAAATGAGACACGAAGGTATTGTTGAGAAGGCTTGGGGATACGAAGACATTTGGGTGACAAATGACAAGTATTGCAGTAAGTTTCTGGTTTTCGATGCTGGCGGTAAATTCAGTATGCACTTCCATGCCAATAAGACAGAAACGTGGATTGTTATGTCAGGTAAATTTCAGATCAGAAAAATAAACACAACCAATGCTGATCTGAGTGTATTTGATGTATCGCGTGGTGATATAATTCATAACGATGTATTGGAGCCACATCAAGTTTTGTGCATTGAAAGTGGTACAATACTGGAAGTCAGTACACCAGATAGTGTTGAAGACAATTACAGAATCATTCCCGGAGATAGTCAGAATGGCTAAAATTTACGTTGACATTGATGGAACAATCTGTCGCACCAACGGAACATATGAAGAATGTGTGCCGATGACTGATAGAATTGAATATTTCAATCGCCTTCATATGGAAGGTGAGCAGATCATTTATTATTCTGCCCGAGGAAATATTTCTGGTGTTGATTACAGTGACTTCACGGCAAAACAACTTGCATCTTGGGGCTGTATGTATTATCAGTTGATTATGAATCATAAACCCTCTTATGATCTGTTGATCTGCGACAAAGCAATTAACTCAGAAGATTTTTTTACTAAGGTGTTCTCATGAACGTTAAAAACAAAGCGGGGGAGCCAGCATTCATTGTTAAGGCTATTCGTGAAAAGAATATTGGTAAGATTGTCACACCTAAGGCATTGATAGGTTTCGTTAATGCAGGCAATACTTTCCGATATAATGGTGAGGCATGGGTTTCTGTTGTGGATGGATATCTGTGGTGCGTTGAAGGAAACTTGGAAACAATGTACGGGGATTCTCGGGAAGGATTCATTCCTGACCATTGGCTGAAACCCGTGAAGCCAGATAACTTTGATGAAACCTTGGAAGAAGAACTGGTAGAGGAACTTCATGCCACCTGAGCTAGATCATTTGAAACGTCTTTGTATCCGACACAATTGGCGTTATCATCTTTCCTCTGATAAGAAAGTTTATTCAGATGGTGCAGAGGAATGGAAAGAGATTGCCCTTCTGTGGAATTCTCTTGTTGTTCGTGGCTATCAAAAAGAAGCCGACAAGATTGTTAGCATGCGAGGAATGTGTTGACTAAAATTGCTTATTGTTCGGACTTGCATCTTGAATTTGGGGGAATGGACTTTGATCTACCTGACGCCGATATTCTTATTCTGGCAGGCGATATTGTTACAGTGGATGCCTTCATTCCCAATAATCTTGATCGTTATCCGGGAGTTATTGACTTTTTCTTAGCTGCATCAAAGAAATACGAAAAAGTCATCTGGATTCCGGGGAACCACGAATACTATGGTGTCTGGTTAGAAGATGCGCCAATTTTGGTTGAAAAGTATTTCGCGACTCATGCTATTACAAACATTCATTATTCGAAACAGGTGGCGTTCGATTACAATGATATTAGAATCGTTGGAGCAACACTATGGACTGACATGAACAAGGGCGACCCTTCTGTAATGTTCGATGCCACGCGATGCACGAATGACTTTCGATACATTCAAAGCCGAAAAGAAACAAGAAAAAAGTTAACCAACGTGCAGTGGTGTGACATGCATGACGCTGATCGTCAATTCATGATAGAAAACTCCATGACAAATAAGAAATTGATCATGGTCAGCCATCATTCTCCGTTTGTTAATTTTCAGGAAGACCGAACTTTTAATGGCGCTTACTATTATGGGTGTACTGACATGGAAGATGTAGTTTATAATGCTAATCCTGTTGCCTATATTTCGGGGCATACCCATACTTCGGTAGACAAGGAAACTGAAATCGGGACTCGAAAAATCAGGATGCTAAATAATCCTCGGGGCTATAAAGGACATGAACCCATAGCCAATAATTTTGTTATCAAAGTGTTTGAAGTCTGAAAGGAAAATAATGTTTGTACGTCTTAATCTTAATACCAAAAAAGCCATGTTTCTCAATCTGGACAAAGTTTCGACTTTCCAGCTTACTCTTGTTGATGAAGCCGAACCGGATGCCGAAAAGTTTGCGGTTCTATTCATTCGTTACGAAAATGGTGATGTTGTCAACAACTACATCGATGAAGAAACCTTCAACAATCTGAATGGTGGCTTGATTGAGTTGCTGAATTTCGAGCAAAGCGGTGGATTTGACATGGCAAGGCAAGCTAGTCAGCAACAATTGCTGAATGAGCAAACAGAAGAAGCGTAAATGCCTCTAGAAGCCGTTAAAACCGTTTTTGAGGCGGTTTAACGGCTTTTTAATGTGTAGGTATCAGAATAAGAAATAATCGTTTATAAGGCGTTTAAATGCATCACATCCTAATCACAGGTTCAAGTGGATTTATAGGACAGAACTTAGTCAACTATTGGGTCAACAATCCTTCCTATATTATTCACCTCTATGATGTTAAAACGCACTCATACTATGATTTGGTTGATACGTTTCAAAATCATGAAATAGAAACAGTTATACATCTTGGTGCAATTAGCAACACCAATGCATCGATGGAAGAAGTGCAGATGTACAATATTGCCATGACCGAGTGTCTGTTTTCGCTTTGCATCAAATACAGGGTGAAGCGAGTGCTATATGCGAGTAGTGCAGCGGTTTATGGTAATCCAGAGACAAGCAGACCGTTCGAGGAAACCGATCCAATACCGTACACCAAACTCGCTCCCTACGCCATATCAAAGGCAATGAATGAGGTAGATGCACAGAGGTTGATTGATTCTGGTATCACTGCCATAGGAATGCGCTTCTTCAATGTCTATAGTGAAAAAGGCGAAACCGAGTCACATAAAGACCAACCAAGCCCTCATTATTCGTTCAGAAAACAAGCAATGAAAGAAGGAAAAATTACATTGTTTGTTGCAAAAAATTCAAAGGAAGAAGCAAGACGAGACTTCATTTCCATTGATCGTGTGTTATACTATATAGATCGGTTGATGCGTTACAAATCGGGTGTCTATAATGTTGGCTCAGGAATGACAAAGACATTTCGAGAAATTGCAGAAGAAACTGCAATCGAGTATAATTGTTATGTCGAACCATTGGAAAAGAAATTCCCTATAACTTATCAGCGATATACTCGCGCCAACACGAATAAACTAAGAAACACTTTTATGAGGAACACCAATGTTTGATTTTTTTATCTGGTTCTATTTTCTTTCTGTCATTGTTGTATTCGCTCTGGTGGCAGTGACTCAAGTTTTTAATTTTAGACAGCCGTTTTCTTTACATGATGTGAAGGAATCTGCCTTCATGATCTTTATTCCTCCGATCAATTTCTTTGCTGCCATCATTGTCATCTCTTATTGGGTGCTAACTGTTTTTGATTGGATTGTTAACTTCACACAAGAAGTTCGTCGCTATAGGAAATAATCATGCGTGAGTATTGGAGCCTATCTAATTTTGCTAATTTTGTTAGGGATACATTTGATATCCCTCGACACCCTGTTGCTGCAAATATTGAACAGTGGAATCAATGGCACATTGATGAAAAATCTACCACTAAGCGTAGAATCGTTACTACTGCCTTGGATGGTCTAGATAGTCTCCAGTCGCTGGTATATTTCATTCCAGAAAAGATTAGTTCTGCCATCTACTATCTTTCTAACTGGAAGAATTCGCGCCACGTAATGGTCACTCGAAAAAAGCGCGGTGAATGGTGTGAGGTCGATGCAAAGATCGAAGATGGGTTGATGTTTGAGTTGATCAATTTTGTGGAAGACCAGTGCTATCACATGATGGCGATTTGTCATAAAGATGATGTACGTTTCAAGGATTACAATAAGCAATCCTATTTCACGCGAAAATTATTTCCACGAAATGACAACTTACAGAGTCGTGGAGAGATTGGTCTTGAATGGCTTCAGTACCAGCATGATTATTGTGATGCCAACGGAAAGAAGGCATATGCTGCAATCATTGCTGCATACCATTTTGCGAAAACAGAGTGGAAAGATTTTCCTACTAACTTAGATGCGATGTATGATGAAGTGACCGGGGCTAGTGATGATGTAGTCCATTCGATCTATACTAGAATTCGTAAGTTTGAAGAAGCCTTCAAAAAGAAGGAAACCAAACATTTGACCAACATCGTCAAGTATCGTTCTTACCTGTGGACTTAATTATGGAACGTGAAACAAGAAAGAAACTTCTTCAGGAAGCCCGTGAATTACGTAGTGTGTTCTTTCGTTACCCACGAGAAACGCACAAAATAATTACTCCGAACTGTTCGGAATACTATCTATCACAATGTACTGGATTACCCGTATTGCTCTATCGAGAAAAATATTTACATACACTTGATGTAGTTCCAACAGAAATATCACTGCCGAGCCTGAACAATTTGATCGAGCGTCTAGTGAATGATTTACTTCAGGAGCCTCTTTATAAAGATTATTCACGCGAATTTTTGATCAGTCGAATTATTTTGAATCCATGTGTTGATCATGGTTCTGATGGTTTTACTTGCGCCGAGATAAACATTTGTATCTACGAAAAAGAAACTCTCCAACACTACTGTAATAGACTACGAAATTTTTATGATGGACTCATCAAAAATATGCGGCAGGAACTTGAGGTCAAACGAACCGAGTACACCAATGATGTGTTGAATAAACTTTATGTAGCGCGTCACAACAGTCTCGATGGTTATGCCATCGGGGAATGTCTTGACCAGTTGAGTGCAATCGTCAACGCTTTCCATAATGATCATAATGGTGAGTACAATGAACTGGAAATGATTGCACAAGCAAAAAAGTTTCTTGAAAAATCTACATAAAAGATTTCTGTGATACAATAACATCATCAACAAAACTTGAGGTGTTTATATGAACAGAGCCGCTGTAAAACTGAATCGCATTCATAAGGCAAGTTACTACATTCGTGAGCGTATGCTTGATGTGGTTGATGTAGTTGTAGGGCGAATAGAGAAACAAGGTGGTGGGTGCAGTCATCCCGCATCAGGAGCCTGCTATTCTTATGGTGGAAAGCGTTGTGCAATTGGATTGCTCCTGAAACCAGATGAACTGAAGGGAATCCAATACACCACAATCTCCAGTGAAGCTAATCGTAAACACTTGTCTAAAATCATTTCTCGTTTCTCTTTGACAACGACTGTTGATTCGCATCGTGGGTTTGTTGTCGAGTTCCTGCAACGAATTCAAGATGCACATGATAACGCTTACGACACTTTCAACCGTGTCGATGATCGCGATAAAAAATTTGCAGATGAAATTCAAAATGTTCGTGATTGGATCGCAACGATCTAATTCTGTGATACAATAACATCATCAACAAAACTTGAGGCGATTATGACAAACTACGGTAACTTTCTGGTTCGTGATGTTAATATCAAAACACGGTTTCTGGTCGAAGCCTGTGGTTATGATAAAAAAGATTTGTATCAGATCGGTTCTGTTGAAATAGACCGTCTGGTGAAACAGAACGGCGGAGTGAAAGGTTTAAAGTTCGCTCCTTATAAAAAGTTTTACTCCAACGCAGGATGCGCATGAAACCTTATACCATTCTCATTATGGGTCTTCCGGGTTCGGGGAAGACAACATTCTCCGAAAAACTTGTTCGCAAGTTTAAACAGATGACAACATATACAATCGGAAAAATGAATGCAGATGAAATGCGTTCGTTTTACAATGATTGGGACTTCTCATATGCAGGTCGCCTACGACAAGCACGCAGAATGCGAGAATTCTCGTTATACTCAGCTCGCGATATTGTTATCATTGACATGGTTGCACCAACCAAAGAAACCAGAGAAATCGTTGGTGCGGATGCAATTATTTTCATTGACACCATCAAAGAATCTCGGTTCGAGGATACTAATAAAGTATTCGACGCCCCGGATTGCAATGAGTACGCGACACGATTTGAAACCTTCCCCGATGAAGATGATGCCGAGCGTGTCGTAAACTGTGTCGTTGAGGAAATCAATTAACCGACTCTCTGATTTTGTGCGATAGGGTTTAATTTAAATAGTTCGATGCTTTACCGAATAAAAATTAAATCCTCTCAATTACCTACTTACTGGTACGCAAGTCAAAACGGAACAGAACATCTGGCGATTCTTCGTTATGACAGCAATTTTTGTGTCGTTGAACCTTATAATTGTGTTACAATAATCCCCAAGCCGCGTTATGTGAGTGGTGAGGATGCAGAAATTATTGAAAAGGTAGATGCTAAACTCGTCTACAGTTGTGAAATTATTATGAACAGTGAGAACTAAAATGGACTATCAGACTCGTAAAGAAATGTTGCAAGAAATTCGCGCCCTGCGAAAAGAAATCGTTGCTGATCGTGAAGGGTTATGTGAATACGCCTTCCATCAACGAACTTCTAAAATTTCTGACATTGCTGTGATGAATTTCATTCGCCGACAAGAAGGAACAGAAATCTTTTGTAGGACGCTTGATTTAGGCGACAACGACTCTTATTCCGATATCGAGAATCAATTTAAAGATGCGGCGCGGTATGTTCGTGAAAATGTAACCGGATATTCTCATAAGAAAAATAAAGAGATTCGTGACGAACTATACATCGTTTACTCTTACGAAAATCAAACCAACGAAATTTTCATTTGTGCCATTGAACCGCTGGAAAAATACTTGAACCGACTGAAATACATCAAGACCAGAATCAATATCAACCGGCTGGTGAAAGAGAATAAAAAAAGTAGAATCGTTTATGTCAGCAAATTGCTAGAAGATTTTGCTGTTTGTCGAATGGATCAAGATATTGCTGGAGCAAAGAAGGTCATTAAAGACTTAGAGCCGCACATGGATGTAGTTCACGAAAACGACAAACTTTACAAACTCTATCTGGCTATTATGGACTTAAAAAAACGTAATGAATAAATTAAAACAGATACTAATAACAGTTGCTATATCGGTCTTCATATCATTTAGTTTCTATGCTGTGGTTGTTCTTGAGCAACGTATTAACGGAAATAACGGAACGATAATATATGAAGACGAGGGCGCTGTTTATACTGCAATCAAGACAATCATCAAAAGAGAGGGTAACACCAGTGAATCGGTTGCCAGAATGTATACAAACACAATTCTGGAGGCTTCCATAAAACACTCGGTCGATCCTATTTTGATCCTGTCGGTCATTGCAGTGGAATCAAAATTCGACTTCAAGGCGTCATCAAATGGCGCTCTTGGTCTGATGCAGATCGTTGCATCGTTTCATCGAGATAAGGTCACGATGGCATCTTCTTTGTTTGATCCAAAAAGAAACATCGAAGTCGGAGTAAGGATTCTCAAAGATTGCCTACAGAAGTCTCGAAGCGAAGCCGAGGCGCTACTAAGATATAATGGCTCACTCGGTAGTGCAGGCACCTATGCATATCGTGTCATCGAGAAAAAAAGAAAATATGAGGCAGAAATTCTTACTAAAGTAAATTTGTCCTGATTCTGTGTTATCATTGCAATAACAGGAGTCAAAAATGATACTTGAAACAGTTCTTGGAATTTCTTACCTTAGCCTAACAATCTACCTAACAATGTCTACGTTCTAATGTCAGAAGAATTCTCTGTTTTCTCGGGTTACTTTCATGTAATCACAAAGAACGCTGCCGAGTGCGCTAAATGCAAAGATGTGATTGTGTCTAAACATAGGCACGATATGGTTCATTGTTCTTGCGGCGAGATTTTCATTGATGGTGGTAATGATTACCAACGCGTTGGGTTCAAGGATCAATCAAGTTTCATTTCTCGATCCGAGAGTCGAAGAATGACAAAGGCTGAATTGCACTCGGCTTTGATCGAGGCTATCCGAATGAAAAACAATCACTGCTACTCGGATTCTTATTATTCAACCAAAGTCAAGGCAATTCGCCACTACCTTGAACTTTGGTATGGTTCGCCAACAAAAAATGTTCAAGAAAACATCGACTCCATTGAATGGAATTGATTTTTCTGTGATACAATAACATCATCAACAAAACTTGATGGAGAAAATTATGAACCGCATCTGTGTCGCTGAACGTGAATCAAACGGCTACCACGATAGCTACTTTTATGCTACCTACTGGATTCCCGGCACTAAATCGTTCAAAGAAGAAATGATTGGGTCAACTGCCTTTGCTGGCGGAATGTATCATGAAGTCATCAATGCCGATGACACAGTAAAGCGAATGTATCAAGAATGGCTGGAGTCCGAAGCCAGTGTTAAAGAGGCATCAATCCCTCGTGTTGGTAAGACTGCCATTATTATCAATAGCCGGAAATACAAAGAACCCGGTAAGATCGATTTCGTTGGTCAGTCTTTTTATGACACACGAGAAACCGTTGCTCGTCTGCGCTTCTCGGATAACACAACATCCTATGTTTCAGTGAAACGCCTGAAAGTTTTGGCAATTACAGCATGATAGAAAATTTTAGTCTGATTCGACTCTTTCCTGAGTCAAAAGAGTGGCTGATACAACACATCGTTAAATTGACTCCCGATGACCGATATCTTCGTTTTGGTTATTCGGCGCAAGATGAACACATCACCAAGTATGTCAATAAGACATTTGATACAGCAAGCGAAAGAACTAATGATGATCTGTGGTATGCAATCAAAGTTGAATCCGAGATTGCTGCTACACTTCATGTAAGCATTCGTGGCGATGTGGCGGAATTTGCTTTCACTACTCTGCCTGAGTACCGAGGTCAGAAATTTGGTCAGTTTCTTTTTGCGCGTGGTTATCAGATCGTGGTCGAAAGAAACATTAAACAGATTTATATGGTCTGTCTGAGTAAGAACGCAGCTATGCGACATATTGCTCGTAAGTTTGGTCTAGCGGTTCTTACTCATGGAACTGAAGCCGAGGGTTCAATTAACATTCAGTACCCCGTTTCCTTAAAACAGATGAATAAAGTTTCTCATTCAATTATCGATAGGAATTTGTTTGATGGCGTTTGAGACAGATTTTCTGATGCAAGTGGCATGGGCAGCAGCAAATAAGTCAAAAGCCACTAAAATGCGCGTAGGCGCTGTTATTGCTGATAGTATGGGTAACATCATATCCACTGGCAGAAACGGCACTATGCGCGGTTCTAGCAACGTCTGTGAGGCAGAACAGGAAGACGGTTCGTTGATTACACTGGATACCGTGATTCATGCCGAAATGAATGCAATACTTCATGCAGCAAGGCGAGGTATCTCGGTCGAAGGGGCAACAATGGTTTGTACCCATAGCCCTTGTATGAGGTGTGCTACTCATATGTTTCAGGCAGGTATTACTTCGGTGATATATGATCGGGAATATAGGTTACACAATGAAGTTGTGAATGAGGTTGGTAAATACATGTCTTTAAGGAAAAACGATGGCAAGTGAAGCAGGAAAAGGTGATAAACAGCGCCCCACGGATCACCAGAAATACGCCCACAATTGGGATGTTATCTTTGGTAAGAAAGAAAAGACTCCTTGTGGGAATTGTGATAAATGTAAATGTGAGAAAAAGGAAACAAAATGATTTTAGTGAAATATGCTGCGACTTGGTGTGCCCCATGTAAGGCACTATCAAAGACAATTGATACAGTTTTGCCTGAATTCCCTGATCTGAATATTCAGAATATCGACATTGACGAAAATCCAGAACTGGCAGCAGAGGCTAGGGTTCGTGGTGTACCAACTTTGGTTAAGTTGGATGATTCTGGTAATGAAGTTGCTCGTAAAGTCGGCGGAATGTCTGTCAATGAATTACGAGAGTTCATCGGAATTAAATAAAGCAATACAACCCTAATATAAGGAAAATAATGCGTAGTTTTAAAGATTATTTGGAAGGCAATGACAAGAATTCTGTTGTTGACAATTTTCTGTGGCATCTGTCTTCGCCTACTCTGACAGAAGATGAAGACGATAAAGAATTGCATGAAGCATTCTTGTCATTGCTGGAGTCAGTTGAAGGCGCTGAACCAAAGCACGAATTTCATCCTGAAACCATTGTTCGCCGTGGTCTGGATAAAGAGCAGGCATATCAAGACTCTCATAAAGAGGCAGGTACTAAACCGGCTTCTATTCGTGCCCGTATTCGCGATGGTTTCCATGCCGCGCTGGATAATGACGAGACAGACAAAGAACGTGTTGCAAAGGCGCGTGAGTCGTATAAGCATTTCCGCGCTTTCATGGCAAAAGAAGGCGGTCACGTAGATAAAAACAAACTGGTGATGACAGGTCAAAACGGAAAGACTGCATCGAGCGCCGGTGAAGGTCGCAACACAATTGGTCTGAGTCTGGCTCCACACGTTCTCGGTACGCTTGCTGAAGGACACCCTCTGAGTGGTCACTCCAATGTATGTCCAAAGGCATCCAAAGAATGTGAAGAGAACTGCTTGGGACTTACTGCGGGTGGCAACCGTCAATATCCAGAAACTGCATTACGGTCAAAGGTTCTGCGTCAGCGTTATGTGATGGAACATCCTGAGCATGCGGCTCGAATTCTTGACAATGAAGTAACTGAGAACGAAAAATGGACTTCCAGCCATCATACTCTGCATGATTCTGAAGGAAACATTGTTGGTCATAAAAATCTGAAGACAGGTAAAATAAAATCAGAGAAACCTCCAACAAAGGAAGATATTGAAAAGGGAAATCCTAACGGAAAACTTTCTCACAAAGATGTTGCTGATAAATTGGCTAAGGGCGAATTGCACGAAAAGAAAATCGATTCAGGCGTTCGACTGAACGTTACCTCTGATCTGCAATACCATCGTTTGATGCCAGCTAAATTCTTTGAACGTCATCATAACACAAAATTCTATGACTACACAAAGAACACTGGCACAGCGATGAGTAAAGATTTGCCATCAAACTACACTGTCGGGTTGTCTCATACAGGAGATAATCATGCAGAGAGTAATTCGCATGATGTGATTAAACATCTGTCGAATGGTGGCATTGCTGCGATGGTTTACCAACGTGGTAAAAATACACCTCACCCAAAGCGTGTTAAGGTCGTTGGCTCCAAAGAAGGGGAACACGAGTGGGAAATCGTTGATGGTGATTCTGATGATAATTTGGATCAGCGTCATGAAGCCGCTGCAAAGATTCACGATCAGAAAGCAGCTTCTGCGACTTCAAAGGAAGAAAAAGAATTCCATGCTCAGAAGGCAAAAGATTATCGTGCCAAGAAAATTGGTGTCGTTTCTGGTCTTGCGCTGAAAGGCGTCACTAACGAGAAGGCAGGTAATTTTGCTAACAAGGTTGATAAAGATGGTACAATCTGGCTGCATCCAGATAAAGTCAAGAAAACTATCAACATAGCTTCCGCTAAATAATATATAGCCCCTTCGGGGGCTTTTTAATTGAGGAAACAATGAAAACATTCGGTCAATACATCAAATCAAAAGATTCTCGTGGTAAACCATCTTTGGTAACTATTCTTGGCTCCCATGCGATTGATAATGCTCTCAATGAGGCGACCAAGTTCGTCACAGCAACAACAGATGGTCACAAAGAAATTGATACCGCAGAGAATACCAGACTGCACACGAAAGTCGCTCCATTGTCAAAGAAATTGACTGATGACGAAGAATCAGCAATTGATGCCTATACTACTGACAGCAAGGCAATCAACAATGCTCTACATGACTATCATAACGGAAAGTCGGTCAAGGGAAGAACAAGAACCCTAAAAAACATCGCTGGCATCGATTCTTTGATGGATAAACATAAGACAAAAGAAGACATGCACGTTTACACTGGCGTCAAAGAATCCCCTCACACCAAGTTTAAACCTGACGCAAATGATAGATTGAATCCAATCAATGTTCATCTTCCTGCCTACACCAGCACATCAACACATCGTAAGGTAGCAGAGACATTCTCGGCAGCAGATATGTTCAATGACCCATATGATGCACATCACGGACACAATCTAACAGAAACTGATGATAACGGGTTTCAGTCACACATTCTTAAGATTCATGTTCCAGCAGGAACTAATGCATCTAGCGTAAAATCAAAATCTTATCACAAAGAAGAAAACGAGATTCTACTACATCGTGGGCATGACATAGAGATTCATCCTAAGCCGACTCATCTTGGCGGCGGTGTATATATGTGGCATGCAAAGATCGTTGGTCACTCACCATCAAAAATTACTGAATAATCTACACATATTTTCGATGATGTTACAATAGCATCATCGAAAAGGAAATTATTATGTACAGCGAACAATTGCTTGCTCTTGAAAAAATGATTACCAATGCTCGTTATTGGGTCAACGGTCACCATCATCTGTTACGCGATGGTGTGAATACAAGAAATCTCAATAAGTTTCTGTATGATGTTGTGCCGTTGTTCAGGGCATGGAAGCGAGTAGAACAGCAACGCAATGATCGCCGGAAAGTGACCTACTTTCAATTGTATAAGAAGCGGCTTGCTGCGCTGCAAGTAAAACTTGTTCAGTATTCAAAGTACGGAGCAAATTCACATCTGTCTAGGTTATCGACCATCAATTTCCTGAAAGATTTTGCTCCTGCTCTTTCTTATGAGAAACTGGACATTGCTATCTCGGAAGACTATAAAAACGTGAAAAGAGTTCTTGATAAACTGACAGCGGAAGAAATCAAGACACTGGAATCATTTTATAAATTCAAGGTGCAACGATGAAACCAGAACTCTACATGATCGACTTCTGCAAAGGTAGGTCGGTGCTTTTTGTGCTATTAACATGAAATGGATCGAGCGTTATTACGGGCGCGTGAAGTTCAAGAAACACATTTGCACAATCGGCACCATTGTTGGTCTTTCGAAGAATAACATGGTACTAGTCAAATTCAAAAATCGAGCAAACCCTTTTGCTATTCCACCTAAATTTCTTGAGTTGTTATAATGTTCTACTCCATTTCTCCATTGCCAGAAATTAACACCGTTGACATGCATTCTGGTCTAGTTGTGTGCTGTTTAATAGCAGCGGGTGCATTGTGGTTTCTTTTTTCTTTATGGGAAGGTGAAACAATTGTTTCCTTTTTGATGGGAGTAATTGTCGCTTTAACATCGTTTGTTTCATACAAATCATTTACTACCGGTGTCAAGATGACGCCCGAGAACGAAGTGACAACGGCGATTTATGACGGGCTAGAGGGGAAATACTACCAGACAACCGAAAATGCGAGTAAGGGACGAAAAAGAACAGTTCATCACCATGATATGTACGTGGTCTACAAAATCGAAGACGGAAGCCAGCAAAGAATAACAGTGAAAATCGCGCCCGGTTCCACTTTTCATGATAGAATCACTGTTTATCGCAATAAAGAGAACTATGTTCAAAAATATTGCATTGCCAAGTCTTGTTCATAAGGAATTGACATGAGTAGAGTTTTAGTTATCGGCGATTCTTGTTTTGATATTGATATCAAATCAGATAAGACAACAACATATACGACCGAGAGTCATGGCAATGAAATCCCAAAGCTGTGGATAGACGGAGATTCAATAGAAGATTCCGGGGTGTCTGATGGAATGGGCGGTTATGTAGCAAAATTACTAGAGAGTTACGGAAATACAGTTAAATCGTTGCTACGACAGACAGGATCAAAAACTAGATTTTGGGACGGTACTAAACTGTTGATGCGGCTAGATTCAGAAAATTCGGTTCTGCCTTTTACGATAGAAGAAGTTGAACGTACCATTCAATCGTTTCATCCAGAGGCTATTGTTATATGCGATTACAATAAAGGTTCAGTGACACACGAACTTCTGGAGTATCTAGATAACACATCATATACCATCGTATTTTGTGACACGAAAAAATCTGACATATCACAATATAAGAGAATTGTGTTTAAAATCAATCAGATTGAATTTGAGCGTTTGAACGGCAATACACCGAATAGATTGATTGTTACTCGTGGGGAAAATCCTCCTATGTGGATTGACGGAAACTTCTGTACATCAATGATGAAGCGAGATTCAGAAGTTGATGTGGTAGATGTTATTGGCGCAGGCGATGTTTTCCTTGCTGCATATGTGAACAATTGGGTAAATGAAATGGGAATGGTTCAACAATATAGAATTGAGTATGCTGACAAGGAAGCCCTGAAAGCGGTACAAGTATTCGGTAAGTGGTATCCAAAATAATCTACACATATTTTTCTCTGTGATACAATAACTCCATCGCAGCAAACTTAGGAGTCCAAAATGGCTTACAAACCAACACAGAACACAGTAGGTGAATTTCGTGAATCAGATGTTCGCAACTGGTTCACTTACACAGTGACTAAGGATTCTTGGGCGATCCAGAATGGATTCACTCATGAAATCGATGTACTTGATGGCGTTCGTTATGCGATTGTAAAGAAGACAGTTGCCTACATTTGTGTTGATGAAGCTGCTGATGGTAGTCCTATCACAGAAAAGTGGAACATCGAAAAACATAATGTCTTTGTGAGGTAATCATGGAAATGAAACGTAAACTAGCAGAAGTAGTTCGTATCGAAGAAATCCGGGACATTCCCGATGCTGATGCAATTTGTCAATACCGTGTACAAGGTTGGTGGGTAGTTGACAAAAAAGGTGTTTATAAAGTAGGCGATACCGTTATCTATTGTCAGATTGATAGCTGGATTCCAACAGCACTTGCTCCATTCCTAACAAAAGGAAAAACTCCCCGAGTCTATAATGAAGTATCAGGAGAGCGACTTCGTACCGTTAAATTGCGTGGTGCATTGAGTCAGGGTCTGTTGCTGCCAATTACCTTAGCAGAAGGATCGACCATCGGTCAAGATTTGACAGACGTGTTAGGTATCCAGAAATGGGAGCCTCCACAAGAATTCACTTCGGCAGATACCAAAGGGTCGTTCCCATCCTTCATTCAGAAAACAGATCAGGCGCGTATCCAGACGGTTTATCAAGATGTTCTTGTTTTGATTCAGACAGGTGAATGGCAAGTTACCGAGAAACTTGAGGGTCAGTCTTTCACGGCATATCTCAATAACAATGAATTTGGAGTTGCTTCACGAAATCTTGATCTGAAATATTCGGATGATAATACTTTCTGGAACACTGCACGTAAGTATGCACTAGAAGAAAAACTTCGTGCATATGGTCGTAATCTTGCGATCCAAGGCGAACAGTGCGGTCCCGGTATCTCGGGCAACATCTATAAACTGGATTCTTATGTTCTTCGAGTATTCGATGTATTCGACATTGATGCACAGCGTTACTTGTCAGTAGAAGAAAAACAGAAGGTGTGCCGTGATCTGTGTCTTGACATGGTTCCTGTCATCTTTGATAAGTTGTCGCTTACGGGTAAGTCTCTGGATGACATTCTGGATATGGCGAATGGTAAGACAGTTCTGAATAAATCCGGTGTTCTTCGTGAAGGGCTGGTTTTTACCTTGTACTCGGATGACCGGGTTTCATTCAAGTCAATCAGTAACGAATATCTGTTGAAACAAAAATGATTTACTACTTTATCCCGATGGCAATCTGTTTTGCCTACGTAATTCGTGCAATATATCATGATTACATTGACTATAGTGATAACACATTGCTCATTGGGTTGCTGTTCGCGATTGCGCCCGTATTGAACATTGTTATTGCCAGTGCATTTATTTTGATGCACATTGATCAACTACGGAGCGAATGATGGCACACTATTACGGTATCACGTTTCGTGTTGGTCGAGAAATGGAAGATCGAGTCAAACGGTATGACCACAACGATCTAACCTTTTATCTCGGAAAATTCGGTTATCGAACATTCAAGCTGCCTGCGTTCATTCAGCCCAAGAAATCGAAGTAGTTACGCAAAACCGTAAATTTTACAGTTTCGCTAAACGCTTCATAGAAGTAGCCACCATTGGATGAATTTCACCCAATCTAGGTCTTACGACTTCTCCACGTTCAATGACTTCGGTTAACTCAGCCGAAGTATATTGATAAAGGTCACTAAGACCTTTTTTCAAAATGTTTATTGATGCATTCAAATCTCTGTCGTGGAATGTACCACACGCCTGACATGTCCATTCTCGCACATCCATACCAAACGCTGTTTTATTGCCACAAGAAGAACATGTTTTTGAGGATGCAAAGAATCTATCCACTTTATGGAAGGTTCTTCCGTACCACTTAGATTTATACTCAATTTTATTCATTAGATTAGAAAGACCGGCATCATTGACAGATTTTCCTAGAAATTTTTTCATTCCATTCAAATTCAAGTCTTCCATACAAATAGTGTCAAAATTATTAACCAACCACGATGAAATTTGATGATGATACCATTCTCGCTGTCGAGCAACTTTTAGATGCTGTTTTGCAACAACAATTCTTTGTTTTTCTCTCCTACGAGAGCCTATCTTTTTTCTACTTAATGATTTTTGTTTTCTTTTTAGCTTCGCTTGATTTTTACGAAACCACCTTGGGTTGCGTATAACCATTCCATTTGATAGAGTCATCAAATCAATAAACCCGAGGTCTATACCAATACTATTTCCTGTTGTTTCCTTACATCTTATTTCTTGTTCAACCAAAACAGATGCGTAATACTCACCGGTTTGATTTTTTGTTATTGTTACCGATAAAAACTTAGCGCCTTCTGGTATTGTTTTGTCTAAAACTATTTTCACTTTACCAATTTTTTCGAGTCGAATTCTTTTTGTTTCTTGGTCCAAAGTAAACTTTTGATTAGGAAGACGATAAGAGTCTTTCTGTCCTTTCTTTTTGAATTTAGGGCGCTCAATTTTCTTTTTACGTGTTTTGGAGAAAAACTGCTTCTTAAATTCAGAAAAATCGTTATCTTTTTGTTGCAGAGCAGCCGCAGAAACAGAATTCAACCAAGAAAATTCTTCTGTGTCCTTCAATAGTTTTGATGTTACAATTTTGTTTGGACCGAAGGAAGAAAAACTATTGAAAGCAGCAACATGTTGGTTCCATAAGAAACGAACGCACCCAAAAGTTTGGTTCAAGAGAGCTTCTTGAACTTTCGTTGGGTACAGTCTAAACTTATATGCCTTGTGTTGCATTTATTGTGTATAATTTTTGTTAAATTGTTTTTGTTATTTATAGAAAGACATATTTAGATGCGATACTCGTTGACCCTTTATGACAACTACATCCACATACGTTACGGAATTCAAAATGGTAGTTGGGGCGGCAAGGAAGGATCGAAATCTTGGTGTAAACAGTTTCCGTGGGTCGAAGAAGATCGTACTAAGTGTCTGATTCTGAATGAAGATGGTAGCCAGTTTGCGAATGTGAGTGATCTTCCGAACGGTAGAATTGATTTTAAGTCGCTGGAAGCTGCAAGGAACGCAGTAAAGAAAACTGTCATCCAGTTCCGTGACTTTGATGGAACCATCATCGAGGCGCAGTGCCACAAGACTTATGCCGAATACAGACGAGGAACAGGACTGTTCAAATTCCTTCGTTTGTTCTTGAAAAAGAAAATCTATATCAACCTAGAGGTGCTTTATAATCACGAGATAGGGGAGGATAAAGGTTCATGGAAAGGCGGAACGTGCGGAGAATCGTTTCCATGCAGTCGTGATGAAAAGGCAATTGATGTGTTTAAGCGAATTGCTAATGATAAACATTACACAAAGAACTGTGGTTATGTTTCGCGTAGATTCACGGACATAACTGAGTTGACGAAATAAGAACCCGAATAATCTACACATAAGTTTGTCTGTGTTACAATAGATTCAACAAAACAGGAGTTGTTGTGAAATTAGGTGAAGTTCTTCGAATTCTCAAAACCATCAAATCTGCTCCCGGTTATGGTGGAAGTTGGGTGAGTGATCTGCCTGTTAACCCTCACAGCCACCGAGGGTATTATTATGAAGTCGCATTTAATTTTGATGAAGTGACTATCGATGAATCCATTAAGCACGTTGAGTGTGCATTGATCGATACATTTACTGGATATAAAGGCGGCAATTATCAGTATCACCAAGGAACACCTTGCCACTACACTTATGACAGTTCAACGTCATCAAGTTCCGATTTTGAAAATTTTGAAGTCTCTATGCACCCCTTGGTGGAAATTGTGACTGAAATAAAGAAAGCCTCGAAGAAAAGAAAGAAAGTAGTTGATGTTCCTTCAAACGAATGTAATTATGATTACTGTAAAGAATTGATGAAGGAAGTTGAGGAAAAGAAGGCGACTATTCATGATGTTGACCTTAAAAAGATTGTTCACATTCTTAAAGCAGCCATCGAAGAAGCGGATCGTACATCTCTCATCGCTTCTGCTAAAGCAAAGTTGACAAAAGAAGAATTGATTGCACTCGGCATCGATAAGTGAACCGTGAAGGAAATTTGTGAACGACAAGAAATTTACTTTAGAAGATTTGTCGTAAAATAATCTACACATAACCTTTACTTGTGTTATAATTGATTCAACAAAACAGGAGATGGTATGAAACACCAATACGCAGAAATCCTGCAAGCTATTGCAGATGGAAAACAGATTCAGTGGCAAGACGGCGAAGGTGATTGGATAAATGAAGACTGGCCCACAGTGCTATATCAGGTATCTAACGTGATGTACAGAAAAGAACACTATCGAGTCAAGCCAGAAACCATCACCTTCAACGGCTTTGAATTGCCAGCGCCTTATATGGGGAAGCTAGAGATGGCTCAAACATATTACTACCCATCAACGGGTTTACCTAGTTTCTACGATATGACCCATTGGATAGATGACTGCTGTGACAAACAACACCAGAAGCGCGGACTTTTTTTCCTCACCAAAGAAGACGCCATTGCATGGGGCAAAGCCATGTGTCCGATTAAGCAGGAATAAGTAATACGTCCTCGCTCCGGCGAGGGCTATCAGGCGTGATGACTGGTCGAAATCTGTGATGCGGTGGTCGTACTCGAATCACACAAAAACGCGGAGAAAGTAAGCAGTCATCACACCTGATGGTGAATGTGCAGGCTGATGCACAGGGACAAAAGTTTGACTACGCAGGGAGTAGCTACCTTGTCTTGCGTAATACCGTCCTTTTTGTAAGCGGTCATAAACGGCTAAAAGGTCATGCAGGAGATCAGCGCCTGCCACCATCAACTATTAATAAGGAGAAATGAAATGACAGCATGGATTCTCATTATGTCTTGGGCGGTATCCGCAGGACAGACGGACGCCGCAGCATACCCAAGCACATACAGGTCATACGCCATTACTACGCAGGAATTCGACTCGCTCAAAGCATGCCAATTTGCGTCAATTGAAGCCAAAAAATTGGCAAAAGGGTTGAAGATGGTTTGCGTACCCAAAGGAGAAATGAAATGACAGCAGAAACAAAACACGACTGCGTAGAGCGCATCAATGAATTACTTAAAAAGCACAACACGCGATTGACATCTTTCATCACTATGGATGGCAGAGATCGAATTGCGGTTACTACGGAAAAAGCGGATTCAGCCATTAAGAAAAAGCCCGTAATATTCTTCGCCACTTACTGCCCTATGTGCGGGGTGAAATTATGAGCCACACACCTGGGCCTTGGTATATCTGGAAGGAATTAGCGATGCAGCGAGAACTTCTCTCATCAGATGAAATAACCAATAAGCTGCTATATGAAAGTCAGCATGGCGTTTATGCCGGAAATCCGCGCGAATGCACACGAAGCCATCTCAAAGGACATACAGCACATATATGCGACATTGATACGGATTGCTATGACTTCGATGATGACGAAGAAAAGCACAAAGAGACAGCTCTTGCCAATGCACGCTTAATTGCAGCAGCACCTGAGTTGCTAGAGGCGGCAATGCTTGCTCTATCTAGATTGAACTCATATGGCGAGTTTTTCGGAGCAGACGAACAAGATTTAGACGCCATTAAAACATTACGCGCAGCAATCACAAAAGCGACTGGAGAAATGAAATGAGTAACTCAATAACAGTTAACGGCATCACGTATTACAAAGAGCCTCCTTTGCTGGAAAAAGCAAAGAAAACGATTGAGTCCTATGAGTGGATTAAACATGACATTTTAAGTGGCGTTGAAAATGCTCGCGCTTTATATGATGACTATAAGCAGCAAGGTCTTTCAGCCGGAATGATTGAGGCTGAAGGGTATTTGAGAGCCTTCGTGCAAATGGAAGCCGTTATCAAAGAGTCTGAAAGAGACATGAAATGACAGCAGAAACAAAACACGACTGTGTAGCAAAGCTCAATGAGCTTTTAAAACCATATAACACTAGATTGATGGACACAATTAGTCTAGGTAGCGATGACAAAGAGCGCATATTGCTGGCTACGTGCAAGGTGCATCCAAAAGCAAGGTCAAATGCAGTGCAAGTCTTCGCCACATACTGCCCTATGTGCGGGGTGGAATTATGAGCCACACATTCTGACGGAGAAATGAAATGACTGAATTGGATGAATTTGAGATAAATGTACTACTGGATTTTCTTGGTGCAAATTGGACTGAATTTATAAGTCATTGCGAGGAAAGAGGCTCGACTGCCGACGAGATTTACAACAAGATACGTGGAGAAATGAAATGAGCCACACACCAGCACCTTGGAAATTTGTGCCTGATTGCGAGTATGAGGTCGGATACCTTTTTGGTGCAGACGAGAAGTTTATCTGCGACTTTGTGACAGACCCATCACCAGCCAATGCACGACTAATTGCAGCAGCACCTGATTTACTGGAGGCGCTTAAATCTTTTTCTGACTACGTTCATGTCGAACAGTCTTCGACTGATGGTGCAGTTACGTACAGCACCACAACAATAAACCATTTTGCGTTTATGGCTCGTGCAGCAATCGCAAAAGCGACTGGAGAGTCTTGATGAGAAGAATCAAGTGGACGTTCTCTCACCCTAAATTTAAAAAGCGAGCAGCGTTTAAGACATTCCTAAAAAGACATGGATTTAAAGTATCAAGAGACTTTTATGGGAAAGGGTGCTGCATCGCCAAAAAAGGTAGCAGGCTTTTTCGGTTTCATTTTGGGACTACATGGGATGTTGATGTGTCTTGTCCGAGTGCTGACTTTGATAGGTGGGCAAACAGCACAGACGCAGTGATACCTATCGAAGAATTTACTTGGCTCATTCAAGGTAAAGGTCTAGCAGTGGTAATTGCAAAAGCGACTGGAGGATGAATGTGGGGCTACCATCAATCATCGACGCAGTGGAATTCAGACGTGACCAATACATGCTTACACAGCGGCAATGGGCAAAGGTCATTGGAATATCACAGAGCCATTACAGCGAATTTGTACACGGCAAAAGAGGGTTGACCTTATCGCAAGCCAGCAAATGCTTTGAGTACGGAGTCCCTGCAATGTGCCTTTTTCAGTGCATGGGCGACAAAGGTATCGAGGAAATCAACGAGGTTTTGAAGGAAAGTAAATGACGCCAGCTTATGAACGATACGCCAGCAATCTACTGCAAAAGCTGCCAAAACCAAAGCCATTTTGCAAGTTTTATAACGGACGGTTGCATATTGGCACACAAAGCCAGCACAGAACGCCTGCATGCTGCATGATGAGAACTTTTTGGAGAATGAAGCGAAGATACAACCCAAGTGAGAAGTTTGAATAAAATAATCTACACGTAATTTTTCCTGTGTTATAATTGATTCAACAAAACAGGAGTTAATCATGGCAGAAATCAAAATCGGAAACATCTACAAAGTAGAAATAATTGAGTCAGAGCGTGGTTGGGGTCAGAAAGTTGACGAAGTAAAATACTTCGATAGCGAAGAATCTGCCCGGCAATTCTGTCGGCAATACAATTCAAGAAACAACCAAGATGTTGCACCTGATTGGTACATGCGTGCCGACTACGCAGGAAAGGTTTAACATGAATTCAAATGTTGATACCCGTGATAGTGGCATGGTTGACTACGAAACCATCCTGCATCAACGCGACAATCTATATCACCTGCTCAAACGAATAATTAACGAGGCAGATGATGTTCGTGGTGGTCAAGCAACAATCTACATCAAAGAATCTTTGTTAGAATCAGCATTTGATTTAGTGGAAACAATTCGGAAATACAAAACCGTTGCAAAACAGCATCATGAACATCTTCTACCTTGACAATGATCCAGTCAAAGCGGCTCGGTATCACGTTTCTAAGCATTGCATAAAAATGATCACAGAGTACGCACAATTACTTTCCACTGCCCATCGTGTCATTGATGGAGAGGAAAGAATTGTCATGAGTGATTCTGGTCGAAGAACAAAGCAATGGGTTTTATTTGATCATCGTAATTCTAGGGTCTACAAGTCAACTCATGTTAATCATCCTAGCACCGTGTGGGTAAGACAATCAAAAGAAAATTACGATTGGCTTTACTCACTTTTCGTTGCCCTGAATGAAGAATACACTTATCGTTATGGTAGAATTCACAAGTGTCGTGAACTATACGATGTTCTGAAAAATGCACCAACTAAAATTAGTCTGGCTAAATTTACTGAACCTACTCCTGCAATGCCGGGGCACTGTGTTGTGAAAAACAGTTCGGTCGAGTCTTACTGGAACTATTATCGAAAAGAAAAGCAACACATCGCATCATGGGCAGGAAAATTTGGTTCTCGTGAAATTCCGAATCAGTTTCTGTGATACAATAAATAAATCAAGACAAATTAGGAGTTAAAATGTCAAAAGCAAAACTTGGTATTATTATCGGTCGTTTCCAGCCATTGCACGATGGTCATCGGAAAATGATTCAACAAGTATCAACCTTGGTTGATCGCATCCTTATTCTGGTCGGTTCTGCTAATAGCGCCCGAACTGTCAAAAATCCTTGGACTTACTCGGAACGTAAGAACACTATACGAAACTTCGCACATTCAATCGACATTGAAGTAGAAATCGCGCCATTGAATGATTATCTCTATTCGGATACACAGTGGATCGCAGATGTTCAGCGTACAATCGATGAATATAATCAAGAAGGCGATGAAGTTGTTATTCTTGGGCACATGAAAGAAGGTAATGACTACCTGAACTGGTTCCCCGGTTATAAGTTTCAGGGTCTTCATCAGCAAATGAATGGTCGCTCGGCGACCGATATACGAACTGCCATGTTCATGAGTAATGACCATAATATGCCTTCATCGGTAATGGACGACTGGAAATTCTATCAGAAGGAAAAAGAACTTTTTGCTGATTATCCTTTTCCCGAGACATTGAATTTCAATTGCTCCGATGCATTGGTTCTGTGTGCAGGTCATGTTCTTCTGATTAAACGTAAATTTGCTCCCGGTGCAGGTACATGGGCGCTTCCCGGAGGATTCAAGAACCGTAACGAGACATTCTTTGATTGTGCGGTACGCGAACTATTCGAGGAAACTAATCTCCGAGTTCCTGAAAAAGTTATTCGTGGGTCAGTCGTTTCAACTAAAATGTTCGATAATCCGAAACGATCGATTGGTATCCCTCGCAATTCATTGGTAGTTATGTTTAAAATTGAATTGGATAAAGATGGGTCATTGCCTCGCGCAAATGGATGTGATGACGCTGCCGAGACACGTTGGGTATCAGTAAAAGATGCAATCAACAACTATCCATTGTTCGATGATCACAAACACATTTTAAGTATGATGCTGAACGTCACGCCAGTTCCTGCATACGTTTCAATGGCGTAATTTTTAGGAGTTAAAAATGAACATTATTCTTGATGCCGACAGTTATAAAAATAGTCACTTCGCGATGTATCCCGAGGGAACCAATGCAATGTCTTCTTACGTACAGGCGCGTAAAAAGAACGAACAGATTGTGCCATTTGGGTTACAGGGATGGATTAAAGAAAACTTACTGAAGCCTATTACGAAACAAGACATTGACGAGGCAGAGACTATTCTTGTTTCTCATGGACTGTCATTCAATCGCGCAATGTGGGAGAAAGTTCTTACTGTCTATGGTGGTTATCTTCCTGTCACTATTTTTGCTGTTCCTGAAGGCAAGGTAGTTGATTCATCGAACCCATTGGTAACAGTTGAATGCTATGATGCCGATTGTTTCTCGATTGCTTCATTCATTGAAACATCGATGCAACGGGCTATCTGGTATCCAACCACTATTGCTAGTCAAGACCTATACAGCTACAATCAGATTCAAGCTGTTTATAAGCGAGATTCAGATGCGACAGACATGATTCCTTTCTCTTTGCACAGCTTCGGTAGTCGCGGGGTCAGTAGTCGTCAAACCGCCGAAGTAGGTGGCGCTGCTCACTTGATCTATTTCAAAGGAACTGACGATGTGGTTGCGTTGAAGTACCTTCGTGATAACTACAATGCCGATATGCCGGGTTATAGCGTTCTTGCTAGTGAACACAGTGTCCAGTGTTCTTATGGCAAAGAAGGTCAGCGAGAGTATCTGAAGCGAATGATTAGTTTACTTCGTCCCGGAAACATTGTTTCGGCGGTCATGGATGGATATGACATTTATCGTGAGGTAGACGTGTTGTGTGAGCCAGAATTTGTTGAAGCTATCAAGAACTCTGGTGGTAAGTTTGTGGTTCGTCCTGATAGTGGCGATCCATTTGTTGTGCTGCCAAGGATTCTGGAGAAACTGAAACTGGCATTCGGATTTACTGTTAATAGCAAAGGTAAAATTGTTATCAACAATGTCGGGGTTCTTCAGGGTGATGGAATCAATCGAACCACGATGCCTATGCTGTTGAGAGCAATCTCTGCATACAATTATGCTCCCGAGAATGTGATTTATGGCTCAGGCGGTGGGTTGCTTCAGAACGTCAATCGAGATACTTATTCTTTTGCTCAGAAGACTTCTGCTATTCGTGTTGGTGATACGTGGATCGATACTGTTAAAGACCCTATCACAGACTCAGGTAAAAAATCTGTTGGTGGTCGTCAGATCACTTCATTGATGCGTAAGGTCTACGATAACGGCGATTTATTGGTCAATGAATCGTTCTCAACTATCGTTGAACGCGCAAATAAATTTTGAAAGGAAATAAAATGGAACCAATCACAATGAGTGAACTGAACGAAAAGCTCAATAATTTTGTTGCTTTAGTTAATAACGATTTCGAACGGCAAGTAAATCAGTTCATGAATCGATGTAATGAACTGGACGCCAGTGTTGCTACAAATTCAAAAGAGATGCGAGAAGCATATCGACATTATCTGAATAAGCATACCGAGACAACTTTACAAAGCGAACGGTTACGGGCAGTGGTGCATCTGATTGCGGCATCTGGTCACACAATCTCGGTGTCGGATGCATTAGATACAGTGGCTGACATTGAAATGCGCCTACAAAATCGGCAAGAAATGAAATAATCTACACATAAGTTTCTCTGTGTTACAATAGATTCAATGACACGGAGAAACTAAAATGTTCTTATCTAAACTACCACCAAAGATCATCACCTATTACTACAGAGATTATGATTGCTATGTTGCCTTTTACCAAAATAGTAACGGCGACCAAGTAGGCGATTGTCAGTATGGCGCAACGAAACAAAAAGCAATTTATAATCTTCAGCGTGAGGTGAAACTATGATCGGTTATCTGGACGGAAAATCAATTAAACAGTTGTTGTCGCTCGGAGTGACGAAGATTGTTTATTCGACTTCATCAACAATGGAGCATCTTGGTGACCTGACTGCTGTTTATTTCCTTGATGACAACTGCTACGAACAGGCGCACCAGACAATGTTGAGTAAAACATTTACTCAGTACAAAAGAAATTGGGGCGGAATCGTAAGTAGTTACTACGAAGTTCGCAAATTTTCTTATAAAGAAGAAGATTTACAGGATTCAGTAATCTATAGATTGATCTAATGCATGGTGTAGTCGCGCTCACCTTATTGTCGGAAGTGGAAACCACTCGGGAAAAACGACGTAATCAAAAGACCACATGACTCGCTTCGGCAGAATACTGTGGTAAATCCCGACCAAATACCGCTAGAACGCATTTAAACGGTGTTTGAGCAATCATTTCTGTTAAGTAGTACCAATGTAGCCAAACCGATTTAAAACGATTATACGCCGTTTAAATCGGTTTTACTTTTTGTGAAAAATAATCTACACATAAAGTTTCTCTGTGATACAATAACTCCATCGACAACGAAACCGGAGTTCAAAATGACTTACACAGTTTTCCAATTCAATCTGACAATCGCCGAATCCAACATGGTCAACGCGCTCGGTTGGGATGATGCAGCAAACAAAAGTGAACGTGTCGCCGCGTTTCTGAAAAAGAGAGAAAATGTTACAAACGCAAAGGCAGCTTTTAAATTTTATGAAACTGTTGCTGACATTAACGCAAAATCTCTTGATGAGGTGTTCGGTATTGGAAATGGTGTTGGTGATAAGAGCAAACTGGTAGCGCGCCCTAACGTAACAATGTGCTCAGTCAGTGTAGGTGATGTTATCTTGACGCCACAAGGCGACCTCTACATGGTTGCTCCTGTTGGTTTCGCTAAAATCTGAGGTGAAACCAATGAAACAAAAAATTAGTTTTCTGACTGCATCGAAGTTCAGTGAAGTTCTGCATGGGATGCGGCTAGACGATGCACGCGCATTGTTAGGTTATTGGGAGTTTCTGGTTGACACGTTTCCCCATGCAACGTGGCGCGAAATTTTTCGTGAAATTTGTGTCTTTGCGCGTGAATTAAGGGTACTGGAAGGGGAACCGGGTCTACCTTTTCACGAATCTGAGATGCTACGTTTCAAGAAAAGATAATCTACACATAAGTTTGCCTGTGATACAATAGATTCAACAAAACAGGAGTTAATCATGTTCAATTACACAGTAGTCGGTTACTTTATTTTCAGTAGCCTCTTGTTCATGGGATTCATTTACACACAAAGAAAAACAGATGATGTGACTGCACCCGATCTTGTGGGATTCGCGCTCGTTTCATTCTTGCCAATGATCAATGTGCTTGTCGTCATTATTGCTTTTATTAATTTCATGGCAAACCCGACCCCAAAAGTTATTTTTAAGAAGTTTGGCGACAAATCTACATAAACTGTTTCATGTGATACAATAGATTCAACAAAACAGGAGTTTATCGTGGCAAACATACCGTATGAAGCGTTTTTCATTTCTTTTCCTCGAATCATTGATGGCGCAGGAAATTATGTGACTCGATGCGGGGAAGTTGTTGAAGTCACCGATACTTCTGGATATCATTGGAAGCGCGGCGTTTATTCCAACGGATTGCCTGAATATAATATATAAATAAATAATCCAACCAAAAACTATATAATATTTACCAAAAGTTTATGATTAAGTTGAGTAAATTTGCTAAAGACCTAGGTGTTACCAAAATGACTTTATGGAACTGGAAATCTGCCGGTAAACTAAAGTTCCATAAAATCGGCGGTATGAATTTTGTTGACACAGAAACATATAATAAATTTATCGGCGTCAAAGAGAAAAGCGAAGAAAAAATCGTTATATACTGTCGTGTTAGTAGCACAGTCAATAAAACTAATCTAGAATCTCAAAAAGATAGGATGATTTCATATTGCACTGCTCGCGGATATAAAATTCATGATGTAATAACAGAATTTGGTTCTGGTCTTAACGATTCGCGCCCAAAATTACAAAAGTTATTATCCGAACAAGATTTTACCAAGATTGTCGTTGAACACAAAGACCGACTGACTCGGTTTGGTTTTAATTACATAGAAACTATGCTTCGTGCGAATAAAAAAGAAATAGAAGTCGTGAACCAAGTTTCTGTCGGGAATGAAGATATCGTACAAGATTTCGTGTCAGAGATAACATCTTTCTGCGCCAGAATTTATGGTAAACGGCGCAGTAAGAGAAAAACAATTGAACTAATAGAGACATTGAAAGTAGACAAACAATAAATAACTATATAATTTTTATAGTTTTATGATGCCAAAACAAATTCGAGCCTACAAATATAGGGTATACCCAACAAAAGAGCAGTCTAAATTTTTGGATTCTACTTTTGGTTGCGTGCGTTTTGTTTGGAATCAACTGGTGGCAAATTTCAATTCATATAGCAAGGACGGTCCGAACCGACCGATGGATGAAAAGATATTGAAAGATATGCCTGAGTTTTCTTGGCTCAATGATACAATAAGTTATGCGCTTCAGCAAAAACGCATGGATTTCATTGAAACAAAGAAGCAATATTTTAACCCTTCAAGGAAAACAAAACTTGGTAGGATGAAATTTAAGAAAAAGGGCGTGTCAACAGATTCTTTCAGAATACCGGGGCAGGCTATAGGCTTCAATAAATTCATAAATTTCGATACCAGTAAAATTAAACTGCCTAAAATGTCTCCATTGAAGGTGGTCATTGATAGAAAGTTTTATGGGCAGGTCAAGTCGGTTACTGTCTCTAAAAATAAAACAAACCAATATTTTGTATCTGTTCTAGTTGAAGAAGACGTAGTTCTTTACGAACAAACAGGTAAAACTATTGGTGTTGATCTTGGATTAACAGATTTGTGCATTCTTAGTAACGGAATGAAAATCTCTAATCCAAAATGGTTTCGTAAAAACCAAGCGAAGCTAAAAACCGCACAGCAGCACTTTAGTAGAAAACAAGAAGGTTCCAATAGAAGGGAAATACAAAGAACAAAAGTTGCTAGAATTCACAGAGAAGTTAGTAACCAGCGATCTTTTATTCACCACAATATCAGTTCTTGGCTTGTAAAAAATTATGATACGATTGTAATGGAAGACTTGAACATAAAAGGAATGCTGAAGAATAGAAAATTATCAAAATCTATATCTGATGCATCATGGTCATCATTGGTGTCAATGATTTCATATAAATCTAATTGGCGAGGTAGAACTTTCCATAAAATAGATCGTTTCTACCCTTCTAGTAAGACATGTTCTTCTTGTGGTCATAGAATTGAAAAGATGGAGCTATCGATAAGAGAGTGGGATTGTCCTTCTTGTGGTTCCCATCATAATAGAGACTTGAATGCTGCTGTTAACATTTACAATAAAGGTATGAATGACCTTTATGGATTCACATCGGACGAATCAGCCGATTACAGACATAGAGAGGATGTAAGTCTTTTGGAGTTACCAAAAGCAACCTCGTTGAAATGTCTAGTCAGTTTTATAGATTTTTATAAAACGGCATGATTATTGGCATGTTAGTGGTAGAATCTTTTCTAACCGTGAAACTGTAAATGACATTGTGAGTAAATTATGAAAACGAAACCACGTTACGAAACAGTATTACAAATTTCGCGAGTTATGTTGGACGAAGTAGAACACGAAATTCAGGTCAGAAAAATCAACGGTGCTTATCACGTTAGATGTTTCACTAACGGAATCTTGAACCAAGAGGCTCGGTGCTTTAGTAAGACAGACATTTCCTATACCGCACGTGATCTTTTGCGAACCGAGGATAAGTGTGGTAACTGGTCTTATTTTGCAATGTCTGCAAGAGAAAGGTTAAACCGAAATGCGTAAATTCTTTACCGACTATCCATTCGAGGAAGATGACCACTCGATCAAGGAAGTCACGTTACTTGCTTATGATGACAACAAATACGCGATTGTTGAATGGAACAGCGAAAGATACGAATGCAAGCTAGGGTATCTTTACTATGACGAACAGATGACTAAAATTCTGCTGCATGCACATCCTGCCGTGATTGCGGTGAGCCATGATCCCGATGATCGGTTAACACGAAAACAAATTGCAAGGAAACGTAAAGCAAGGAAACCTAAAATCCGTTATTGTATTTACATCTACTTTACTGTTGGCAGAGATTGTGTTAAAATCAGTTTGAAGACTCGCAAGAACACATCAAAAGTTCTGGAACGAATGCGGCATAAAGAAGGTGTTCGCGATATCGCGATCTACCGACAACACAAAGACTCATGGGACGTTTATTGTCAACCACCTAACAGCTAAATACTGTTAGGCTTGCTTGCTCCCCATTCCAACCAGTTCGTTTAGAACTGGACCTCTCGATTTTCATAGAATGTTTCTGCAAAGCCATTGGAGGCGAAGCCTCCAATTCCAGTGTTGCGCTGGAATTTTGTTTAGAATCATAAAGATCAATTTGACCTTGATTCAGAATGTTTATAGCAGCGTTTAGGTCACGGTCATGGTGCTCGTTACAAACTGGACAAGTCCATTCACGAACATCGAGATTCAGTTTGTCAAGTTTGTAACCACAGCAAGAACAAGTCTTGGATGATGGGAGCCAACGGTTGATTTCATGAACAGTCTTTCCAGCATAATTTGCTTTATACTTGATCATATTCTTCAAAGTAGACCAAGCGGTTTCGTGTATCTTTCTTGATAACCTACGATTCTTCAACATTCCATTGACGTTTAAATCTTCAAGGTATATTGCGTCAAAATTATTAACCAAGTAACGAGAAATCAGATGATAATATTCATTCCTCATTCGAGTTAGTCTTGAATACAATTTTGCTACAACTAAACGCTGTTTATGATAAGAATTAGACCCTTTTGTTTTACGAGCAAGGATTCTTTGTGCTCTTTTCAATGCTTTCTTGGTTCTTGAAAGCATTTGTTCTGGATGATTGAATTTGACTCCTGTTGATAAAATAGCTAAATCTCTAAGCCCAAAGTCAATACCAACTTCCCGATGAGTCATTTGCTTCAACTGGATAGTTTCATCGACCAGAATGGAAATATAATAACGACCATCAGTATTCTTAGAAACAGTTGCTTGTTTAATTGTTCCTACGAATTGACGATGAATAATACACTTGATGCTCTTGATCTTTGGAACGGTAATTAAATTATTCTCAAAATCAATTTTGATGCCACGAGTTCTGTAACTCTGTCTGGAATTTTTTGACTTGAAGGTAGGGGGCTTAACATTCGGACCTTTTCGTTTTCCTGTAATAGAAGCAAAGAAATTTTTGTATGCTACACTTAAATCTTCTGATGAACTTTTTAAGACCCAATCATCAATCCCACGAAGCCAATCGGTATCTTCTTGTTTCTTCAATTCTGTAATCAACTTGTTACAATCAAAGTTACTCAAGTGGGTTTCTTTATTATCAAACCGAGTTTTTTGTTCATTGAGAAAATGATTGAAAATCCAACGCTTCGCACCAAAGAACTGTGCCAGCGTTGCTGTTTGAGCAACATCTGGATACAGTCTGTATTTGTAGGCGCGAAGTTGGGTTGACATAATGGGATGTTTGTTGTATAATCGTATTTAAGATAAGATTTTTAACGCAATTCCTCCTAACGATCTTTAGTCGTTAGGTTTCCTTACTAAAACAAGAATGAAGAATTCTTCTGTCATTCCGTTAAACTAGGCGATGGTGATGCACCTGTGGCTTGCTTGGAATGCTCATGGGAAGGGTTCAAGTACAACTTATTGGAATCAACATGAGTCAAATTAAACGACTGACTGACGAAGAAATCCAAGCGCGAATTGATGATCAGATGAAGATCACTCGCGACCACATCGCTAGCCTTGAGGTGAATGGGTATCTCGATTCAGATGGCTATCCGACAGAAGAATTGTACGATGCAATCGAGAATTGGTCTTCGTTCATGATTCCCGAGCTATTCGACATGCTGGAAAAATGTTGGTGGGGCGTAAAGGCTTATGGCACGATGGCTCGCTACAAAAAAGATGGCAAAAACTTTATATCAATGTCAACAGTTGGATGGAGTGGCAACGAGGCTTTAATCCGTGCTCTACGTAACAACTCATACTACATTTGGGATGAAGTTTTCTATCAAGAAAACCGAGGCGGTCATTTTATTTTCATAATTGATTCCGTGGCTTGCTTGGAATGCTCATCAAAATAATCTACACATAAAATTTATGTGATACAATAACACCATCAACAATGAAACGGAGTCCAAAATGTCTACTACCTATGCATTCATTTCTCGTCATGTTCCAACCACAGAACAGGCAGAACTAGCTGCCGAAAAAGGGATCGAGTTGGTAGTAGTTGGCGACATGGACGCATTCAGCGTAACACCATCTGATGTTGCCAGTAAAGGCGAATTTGCAGGAGTGGTAGTCGTTCATCCTGCTGCCGCATTGCGGCTGAATGGTGCCTATTCAGTTGGTGTGTTCGAAAACGGACAACGCTCACAAGAAGGCGGTAAACCTACCTTCTTCGCAAAGGCATTGCACATCTTCCATCGTCAATAATAACAAGAAAAAACAAATGGAAAAGACAGAAGAATTCAAAGAAAAACTTTTCGCCCTCTTGCGCGAGTATGATGTAAAAATGATAGTAGAGCTATCTCCGGGTTCATTTGATATCGAGGGGATAAACTTTTACTCAAACAAAACCAATGTCGATCTTCATGTTGGTGCATGGTGTGACGGAGTTGAAGATGAAAGTTGATATTGATAATGTAACCGCTTTGCGAGTGACACGCGCTTACCTACAAGAGCATGTAATCATGATGAAGCAGTATAAGCCTAACAGTACGCTGAAAAACTACATTGGAACAATAGAAGATTTATCGACACTTTACGAGTTTGAGAATTTTGTGGTAAAATTCGATAAAGCGATCCCATCAGAAGTAACTGTTAATTCACTTCAAAATTTAGCTTGATCATGAAAATAGATTACACAACTTATCCTAAAACAGCGGCTGCACAGAAAAAATTCGATAAATGCAAAATAGGCGACATTGTTTGGTTTACGGGTGGTTATAATTATTATTTGAATTATTTTATTGGATATGACAAAGGATCATTTGGGATTCGCGCAAAAGTTGTTTCCATAACAAGGGGAATTGCCATCGTGCCAACAGAACTTCCTATTAAAGAAAAAATCAGTTGTTGGGGTGTCATAACGAAGCAAGACATTATGAAAACTCTGGCAAGGTACGAAGCCGAAAACCAAATTGAAGAAAAGGAAAAATACCTTAATAGGTTTCAATTTCTTGACGGTGATCTGGCAGAAATTACAGTTCCTTCTGTTGAAGTGTCGAAATACGAAAAAATGACCAAAAAACAATTGATCGAACTACTAGAGCAACATGGCGCGGCTAAATGAAATTTTGAATAATAGGATTTGATCATGCATTACCTCATTGGAAGTCGAGCACTTAATTTCTGGAATCCTAGCGCAAGGATTAACGACAACGCAGATTGGGACATTGTTACTGACTTTCCGATGATGTTTGATCATCTACGAAATTTCGAGCACCACAAGACCAGTGTTCTTAATAACAGCGAGATCGGTCAGTTTGCCTCGGATATGATCATTCATGTCGGCAACACTCCGGTTAACGTGGTGACAATGGAAGGGCTTGCTGCCATCAAACGTAGCCACTTACATCGTTCGCTGTCCTTCCAGAAACATATCACGCACTATCATAAGCATGGCTTGGTTGAGGCAATGCGAAGTGCCAAGGAATCTACCATCGAGTTTCTGGTGAAAAGAATTGAGTTGACCAAGAAGGAATACCCTCAAGGTAATCCAAATTTGATGCAGAAGAACGAAGAATTCTTTGATGACTATGTGACTAAAGTCTATAATCATGATTGGTTACATGAGCAAGTAGCGTACTACGATAAACCACTCTATACGCGACTTCAAGATGATCCAACAATAGCATGGTGCAAAAAGGAATACTGGCAGAAACTTAGTCATCAAGAAAAGTGTGAGTGTGTATTAGAAGAAGCGATGGTTATTGCCATTGAGAGGTTTATTGTGTCACCGAAGATCGAGAAACCATTACTCACAAAATTGGCTATCCTGCGCTCGGTAGATAAGATTTGTACTACGCTTTGCTCGGGCTGGTTTCGTGACTTTGCTATCGATTACTATGATGATATCTATAAAATGATGTTATCATCCAGCGTTAGTAAAGTAGATTCTGTTGTAAACAAGCTAAAGGAAGAAAATGACATTATTTGAAACTATTAAAGAATTCATCGATGGCAAATCTATTGAGGGCGATGAGTTAAAATTTCAGAATTCTATTGAAGACGAGTTATTCCACATCGATGTATCGGACGTAATCGTAAATGAATTGAAGAAGATCGGCATCAAATTTAAATTAGTTGACAATTATGGTGGCGAAGGAAAAGGTGATTCTTTCTGGTCTACCTACAAATTCACTCGCGAGGAAGAAACCTGTTATATCAAATTTGATGGTAGCTATGCATCTTATGATGGTGCTCATTTGCATGAGTATTTTGAAGTAGAGCCTCAAGAAGTTACTGTTATCCAGTACAAGAAAAAATAATCTACACATAAAACTTTATGTGATACAATAGATGCAACAAAACAGGAGTTGTTATGAAAGTTAAAACACGTGAACTGGCAGGCGCTGCGCTCGATTTGGTTGTGGCTAAGTGTGAAGGGTTGTGGTTCGAAGACGACACGTACATCCATGTTCTCCACGATGATGACGATTGCCTATACTCCACAGATTGGGCGCAAGGCGGGTATATCATTGAACGGGAGAAGATGCACCTGTGCCCAGTCATCGTTGATGACAAAGATGTATGGCATGCATGGTCAGATTACGGAATCAGTGATTGGCGTGCAGAAGGACCAACACCACTTGTGGCTGCAATGCGAGCATATGTTGCTTCTAAACTGGGCGATGAAGTCGAAGTGCTTGACGAACTTATGCAGTGACACTTTTAATAATCTACACATAAGTTTTCCTGTGTTACAATAGATTCACAAAACAAGGATTAACATGAACTACGCAGAATTTTACCATCATCCGAAAAACAAATTGATGGTTGATATCTTAGGAACAACCGACTCGTTTGGGTGTGTCGATTTCTATGACGACGAAGAAGACACATCATATGCCGATGCAGCAGATGCTATTTTTTCCGATAAATTCGGTCTTGTAGTTGGTTTCATTGAGTCAGAAAAAGACGATTATCTGAATGAAACTTCTTCGGTTTGGCAAATTGAAGGCTTCTTCATTAGGATTGTGTCCAGCGGAAGCTCATATGATGGTTATAACGTAGTATCTGTGAAACAGGTTTTTCCTAAGCAAGTAATGAAAACCATCTACGAATAGCCCAAGAACGCATTAGAACCCGTTTTAAGCGGGTTTCTTGCTGATTTGATATCAACCTCTCAATTTCAATTTAAATCGTTTATAACCCGTTTAAATCATGACTAAACTTTACCTCGAAATTAAAAACATCCTTGATTCTGACAACAAAAAAGATGTTATCAATAAATTTTTCTGGGGGGCGTACCTTTATAGGGCGAAAGAAATTCCAGAATTAGAAGAACTGATCAATGCTAGTTTTAAAATAGTTGACTCATATGGCGGAGAAGATCAGGGGATCGAGTATTGGAAAGTATATAAATTTACTCGCGATCAAGAAACCTGCTATATCAAATTTGATGGCAGTTACGTCTCTTATGATGGTTCTACATTTGATCGATTCTATGAAGTAGAGCCAAGAGAAGTCAAAGTAACTGTGTACGAATCGATTTCGAGTTGAGTAGACTGCAAGTAACGAAACGAACAATTATTCTCGGTGGAAGAACATTTATTCTTCCTCTGCGAGTAAATGGCTTTTACGTTGATGACGCAAACGGTAACACCATTGCCGAAGCGCCCACACAAGAACTCGCAAAAGCCATTCATGCGTTGTTAATGGAAAAGTTTGACAATGTGTGTAATGACATACATTGATCCGGTTAATGTATGTCATTACACACATCGCATGAAGAAAATTCTTGATGTTCTTTAGAAACGATAAAACAAAATGAGCAAAATTTTTGTTACCAGTGACACACACGCTTTCCATGAGCGTATCATCGAATTCTGTCCCAAGACAAGAAAAGGTTCTTCGACCGAGGAAATGACCGAAAATCTTGTGCAGGCGCATAACCGTGTCGTTAGCCCAGAGGATACCGTTTATTTCCTTGGTGACTTTGCATTTGGTGGCAGACCAGATAAGATTAAGAACTTCGCTGATCGACTGAATGGTACGAAGCACCTGATATACGGTAATCACGATAAAGTGATACGTGGTAATGCGGTACTTCAATCGTGTTTTGCTTCGGTGCAGGACTATAAACGGTTTAGTTACCAGAAGCAACAGTTTGTCCTGTTTCACTTTCCTATTGCTCGATGGGAAGGGTGTCATTATGGTGCAATTCATCTTTTTGGACATGAGCATGGTGGGTTTGAGCAAGAAGGTCGCTGTATGGATGTTGGTATTGATACCCGACCAAATGGCGACATGCAGCCTTGGTTGCTCGATGATGTAATACGTCTTCTGAAAGATAAACCTCTTATTCAACACCACGGTAAGACAAAATAATCTACACATATTTTTCTATGTGATACAATAACTCCATCGCAACAAAACTTGGAAGGAAACCTAAAATGGCACATCAAATCACTGAAACCAATGGCAAGTTCGAATTCGCTTTCACAGGTGATCGCAACAAGATTTGGCACGGGTTGGGTCAACAAATCGAGGAAACAGCTACTCTTGAACAATGGAAACAAGCCGCAGGAATGGAGTGGGAAGCATTCCGTTCAGTGGTTGAATATCAGACTGCATCAGGAAAACAGCTTTTCAATGATCGAAATGTTCTGTTTCGGTCTGATACAAACGAAGCAATGTCCGTTGTATCAAAAGACTATAAAGTAGTTCAGCCAGCGGAAATCATGGAATTCTTCCGTGAACTGATTGATCTGAATGGTTTCAAAATGTCTGCTGCCGGTACATTGTTTGGTGGTCGCCGTTTTTGGGCAACAGCCGATATCGGTAAGTCTTTCTCACCGATCAATGGTGACGATATCGGCGGTTACTTGTTAGTAACAACATCGATCGATGGTTCACTTGCCACAAGCGCAAAATTCACTAGCACGCGAACAGTATGTAACAATACACTGTCAATCGCTCTGAGCGACAAGAGCCGTACAGTTCGGCAGACACATGCAAAAGAATGGGATGCAAAGCGTTTCAAATTTGATCTTGGTCTGGTCGATGAATCTTGGGATAACTTCCGTAACAAGATCACCAAACTGACTCAGATCGAAGCCTCTGATGCCGATGCGCTGGCTTTCTTTAAACAGAAAGTATTCAACAAGGATGTTCTGGAAAGTGAACAGACCCGCGCTGCACAGAAAATGGTCAGCAACTTGATGGACAAATTCCGTAACGGCATGGGAGCAGAATATCATCACGGCAGTGCTTACGGTGTTCTGAATGCATTCACTGAAGTTGGAACTCACGGAACAGGTCGCCGTGATCCTTCATGGCAGTTTCATAACTCTTACTTCGGTACAGGCGAATCTCTGAAGACAGAAATCTTCAATGATTTGATTGCGCTGGCAGCGTAAATTAAAATTCGGTTGGTTTCTGTAATACAATAACGGAAACCAACCAAGGAAACGATATGAAACGCACTGTACCACAATCCGTTTTCGACGCCCCAGAAGCAAAACGGATTGCTAAGATTGCTTTCCGAGAAGCAAAAGAAGAATTGGACAACACACCTCGTCATCAACTGGACGAGGGAAAACCAAATCACCCGATGTGACCTTCACATTTTCGGGTATCATTATCAAACTTTATTGGACAAACAGAAATGAAAATCGTATTTCATAAAATCGACAAACCAGAAGTCAAAAAAGATCAGAGCGTCAATCGCATTGTTGTGGTTGATGTTTCTGGTTCAATGTCAAATGATCTTCCTAAGCTGCGCCAACACCTGAAGAACAAGTTACCTTCACTGGTATCACCAAAGGATTCTCTGAGTCTTGTTTGGTTTAGTGGTCGCAATGAATGCGGAACGATCTTTGAAAATATCAAAATCGCAACAGCAACTGACCTGTCTACCATCAATGCTGCAATCGACCGTTTCCTGAAACCTATTGGTGCAACAGGTTTCGTTTCTCCGCTAGAAGAAGTGAAACGAATTATCAGCAACAGCGATACGGATGCTAACGCAATGTATTTCATGACAGATGGTGGTGAAAATCAGTCACCAAAGACCGCTGTATATGAAATGTGTGAACAACTCAGTGAAGTCATTGATTCTTCGATCTTCATTGAATATGGTTACTATGCTGATCACGATACACTTACCATGATGGCAGAGGCTGTTGGAGGTGAAGTCATTGGGGCAAGTGAATTTTCTTCTTATTCAACTTTGCTTGAAAAAACATTGGGTGGTAATGTTTCTGGTGGCAAACGTGTTACTATCAAAGTCTCTGAAATCAACTCCATCGGATTTGTTGTTGGGTTCACGGATGACAGTTATGTAATCTCTGTTCCCAATGGAGCAAAGGAAGTTACTGTTCCTGCGAATGTTAATACAATCGCATATTTCACGGGCAGCGGCAATCTCGAAATAGCGCCGGAACTAGCTGAATCCAATCGTGACATGTCTATGTTGGTCGCTGCATTGGTTCAACGCGGCTTAACAGATGTTGCTGTTGATGTTGCTGCTGCAATCGGTGACGTAAACCTCTTTAATCGTCTTCAGAACGCTTTTACTAAGCAAGACTACAATCAGGTTGTTGAAGTCGCAAAAACGCTTGGAACGCCAGATAATCCATTCTATGCAATTAAACCACGCAACACTAATCTTGCGGTTGACCCAAATGCATATAATGTGTTGACTTTGTTGATGGATATTGTTTCGTTTGAGGGCAATTTACTGAACATTAGTCATCCTGAATTTGAATATCGGTCAATCGGAAATTCACGCAAACCGCGAGAAATCGATGGGTTCACACCAAAGTTCGTTGACACAGATACTGTAATTCTGGCTGATATCACGACTCTGAAATTCAATGAAGATCGACCAAACATCGGTCTGCTCGTTCGCCGTAATGGTAAAGTTCAGTTGCCAGATAATTCTTATGGGTTCACTGAGTTTGATACATTCATTTTCCGTAACTACTCTATTGTTACCGATGGGATCGTTAATCTGAAGAAACTGCCGGTCATTCTTACGAAGGCTACTCATGATCTTCTGGTAATGAATGGTATTCCACTTGAACCTTTTATGGTTGGTAAGACATATGTCATTGATATTTCTTCGATGCCAGTAATTAACCGTTCAATGGTAACTCCAACCACTGCCAAGGAAATGTTTACTGACTACTTTAAGTTGTATACACTTCGGTGCGAACAAAAAGTAATCAATGAAGGAAAAGATAGGTCAGCTCCCGGTCAGAAGTTTTCTGCTCTCTATGGAGAAGAAGCAACCCTGTTCCTGAAAAAGTATGGTATCAGCGAAGGTGGTTTCTCTCCATTAACTGATGCCGATGAGAAAGTTGATCCGTACATGGCAAAGGAATTGCGTATCAGCCTTGCCGGTTTTTCTTCTATTCCAAAAGTATCTGATGTGCGTGACGCAATTGCTGCCGGGAAAAATCTGACTCCTAGTCAACAGGCAATGTCAACTGTCATCAACACAACTCGCGACGTCAAAGAAGTACAACAAGAAATTTCTTCTCTGCTCAATGGAATTGTGATGAAAAAGTTTGGTATAATTCTTGGAAAGAAATGGTTCACTGATGTGTTTGACTATGATGATATCGTGATGATGAATTTCCCCGGTATCACTAAGCAGATTAAATGTCAAGCGAAACTCGTTGAGGTTCCTGTTTAATTATTTGAAAGTTCAAAATGACTGTACATGGTGTTATTAAGTTGCTCGAATCAACCACGAAGAAGAACGACAAACTAGCTATTCTGAAAGAACATGCTGATAATCCAATTCTTCGTGACTTCTTTCGGCTTGCACTGCACCCTCACATTAACTTCTATCAAAAAAAGGATTTCGTTCAACGAGCAACCGGCGATGTTCCAATTGTTGTTGCAATGCGGAAACTAGAGAAAGACATTGCTGGTCGTCAGATTACAGGCAATGCTGCGATTGAATATATTCAGGAGTTGATTGATTCTGTTTCACCTGAATATGCCGATCTTATTTGTCGTATTCTAAAGAAGAAACCGGGGTGCGGGGTTGATACACAGGCAAATGATATTTGGGACGGAATCGCGCCGGAGTTTCCTCAGATGCTTGCTAGTCCATTTACGCAGAAGGCTTTCGATAAGTATTATGGTAATCAAAAGTCTTATATTGTTCAACTTAAGTCAGATGGTACACGCACCTTTGTTACACTGACAAATGGAACCGTGACACTCAATACTCGAAGTGGTCGAGAAATCGAGGTGAATAATCATTTCGATTCTCTGCTCTCTACATTTCCATCAGATTTTGTGGTAGACTGCGAGTTACTGGCAATTGATCCGAATACAGGAAAATTTCTTCCACGTAAAATTGGTAACGGGATCATCAACAAGGCAGTGAAGGGAACTATTTCACAAGATGAAATCAAGTACCTGCATCTGGTTGCATGGGACATGATTCCGCTGGATTCATATTTTTCAGAAAAATATGATTTGCCATATTGCGACCGATTGGCGATGTTGAGTTCATTTGTTGAAAAGAACCCATATAAGAATCTAATCAGTCTGATCGAATCGAAGGTTGTGTATTCTCAGCGCGAAGTCAATGAATTCTTCCAGAAGAAATTGTCTGATGGAGAAGAAGGGGCTATGCTAAAGCGAATTGATGGGATTTGGGAGAACAAACGGGTCAAGGACACGTTGAAACTCAAGTCAGAAAAAGAAGGTGAATTCCGAGTCGTTTCCTTCAATGAAGGCAAGGGCGAACTGTTAGGAAACCTCGGATCACTTAATCTCGAAACAGATGACAATAAGGTAAAAGTTTCTGTATCAGGATTTTCTCTTAAACTACGTTCAGAAATCTATGCGAATTTAACAGGCGCTCCTGTTGAATATCAGATGATGAACAAAGAAACAGATTCATTTGAAACACTTATCGCCAACCCCGGTGATTGTGATATCGGTGTCGGTAGTGTCGTTACGGTTCGATATAACGAATTGATCTGTGATGTAGATAAGAATTATTCTCTTTTCTTACCACGTTTCGTCTGCCTGCGCGAAGATAAAGATTCTACTGACACACTGGAGACACTGAAATGACACAAGATGATGTTATTGATTGGATTCGTAACAACACAGCCACGCATATAGAATATTTCTCTGATGAAGAATTGTTAGATGAAGTTGATCGCAGATACATAGGCAGAGATGACATTTACGAAGCCGCAAAAGAGTTACATAAAATTGTTATTGGAGTCAATCGTAGCAAGACCGTGGAACAATGGATTCAGGAATATATTAACAACACTATAGGAAAAATTGTCCGATGATCGATATCAATGCACTTAAAAACAGTCTGAATGATGGTATCATTATTGTCAACTTCATGACAAAGAAAAACAAGCCGTATTCAATGCGCTGTACAAAGAATTATCACCATATCCCGGTAGAGAAACATAGCGGAGCTAATTCTCCTACTTTGATTGGTGACAACATCGTGGCTGCATTTGATCTTGATCAAAATGAATGGCGCTGCTTTCGTAAAGACAAGATCACGTCATACAAATGAAGATCAAAATCATATCTTGTGCTGATCAGATGTTTTGGTATTCTTCTTATGTCGGGGCAACGATAGATGTGATACGAGAAAGCGAAACCAAATATTGGGTGCGCGAACTTCCAGATAGCCACTGGAATTGCATAAATTTTGTTCTAAAGACAGATAGCGAAGCAATATATGAATAACATTGAAATGGAAATTTTGGTTATTACTGCCGAAGAATGCTCAGAAGTAATCAAAGAAATCACCAAGATCGTTCGGTTCGGTTATGATTCATGTCATCCAGATAACCCAAATCTCACGAATCGAGATAATCTGACCGAAGAAATCGGTGATCTGATGCACATGATTCATCTTCTAACAAAGCATGGGATCGTGTCGGCTGATGCGGTTGAAATGGCTGCACAGAAGAAAAAAGAAAAGTTACTTAAATTTTCGAGGATTCCGCAATGATTCCAGTTGCAAGGTTAGGCGATTCGACAGTAGGATACTGTAAGAAACATAAGGCACAGACAGGAGCCATTGTAAGCTGTAGTCCTGATGTTATTGATAATGGTATTGGTGTCGCAAGAGTCGGTGATACTGTACGTGCTGCATGTGGTCATACAGGCGTCATTGTTTCTGGAAGTGGCACTGATATAGTTGATGGGGTTCAGTTAGCCAGAATTGGAGATAATTTCGATGGTTACTATTCTGGACACATCGTTGGTGGCTCACCTGATTCTGTTTCAGGATAAACTACACATAAAGTTTCTCTGTGATACAATAACTCCATCGACAACGAAATGCGAAAGTTAAAAATGGCTTCAAAATTCTCCCTCTGCTTCGATGATGTAGAAGAAACAATGGTATCCAATACATTTTGGGGTGTTATTGAATTCAATGGGTTTGAATATACATTTGATTGCACAGTGAAGATGCCAGAATGGTTGCTCGATGCTGATGATGTGGATGATCTTCGTCTTCAGGGACACGAAGATTGTTGGGTAAAGTTTGCTTCATCTGACACGGATTATGAAAATCCAGAAGATGTAAGTTACGCATCACTTCCTCAAGAAGTAAAGGATTGGTTCGAGGTTTTCGTTTTCGAGAAAATCGGATACCGTGAAGCACCGGGTTACGCAGAGGTGACACTATGAGTTTTATTGAAAATTGCCCGAGGATCGATGTGATACACGGGCATCACACTGACCCCGGTCCTCGGTCAATGTTAATTCAGATCGCTGATCCTGCGTATGGGTTCCCTGTGCCTGCTTATAACTTTTCATCAGTTCATCAATTTGAATTTTTGGACTGTGAAAAGGATAGCGGGTTTCCCGAGGAATCCAAATTCACATACTTGCAAGCAAAAATGATCAAATCTCTGTTAGAATTTGCTCTGACAGAAGAAATGAACGTCATTGTTCACTGCCATGCAGGAATTTGTCGAAGTGGAGCTATCGTTGAGGTTGCTACAATGATGGGATTCGAAGTAGCCGGAAAAAGAAACCGAATTCCGAATTTGATGGTCAAAACAATGTTGATGGATGTTTTAGGTTTAACTTACAATGAGGTGAAATGATGAATCAAAAATTTGAAAAGTGGAATAAGATTTTTAAAGTAGGGCTAATCGCTCTTGGGGCATTGATCATTAGCCCTATCATTTTCATGGTAGTTCAAGGAATCGTTGGCGCAGTTATTGCGGCATCAATTGGATTGGTTGTCGTGAACGCTGCGCCGGTGGTTTCAATGAAACTAGCAAACTGGAAAGTCGGAGCAATTACTGCCGAGGCAGCAAAGAATCCGATTGAGACTCTACAGAATCTTTTGATCGAGAAACGCAACGCCTACGATACCTTTGTCACAAATGTTACTGAAGCTGTTGCGGCAAGGAATAATTTTGCGGTCAAGTGTCGAGAGTTCTCGACAAAATACCCTGCCCGTGCCGCTGAGTTCGAGAATCAACTAGCAGCAATGACTAAGTTGGTTGAGCAGAAAAAGGCAGCGCTAGAACAAGCAAGACGTGCAATTGAAGCCGGGGAAGATAAGCTAGTAGAGGCGCGAGCATACTGGGAAATGAGCCAAGCCGCACAGGAAGCAAATAAGGCAGCGAAGATGGATACAGGCGATCTTTATGAGAAGCTGAAAGCAGACACTGCGCTTGATTCGGTTATCAATAGCATGAGCACTGCATTTGCTGAGATTGAGGTTGCTGCATCATTGGAACCTGCCTCAACCCTTGCTATTGAAAACAATCCCGGTTACACTATTATTCCTGCAACTACTATTAACTCGAAAGTAAAGGTGACTGCATAATGTTTGCCCGACTAATCGGAACCCTTCTTGTTCTTCTGGTGGTCTTTGTTCTTCTGGTTATCACGCAACCAAATGATCAGACTCCAACACCAACAGCGCCAACCGGCAATAATGCCCTGAAAAGTCTTTCTATTAACTAAGGAAAATCATGACTAAACTCAAAACAATTTTCGTCTTCGCTCTGATGATGTTCACATCAGTGACATTCAGTCAAAATCTTAAGGTCGCAACAGGAAGTAGTAGCGGAACCTATAGCAAGATGTTCAAAGAACTTCAGGAGACTTGTAAAGACACCATTATGCTGTCCGAGCAGAATAGCAACGGCTCAATGGATAATATTGATATGCTCACGGGTAACACTGTTAACGGTGCATTTGTTCAGACTGATGTTCTTTTCTATCGGAGTCGAACCGAAGATTTATCTAATGTTAAAACTCTGGTGACTTTGCATCCAGAAGAAGTACACTTCGTTACACTCACGACACCTAACATCAAAGAAGGTGGAACAATGGGGTTCGGTGCTAAACAAGTACAATTCAACTCCATCAATGATCTAGTTGGTCGAACAGTTGTTGCAAGTGGTGGCAGCTACATCACAGCACAGGTCATTCGTCTTCAAACCGAGATTAACTTTAATATCGTTGAAGCAAAGACTAACGATGACGCAATTAAGATGATCACAACAGGTCAGGCTCATGCAGCGGTATTGGTTGGTGGTAGCCCATTGCCTATTCTTGCGCCCCTGACAAATACATATAAGCTGTTAGAGATTCCTGAGGCAACTGTTGCGAAACTGAAGAACGTGTATGTACCCGCTAAACTGAATTACTCGAAGATGAGTTCGACCGGGGTTTCCACTGTTGCGACCAATGCACTGTTCGTAACTCGTCAATATAAGACCGATACTTTTGTAAAAGGGCTGACAAACCTTCGTGCATGTATCAATAAGAACGTAGATGTTTTGTCCGAGACAACTGGTAAGCATCCTAAGTGGCAAGCTGTCAAGGTCGGTGATACAGGCAAGTGGTCTTATTACGATCTGACCAGTAAGAAATAAACTACACATAAAAAGAAACCCGGTACAATAGAGGCAGGAGAAAACGAAATGCCTAAAATTGTAACCGGGTTATCCATCATCATCACCTCTGCTGTTCTGTATTCTTCTTATACAACTCAGCAAACGGTATCATCAATCGGAACAGAGATTCGTGAAATCAAGTCAGAGGTAGCGAGTCTAAGAAAAGAGATACAGGTTATCAAGACTTCTGAAGTCGTGAACCTGTCAAATAAGGAAACAGAGTGTCTTACAAAAAATGTAATGCACGAAGCAGGAGTAGAACCATTTGAAGGTAAGATTGCTGTTGCTCAGGTAACTTACAACAGATTGAAGACAGGTCGATGGGGGTCCGACATTTGTAAAGTTGTTTTTGCTAAGTCTCAATTTAGCTGGACACTCGAAAAGAAAAAGAAAACCGTGACACCAAAAGGAAAGTTATGGGTAGAAAGCAAGAAGGCTGTTGCTGAATTCAAACAAGGCGGAAGAATCCCTGAATTGAAGGATGCAAAGTTCTATCACACCGACTACATCAAGACTCCCAAATGGGTAGACCCCAATAAGAAGGTCGAAAAGGTCGGTCAACACATCTTTTACGTAGCAGCAAAATAAGGAACCCCTCTAGAACGCATTTAAACACGATTACAGCCGTTTTAAACCAAAGTTGATACCAACATAGCCACAACCCCTTTAAACCTCTCAAAACTCGTTTAAATTGATCATGAACATCTTTAAAAAATTCTTTGAAGTCAAGAAACCATCCGTATTTGTATCAGAGGCAGATTTGATTGCTCTGCGCCAGCGTAATGAGATTCGGCTTGAGGAAGCAAAACAGAAGTTAGGCGAAAAATGGCTGTTGCATCCGAATAATCAAATTAAATCATCAAAATAATCTACACATAAAATTTAGTTGTGATACAATAACTCCATCAACGAAACGTAAATGGAGTTCAAAATGGCTTACATCACTAAAACCGAAGTTGCTACTAAATCTGTTGCTCTGAAAGAGTTGAATAAAAAATTTGGAGTCAAGGCACGTTTCTCAGGCTCAAACAGTTCTGAGTTGACACTGAGAATCACGCAAGGCTCAATTGACTTCGGTCACGACTATTGCGATGTAAACCATTATTGGATCGACAAAAACTTCAGCGGTGCTGCTAAGGATTATCTGAATGCAGCACTGTCTATCATGAAAGAAGGTTATCACGATAATTCTGATGTGATGACAGATTATTTTGATGTTTCGTGGTACAATCGAATCGTAATCGGTTCCTACGACAAAAATTATGTTCTCACCAAGTAAAATTCACGATTCCCTGCTGTGTCTTGCTGTTGCTGATGCAGTAGGGGAGCCATTTGAATTCAAGGACAAAGAAGACTTCACTAAGAAGCAAATTCTTGATTACGCAAAATATTCTGTTCTATCAGAGACAGACGATACTCAGATGACAGTTTTTGGATTCGAGGGCTTGCATAACGGCGATGTAAAACATGCATACATCAATTGGTGGAAAGGTCAGGTAGGAATAGAATCCGATTCCGTGTTTTCTTCTGATCCAGCGATGGCAAGAGTTGCTGCGCCGGGAAACACTTGTCTGAGTTCTCTCTATAGACTGCATAACGGAATGGTCAACCGCAATAATAGTTACGGTTGCGGTTCTGTGATGCGGTTGCTTCCTTTTCTTACAGTTTCTGATGATCCCGAGATTGTCAGAAAATCCATGTACGAATCAGCCGAGATTACGCACCATCACCAAAATAATCGAGTTGCAATCGATACGTTGGTGGATTATCTCTACTATAATAAACTTCCTTATCGGATCGAGTCAGCATTGAATATCAGTGAACTCGGGCAAGGGTGGGTAGCAACAGAATGTGTTGACATGGCAATCTATTCTTTTATCAACGCTGGCGCTGATTTTGATAGACTCCTAGAATTGTCTATCCATCATTCCGGTGATTCAGATTCAGTTGCCGCAGTTGCAGGAATGATATACGGATTATGTTATAATCCACCTGAGTACATTACAAGATTAAACTGTCAGGCTGCACTGAGTAAATGCAAGGAATTCATCAAATGAAACCCACTATGTCAACTTCAATGGGAACACATTCAATGTCGCTCTACGATAAGGTGGTTAAAACTCTGACCAACCGACCAAAAGTCAGGAACGAGATTTTTCTGAGCATTCACTCTGGACAAGCTGCTGATGCAATGAAAAGCATTGGAGTCAAAGATTACCATCTGGTAGTTGCTTCATTGAAACCAGATGGAGTCAGACAGATTGGATGGTCTGTCTGGAGATTTGTGTCAGATGAAGAAGAATGTTTAGTTGAAATGCTGGTCAATGGTAGCGGCGTTCGTGGTTCGTGTGTTGGTAAAGAAACTCCAACATTCAGAAAAGGATCGATTCAATAATCTACACATAAAAGTTTTATGTGATACAATAACTACATCAACAACGAAACACAGAAAGTCCAAAATGACAATCGCAAAAACAATCCTGACACAGATCAAAACTCTTGACCCAATGGCTCTGTTTGCTTGGGGAGCAAAGGACTTGGTTAATATTGGAAATGGGTTGCAGTTTCGTTCAAGCGGAATGGCAAAGTGGAAAGGCAATGTTGTGATTCGTTATAACGAAGCAACTGACCTCTATGACATTGAGTTCATTCGCATTCGTGCGGGTGTCATCAAAAAAGATGCTTCTTCTGAGGGCGTCTTTGCTGAAGACCTGATCCGTTTCATTGACGCACAAGTTCAGTAAGGGGTAATCATGGGCGGCAATGCATTAAAGAATACTACGACCCGTAGAATGAGTAAAGACGATTATCTTGAGCGTGTCTCGGAAGTAAGTAAACTTCTTGATTCTTACATTTCAAAATTTCATCCTTCATTCAATCTACGTTACCATGTCCTTGAGAATGTCGGCGAAAAAGAATCCTTCGGCGACATGGATGTTTTGGTAAGTTTCCCGATTAACGAGAATGTTCTCAACGGTATCGGATTCGCTCCTAAAGACATTTTCATTAACGGAAGCGTTGCAAGTTTCGATTATCGTGAGTTGCAAATAGATTTTATTACTGTTCCTTCTTCGTCTTTCGACTATGCTAAGGCGTATTTCAATAATGGCGACCTCGGAAACCTACTAGGAAATCTGGCGAAGCATTATGGGCTGAAACACGGTCATACTGGACTTCTTCTACCGGTTCGCGATAAGGATCACCTTTATACCGAACTATTGGTAACATTGGATCATGACGAGTTTCTTGAATTGGTGGGGCTTGATACCGATACCTTCAATAAAGGGTTTGATACATTAGAAGACATGTATCACTATGTCACCACCAGCCCTGTATTCCGTCGCGAATCTTATTCATTCGAGAATCTTAATGCAGTCGCAAGAACTCGTGACAAGAAACGACCACAGTACATTGCGTTCTTGAAATACTTGGACGACCATCCCGAGGCGATTGGTGTTCCCAAGAAAAAAGATATGACTCGACTCAATGCTGTCTTTGATAAGTTTCCGGGGCTTAAAGATCGATATGAGACTGTCATCAAGGAAATGTTATTCAAACAAGAATATCGAATCAAACTGAACGGAGAGCTAGTCCGAATCATTACTGGTCTTGATGGCAAGGAATTAGGAATCTTTATGAGCATGATAAAAAGGGATTCTAGGTTCGATCCGGCTGTTATAATTCTCATGCCACAAGAGGAACTAGAAGAACTTATTGAGGATTTTTATAATGAAAAACTATTCTGATCGTTATCAATTCAGCCACCAAGGAAACACATTCTCGTTCACGGACACCAAGACAGGGAAGAAGGTGAATTATTTTCTGGCTAATCACAACAGCCAAGAGAAAACAATCGCCTTCTTTGACTCTCTTACGGATGTTCAGTTAGCTGATGCATTCAAATCAAAATAAGTGTGTTACAATAGAACCAACAGGAGAATTAAATGAACACAGTTTATTACATTCATGGCTTTGGTTCCAATAAGAAGTCATCAACCGGTGCAATGATCAAAGAGAAACTTGGCAGAGAAATTGAATTCATTGCATTGGAGTACGATTCAAATAACCCAAAAGAATCTGTTGCAAGAATGGTCGAACAGATCAACGCTAATGGTCAGTATCCGATGATCGTTGCGTCTTCTCTTGGTGGATGGTATGCAGAACAGATAGCCAACATCATTCCTTCTTCATTGTATCTATGCAATCCTAGTCTGCTACCAGCAACATCATTAAAAAAATACGGCGTAACAGATGAAGTGCTTGAACAATACAAAAAGTGCTGCATCAAAGGGATCAATCTAACAACACCAAGAGTTATTGTCCTGAACACAGATGACAATGTAGTTCCATGCCAATTCGCTGCCAAGATTTATAACGGGCTTGGTAAGATCGTCTATTCAACTGGTGGTCACAGGATGACAGAAGAAAATGCTGACATTCTTGTTAATGTAATTAAATACGACAATAACCAGTTGTCATGATGAAAACATTTTCACAGTACCTACATTTAGTCGAATCATTCAAAAACTTCTTGCCTAAACATGAGGAAGAAAAAAGAAGGCATGCCGAAGAAATCCACGGGATGCTGCATCGAGCCTATGAATCACAGGGCGGATTAAAAGGCAGCGGATTCGCTTCACCAGAGGAAATGGTGAATAAGATTCCCATGTGGAAAATAAGTCGCAAGGACGGTAAAATCAATGCCGTTGCGATGTACAAGGATTCGAACGGAAGAAAACGAGTCGCCGTTGCAACAGATGGCTCACCTGAAGGAAAGAACGCTCTATCATCGATAATGAAGGACGATCTTAAGAGAAATCGTTCTCATGTCGAAATTTCAGGAAAATCTCTTGCTTTCAGTAAGAGACACATGAACGTCGGAGAGTTTGCCAAGACCTACGATGAAGCACATGATTATCATACCAGCAAGGGCGAAGAAATTCGTAGACCACATCCAACTGATCCTGAAATGTTGGCTCACCCGGAGTTACACAATAATCTCTATTCTCGTAAAATTGGTGACGAGTGGCACACAAAAGTTCTTCTTGGAACAACAGGTAAACAAATCAAATAATCTACACATTGCTTCTGTTGTGTTATAATAAATACATCAACAGGAGCTAAAATGTTTACTACCTCTGAGGTTATTATGACACCACTTTTTAATGATGTAACAAAACTGATCAAAGAAACCGATCTTACCCTTGGTTTCTTTTATAATTTAGACGTAGCAGTAGAAAAATTCAATAAGTTGGGTGAAATCAAGTGTGAGTACGTTACGCGGTGCGAAGGTAGCGAAGACGTTTCAGAGAACTGGACAGTCTTCAAATTCACTTTCGGTTATGAAGTGACTTACATCAAATTCGATGGCTATTACGCCTCTTATGACGGAGAGACATTCACAGGAATGTTTGAAGTGTCTCCAAAAGAGAAAACTATCATTGTCTACGAATGAGATTCTTTCTAATCATTCTTCTGGCATCAAACTCATTTGCTTTGACGCCAACAAAGGTTCCGGTAAAACAGAATCACATTCCGATACCGAAACCTGCTTATAAGAGAGATTACAGGACAGAGCCTTGTTTTAACATCATTAACGGAAGATGTTTCTAGACACCTAGCATCCAGTTCTCAAGAGGGCTTCTTCCATTGTCGATGACATAACTTGCCAGAGGAACTTCCTCTGTCTCTGTACCATCATCAATGATACCAAATGGAATCATGTTATCCTGCATGTATTCCTCTTGCTGTTTCGCAAGAATGGCACGAATATTTGTTGAAGTCAGATCAGAGAATATCTGCTGTTTAGTAAGATATGCAAATAACCAGAGGCACGTTGTTAGGTCGTCGTTGATCATGGTATCCTCTGCTGCATAGGAAGCGCCCTTCTGAGTGAACACAGAGAGTTCTTGAATCATGTCATAGCTGTTCAAGATCAATTGATCGGTTTCGATCAATTCTTTGAGCGTAGAGCAACCAACTGCCTTAACTTTTTTCGTTGTCCTGATACCGGGGTATCCTAGCCCCTCTGCAATGGTATCTTTGTGAGTGAAATAAAGATTCTCGTATTCAAACTCATACCAGATTGTATTGGCAATTTCTCCGCCAGCATCATTGACTTCAATCAGAATATATGCGTCGTTATATTTCTTCGCTGTCTGTGTAATTAAAAACGGATATGCTGATGTTGATATGGTGTTGTCTTTGTACGTAGCAACAACCTCATATGGCATCTTCGTAATATCAATGATGGCGAACGCAGAGTAATCTAGATGCTGACCTCTAGATGTGTCAACAATCGTTGTGTATCGATGTTCTTTTTCAGGGTGCTTATATATTTTTAGATTATTTTGTTCGAATACAGGGGCTATTGACGCGAGGTTTGATAGAAATGTTCCGTCAACCAATGTACGACTGGAGCCAGCAAACGAGCACTCAACTTCCTGTGCGAATCTTACTGGTCCCAACGTCTTCAATTCTTTATCAGCCCACTCCTGATCCCTATTCGGGTTCTCGTTCCATTTAGCTTCAATTGCAACAAAATCATTTTTTCCTTCCTGTGCATCGCTCCACAATTTATGAAAATGGTTCATTCCCTTTGGGGTAGAAACAATAATCATTTTAGAGCTTTTCGCCGAAGAAATAGTAGGAAACACAGAAGCGATAAATTCGTCAGCTAATTTTGGTTTTAGATGGGAAAATTCATCCAAAATTAGCATATTTATCGAATTTCCACGCACGGACGCGGGACTTGTTGCTGCGCATGAGCATTTAGACCCGTTTTCGAGCTTAAATGATAATTCGTCCCATTTGGAAATACCAGATTGCATCCAATATGGTAGATTCTCAATGATCATCTTTACGCGCCCAAAAATCTCTTGCGCAATCAATTGTTTATTTGCAAGAATAACCGCATTTTTATTGTCATTGAATGTGACGTACCACGCGACATAACCAGCAACGACAGTAGATTTCCCCATCTGTCTCGGCAGCATGGAAATGATATATCTATTCTCATGCATCGCATTGATCATTCTTTCCTGATAAGAAAACAGATCAAAATTGATTATACCTTTATCAAGAGAAACGATCTTGGCATAATTACGAAGAAAATAAATCGGGTCGGCTGCGCATTTCCTATATTCTTCAACCTGTTGTAAAGTAAAGTTTACAGGTGCGCCAGCCGCCTTTAGAGATTCGTTGTTCTGATAATATTTTTTATTCATTGATACGAAATAGTTTTAAAATTAACAGTATTTATTTTTATTAACTATTTCATACCCAACCGGCATTTCTTCTTTCATTGTTTTATAAGTTATGCTACCTGTTTCTATGTTTCTTATGCGAATCATTTGTTCATCTGTTAGATTTTCTTTGTCTGGTCGCATTTCATATTGTTCGGGATGAAGAAAAATTACCTTTCTGTTAATTAAATCAAAATACTTTTTAGCTCCGTTTCTTTTGCTTCCTTTTTCTTGGTAAGCCTTTTTAATAGCTTCGCTTATGTTTTTGCGTGCGGCATCACTTCTTTTCATCCCTCGATGTTTCTCGGCAGTTTTTCTGATCTTTTCCGGGTCTTTGTTTATAACATTGGCAGTATAATCATTTTTCACTCCCTTTATTTTAGCCCTTGATGCGGCAATTCTTTTTTGTTTCCACTCATCGTCCTGTACCATTCCGTATACCCAACCTTCTGGAATTTCTTGTCCCAAAAGAATTCTAATACGATCTCCTGTCATTGGATTGTAGGCGTGTTTACTTTCGTATAGTTCACTATCCTTACCTCGTTTAACCCAATGATAATCGAAATTATCGGACGCCTGTTTCATAGCAAGACTTCTTTTGAGTCTCTCTTTTTCAGTAATGTATCTACCTCGAACGAAATTTTCCGGGACCAACCCCATTTTTATATCATTCATCGAAAAATAGAAATTCTCTTTTGTTGTTATATCGTGATGCGGGTAATATCTGACAAAATTCTTATCTCTTGTACTCATATATCGAGAAATTTTACCCCTCGTTTCCTCCGACAAAACTTTTCCTTTGCGAGCCGAACTCATCTTAGCAGCACTCTCTGGACTATGAGTCTTTCCATAGAATCCATTCAATTCACCGATAGAACTGATTCTGTTGTATTCGCGAGCCTCTGCAATCAGCGGAGCCAGTTCATCAATTTCTTCTTCGGTAAAATTGTCAATGATTGAACGCCGATAATCAGCAATACCAACGAAGCTGAATAATGCCTTTGCCATCTGCATAAATGGTCTTTTAAGCCCCGCTTCTTCATAAGCCTTGCAGAGATACCAGTGCGCCTTAAAATGCTCCTGATAAGTCATTTTAACGGTGTAGTCGTTATTGCCGAAGATAGCGCGAGGGAACACATGATGACATTCACCAATTTCTACTTCATCCCTTGATAAACAGGAATCGCATAGCCGTAGATAACTCAAAAGATAATCGTTTTCAAATTCAAATTTAAACATAATAATAGGTAAAGTTAAAGACGCCGAAGCGTCTTATTTTAAGTTAGAAAAGTTTTAGTCGAATAGCATTCAACTATTCAACGCATTTAAAAGATCCTCGTCTGATATATGGTTGATAGCAGCACGTCTAACCGTACTGTCTTTGTCATCTAGAGCCTTCGATATGTGTTCTTTGGTTGCATTTGGATGCCGGATAGCATCCCTTCTAACAAACCATTCTTCATCACCCAAAGCCTTCGATATGTGCTCTGGTGTTGCATTTCGGTGTTGAATAGCAGATTGTCTAACATGCCAGTCTTTGTCATTCAATGCTTTTGTAATGTGTTCTTTGGTTGCATTTGGATTTTCAATAGCAGCCCTTCTAAATCGATATTCTTCATCACCCAAAGCCTTCGAAATATGTTCTTTGGTTGCGTTTGGATGTTTGATAGCGAAATGTCTAACCCAATAGTCTTCATCATTCAATGCCTTCGAAATATTTTCCGACGATGCATTTGGATGACGAATAACGTCCCTTTTTTCATCCGAACTACCAGAATCCAATATCTTATCTATTCTGGATGGGATAGATTTAACTGCATTCGGGCTACCATATTTTGTTATAAAATCTAATTTACTCATTTTGTTCTTTCAAATAAAAATGTCAGTGGAACCTTTATTCTACTGACAATATTTCAATTTCTATTTAGTTTAGTCGAGAATTTTCGGAACAGCGTCCATTGCTTTATGAACAGAAGATTTAATAGATTCAAATTCTTCCGGTTCAATTTGCTCGTTCTTGCTATTCATAAACTGACCGGATGCAGGATGCATCTGAAAGACTTTACCATCTTTTTTACGATGAACAACATGGATATTACCCTCGCCATGATAGTGATCAAACTGATTTTGATTTGACCGTGCCGCTGTACACCAGTTAGTTCCTGTGCCGCCTCTTTCTGATCCACCACCATAAAGATGTTGTGACGCATCTTTGTCTGTCAGATGATAGACAGCGATATTATCATCCTCAAAAACTTTTTTGTGCCCCGGCTGATCCAAAGTTTTTTCTGCTTGCTTCTTTGAAGTCATTGTACCCAAATGTGGTTCAATCTTCTTGGAGATAGACTCAATATCTGGATATACTTTCTTTGTCAGTTGCTTGTCTTCAGGAGAAAGTTTTCCCTTGTATTTTTCAAAATCAGACAAAGTTGATTTGATCTTTTCAGCATCTTTCTGTTGAATCTTACCGGATTTATACAAATTAAGCAGATACTGTGTATGCGCCTTATTCTTGGTTGGATCAGCATTGTTAGCAAAATGATCAACAATTTCTGGTGTAGATTTGTGCTCTGCATCAGGATCGTGATCGGTTGTGATTTTACCTATGTTGTCTTTCAGATATTGAATCCGATCTTCAAGAAGAATAGATTCATTCATCATTACATAAGCGATTTGAGTTTCAATTAAAAAGTGCATGGTGGATTCCTTGGTTTTTTTTATTTAATTTTAACTACTTTTCCGTTGACAATATTTTCTGCTTGCCAAGATTCAACTGGCTTACCTTTGATGTACATCATCTTGTAGTAGACGGTCGGAACCATCAAACCGTCACCAATCGTTTTAGAGCCTTTATAAGCCGCTTTCGTCACTACCCATGTCAGGGTATTGCTTACATTGATTTGATCGCGTATAGAGCCTTCTAGAGCCTTCCATGCGCCTCTATTCAATGTCGGTTCCTGTGGTGTCATGTTACTGAGTAAAAATGTATCATTCATCTGCTCAATTGTCACCGCATCATCAGCAGGAGCCATGTGACCTCGATCATACCCACTGTTTGTATAATCTTTCAGCGTTGATCGAATACGATTGGGTATTCTTGTGTCTGGTCTGAAATTATTATCCCTAACAATATCGAATTTTGAATTGGGTTCAATTCTTTCTGAAACCAGTATAACTCTTTTGTCGATTGAAGAATGTAATGCAACATAATGTGTGTTGCATAGTTCAATCGTATTTTTCAAAACAATCTTTTTATTGTTTGGATATAGGTTATTGCAGGCAGCATGCAAATTGAGGCAAAATAAGAATAGTGTAATTATTAAAAGTTTTTTCATAACAATTCATGGAGCCATTTTCCGTCATACATAACACCTCTGGATAGGTACGTGTAACCATCAACAATTTTATTTCCTTTTAACATGAAAGCCTCGTGAGGCTCATTAAAAAAGTAAAACAAAACTATGTTTTTGTGTTTCACTGTTCCACAAAACAAAGGATCGTCTGTTACCGTATTCTCATATGCTTCTATGAATGGGGCTACATTTTTTGGTGGAATCAGATAATCAAGACTTCTCAGGTCTAATAAAGGTTTTGATAAATTATTCATTCAGCAAACAAAATAAAAAGAGCGCCGAAGCGCCCATTTTAGTAACCAATATTCATTTTCTTTCTTGCTTTGGCGTATTTTTTCGCAATATCATTACCAAACCCCCAATCAGTCATAACAGGATAACGGTGTCCTGAGTGTGGGTGAACATAAATCCCCATGTTACGAGGGCTAATGTCGCCGGGGTGCATGTCAGAATTGTGCATCATATCAATCATGTTACTGACATATGGGTGCTCTACCAATTTTTGATGTTGATTTTCGTCAGTAGAAGACTGATAAGAACGACCACCATGAGCAAGAGCATGTTCATGCAGCATTGCGTTCTTAATCTGATCTAGATTCAGACCCTTCGGGAAATCTCTGTTCTTGGTGTGGTTTGCCAAGTCTTTTGCATTGAATTTTTCGACCCTACCCATTTCAAGATGATGGTGCTCGGGATGCGAATCAAACACAGGCGCAAGAACGCCTTCATGGTTCGTTTTCATTCCTTGATCGGTGTGATGAATAACACCATGATGCCCATTAACAAACCAATCAGCTTCTTTACGATTCTGATCTTCACCAAGTAAAGTGTCTTCTCCGTGATACTTGTCAAGTTTACCGGGGAAAGCAATCTTAACAGCGGTATGGCTTTCAGCAGGCTTACCATCTAAGGTGAATTGTTTCTTTTCCTTTGGAAAGAATACGGCGCGACTAGAACCTTTCTTTGGCTTAGAATCCTCAAGACCGGTATCGCGACCGGCTTTGATCATTCCGCGAATGTGTGCAGTGACTGCCAATAGTTTAGTCTTTGGGTTATCATGAGTATCAATCACATTCTGTAATTCAGGATGCAATTCTTCTGTAATGATGTTGATGTAAGCCTGAGCAATGCTATCAATTTGCATTTTGTTTCTCTTTCTGTAAAACGTTTGCTGCCAAATAAGCGCCAATTGTTGCTACCATGATGGTAGAATAAACTCCGTCCGAAATTTTACTCATGTACATCAATCCGGTGCAAGACATGATTGACAACAGAGCAACGATGAATTTTCTTGATTTAAATTTGTCTGTCATTTCATGATTTTCTGAAACATACTAACACGTTTCTTTGCGATTTCATCGGTAACTTTTTTGACCTGAAGATTCATGTCCTTTGTCATCACGGCACCAAGAACCTGCCCAACACATTCATCCTGAAACATTTCTGCCATTTGCATGCTCAGTGCATGTTTTGCGTTTTCTATTTGAGCATTGGCAATAGCAGCGGTTTCATGAAGAATCTTCTTAACAATTTTATCTGCCTGAGAGTCCAGTTGCTTTGGAATTGTCTTGATGTGACCCGGTAAATCTTTTAGCATTCTTTTTGCTAGGTCAATTGTTGTCACACAATCATTTATTGTATTAGCTGCATCCCTGATTGATCCGAATGCTGCCAATACTTTATCACAAGATTTTGCTCCAGATGCATTTCTGGCGCTAGACATGGTTTTTGCGATTGTTGCGAGTGTTCCATTGCCCGACATGTTTACACCAGATAGTTTATTGGTGTGGTGCAACATATCCTGAATCTTGTTATACGCATTAACAACACTGTTCTGAGCCGCAGCAATTTCGTTGTAATCGGGAACAGGAAGATTTTTTGCAGCGAATTGAACTTCAGCAATCCCCATCAACTCAGCAACAGATGGTGGAGTAAACCCCTGTAAGGCAGAATTAACCTTACCAGAAATGGGGTTACTAAATGCGTTGCCGCTATTGATGATAGATTTTATTCCAGAAAGGTCGGGGAGACTCATTACTTTAACCCTATATACTTAGGAATGGTCAAAATCATTTTGGTGATCCAGCCGCCAATTGTTGTCTTATCTGTCATTGAAGATACAGGAGCAGTCCAGACAGCATTAGCAATCGCATTGGTATCAACAGTGGCACCATTTGCCCAAGGTGACAATGTGATATGACTTGTTGTGTCCAACGTAACCACCATCGGTAATTCTAGTTGCAGTGTTCGTGTTGCCCCGTTATATCCGATAACCTTGGCATATTGTTGAGCGCCAGTACCATGATTAACGTATAACAATGCGGGTACGTAGTAGTTATCAAGAGTAACTGCATCTGCTCCCAATTGAATCGAGGTCGCTGTTGCGGTGACTGCGTGACCAGAATATCCGGTCGGTCTTTCTACGGTCGCGTAAGAAACATAAAGCTGATCTACCGATAGAATGATATCTGATATTGCGGTAGAATAGAAACGAATTCTAACATCGCCGATCTGACCTGCCTGAGTTCCTGTGTATTGTTGATACAGAATAAATTTGTTTGTAGTTACTGTGTTGGAGCCAGAAATAGTCCCGATCTGATTCCATGCGTTAGTTTGATAGTTCCATGCTGCAACTTGAATGACTTCATGTTTATCTTGAACCTGCCCAACAAAAACAACCTCAGATGGTATCGAATTCAATCCAATATCAAATGTGTAATTGATATCGAACGCAAGCGCCGAGTCAGTGATCACATGTGAACTACCGTTGATGTTTCTCGTTGAATCAATTGTACCCGAGGTTACGACACCATGAATCAATTCAAATGAAATTGCAGGAGTATTGATAGAAGCCGATGACACCGATACGTTTTGAATTGCATTCAAAATAGTTGTCTGGTTCGCAACAACGGTATTCAGTTTAGTTGAATTAGTGTCAATCTCGTTTCTAATATCAACTGCACTAGGAACAACCAGCGAATCGATCAGAGATTTTATCTGTTGTAGTTTAACCGATGATGCATCAATCTCAGAACGAATCTGCGCCGCCGTTGGTCCATTATAGGCAGTAAGAGTTCTATCAGGAGAATTCCATACCATTGAAGCAGCGGCAGCGGCATTCTCGGCAGCAGTCGGAACAACCAAGCCATCTACTGACACAACAGGAGCAACAACCGAAACCAGAGAAGAAACTTTATTAGTAACGATCTGTGTACCTTCTGTCTGAACAAATGGCGTTTGGTAATCATCCGAGTATACCACACCATCAATTGCACATGAATGACTTATTTTGATTCGCCAGCCATTGATCAAGAAGTAAACATCCCCGGTATATGCCCCGACCCCAATTGGATCGCCACCCGTGACCCGTAATGCAGGAAGGAATTTACCGTTATCACGCAGAAGAACCCATTCTTTCCAGGAAGAATAGATATCCGCTTTCACATTGAGCGAAGTCGCACTATCAGCAATGATGATGAGTTTATTCTCACCATCAAAAGTCACTTTATGCTGAAGGCTCCAATCTTCGCCCCATCCTGTCCAGAGACTCAGTAACATTTCTTACCACAGTTCCCGATAACACATGTTCAGAACAACACTGACTGTCCCGGTCGAAGAAATGCGCTTAACAAAGAAACTCCAGACATTAGGTGTACCATCAGCATTCATTTGAATACCTTCATCATTCAATTCAAACAATTTTGTGAAGTCCAATGAATGTACACCTGCGCCAAGGAAAACAGTGTTGAATTTTCGTGCATTTGTTGTGGTCACTGTTCCGCCGCTACTAATTTCTAGACTAGAATCAAGCCCTGTCCAAGTACCACCTGCAACCGATGTATTCTGAAAGAGAGTCAGTGAAATAGACCCGCCTTCAACCATCACGTTAACCTTTTCTGGATATGCTACAACCGAATTATGTTTTCCGTTTATTGTTGTAACAGAGCGAAGATTTACGATAGGTGTACTAACAGCATCGCTTACGGTCACGGATGCATCGACATCAGCGGCACGCCAGAATGTGTAATCCTCATATGTGCCTTCACAGTAGATAGCAAGACACACCTCGCGTAATTCACTTGAACTACCAACAGCAGATGTATTGAAGTTCTCGGTTCGCAGTGGTAATGTTCCTGTGCGCATATAAGGCAATGCATTGGCACCAGCATTTTCAAATTCATGACACACCAAACGATTGCCAGAAGGTTCAACGATACCAAAACGAACACGACCTGCACCGAGCCATTGATAATCAATCCAGAAAATATTGACCTTAGTTAGATCAATATGAAACCCTGAATTGCCTGTTCCATCTGCCTTATCTTTATTCCAAGAAGATTGTGGGACTCTAGTTTCAACAAGTGTTCCTGTGGTTGTGCTACGTAATACTACATTCAGGGTAGTATCTTGTAATTCAAAGAATACACCATCATTGGCATCAAATGCGCCCCACCTACGAGTATTACCTGTCTTACCAGAATCTCCTGTTGCAAGCGTCATCTTGACGTAATTGGCAGTACCGGGAAGATAATAGTGATATCGGTTTGTTGTTCGAACAACTGAACTACCTAATGCGCCGGTTGTTCTTAGAACATTACTACTAGCAGTTGGTTGATATTCAGATACACCACCACTGGAAAGTTGAACGCTAAACAGATCGTCATATGTGTCAAGTGAAGTCTCGTAAACACCGAGAGCACGATCATGCTGAGTCTTCAGTTGACCGAAGCCAGACATAATTGGTTGACCTTCAGCAAAGCGCACACTTGCACTACCACGTACATCGACGTTCAATCGATAGTCAGCATTATCACGCCCAACCACATGAACCGCTTGTGTCTGAACAATATCAGCGCCAAGTGTGTTTTGATATGTGTGTACTTTTTTACCAGTTGAGTCTGGAGGAACCTGTACGTAGCTCATGTGTTAGTCTTTCAGAATGCCATCAGGGTGAAAAAGGGATGTTAACAGGTTTTTATTGTATTTTTCAACTACTTTACCGGTAGCTATTTTTGTGTTGTCTTTTTTGTCAACATCCCATTCTACACCAAAACTATCGATTGTCAACTCATATTCAGCAAGTAAATCGGAATACATGGCAAGAACATTAGTATGTTCCGCTTCAGTGGAGCCATTTTTGCAACGTTGCAGAGAGTAACGAATTTGTGAGAGTTTCATTATAAGAATAGGATTAGTTTCAATTATTTAAGGACATTAAAAAGCCCCCGAAGGGGCTATGATCAATCTGTTATCGATTAAACAGGATTTGCGAAGTTTCGTTCCAAACTGGAAATCAAGGAAACACTGTTCGCCTTTGACTTAGCAATCGTGCCTGTTGCCTTCACATACTGACCAGTTGACAATCCCAACGCAACCACCGTGATACCGGCATCAGTAGAAGCAGTACGACCACCTTGTACGTTACCGTCATAGTTGAATGTCCATGCAACGCTAGAAGCGCCCCCGACATTACCTGTGATATCGGTCCCCACGTTGTCCTGAACAATAACAGCACCTGTTTCGCCGAAGTCATTACCGGCACCGGGAAGTGTGGTGAAGAATGCCCAATATTTAGCATTAGCATCGTTCTTCAGGTTATCGCCGAAGTTGATGGTCAATGCCGCGACATATGGGAAAGTACGCTTTGTATTCTGTGCATCATAGAATTCAATGTCGTTGGTATCAGCAGCCGCAAAAGAATCGATATAAACGCCTGCCGCAGTCACCAGAGTAGAACCAACGAATGACAACAGACTGTCAGCGGTCTTACCAATGATCGATGCGGTCGCATCAGCATCAATATCGGTGTTCTGACGCAGCAGGTATTGAACCTTTTCATAGACCTGATAACGAGTCGCAGCCCCATTGCTATAAGTCGCAACAGTTGTATCGGCATCAATGATGACCGTAAATGGATAATAGGTAGAACCAATCAGACGTTCACCTTCATATGCAGCCCAATGGGTTGCATCAGCAGAAGGTAGGGTTGCGGTCGAAGTATAACCCAAAATACACTTGTACCAACGATTGTTACCGGTATCTTTAACCACATCAGCAGCGACGTAAGTAGTTGCCGATGCAAAGTTACCTTTCACTGTGTAACGTACATCACTCGAATCGCGCAGATAGGTGATATTAACGTTGGTGTAAGGTGTTGTGGTAGAAACTGTTGAATCGTTGTTGGTAATCGCCAGATCAGTAGCGTTTGCCAATGGGAAACGATATGCCTGATAAGTCAGTTGCGACACACCAATGTCTGCCAGAGAAGACTGAGAATATAGTTTACCATACTCGCGAACGAAAATCTTGAAGTACGAACGATAATCGTAACCATCAACTGTACTACCATCACCGTTAGGATCAGAATAGATTTGAACCGCTTGGTTAACGTTGTTTGTCAGAAGGACGTTAGTAGCCGCGCCGCCTGCAACTTGCTGGAAATAAGCCTGATCGGTATTGGCAGCAAAAGTACCCAACGTAATAATACTTGCCCACATTTCTGTAGGAAGACCAGTGGATGGACTAACAACAGCCCAACCGCCTGTACGAACCAGTTCAGGAGTTTTGGCAGCAGAAGCACCGGAAGTATTGGTTTTGTCGAAATTCCATCCGTTGGAAAGTTCCATACTTTCGTCTGTCAGTGGAGTGGCAGGAAATGGGAACTTAATCAGAGTCGAATCGGTACGCCAAATTTCTTTCAGCTTTGAGTAGACACATTTAATTGTAACACCATCGGTTGTCAGGTTGCCTGTAACCTTAAGTGCAATTGTTTTTGTTGATGTGGTGATGACCAATTCGGTTGTTGCGGATGCGAATGCAACATCAACCGAATATGTCAAAAAGTCGGGATCGACTATTGGACTGGAGCCATAAAAAGCCATTTGTGTTTCCTTATGTTGGGTTTATTATTATTTAATTAATTCGGGTTGTAGTATTGTCTATCCTTCTGTTGCTGAATCGGTATTGACTGATCAGAAGAAGAATAAGTAATCGGTAAAGTAATATCCTGATAACCGAGCGCCAGAATCTGAATATATCCAGACTGACCACCACTACTATGAGTGAATGCAAAAGAAGTACCGCTATTGTCGGTTGACCCCAAAGTTATCGCTGTCGTAGGGTCAGTTCCCTGAAATGCATACACAGTCGATCCTGCCTGTAATCCTGTCAATGTCAGAGTAACAACTTCCAAAGGATACTGCGCCTGTTGGTATATCGAATCCGTTTTAGTTGGTATCGCAATAGTAGTAAGCCTGTTGGTAGTTGCAGCAACACCGCATACTGCCTTTATTTGTAACGACAATCCAGTTGCAGCAGCAATTCCTGTCTCCGAGTGTATAGCAGAAAATGCTAATACCTGCGCAGTCGCCGTTGTGACCGTATTGGTATCAGTAACAAAAACTGTTGCTGATGTAATGGAAGCGACCTTTGTTCCAAGAGTCATGTTGGCAGGAGTCGTTACATCAAAAACAGTGTCACCGATGTTAATTCCATAAGTTGATTGAATGGCACTGATAGCGGTCGATGCAACTGTCTGACTAGAAGCCGATATAGTATAGGTTCCACCAGCGAAGTTCATGATACCAACGGTATAAGTACCGGTTCGACCAGTTGAACTGGCTGTCTGAGAAGTCTGAGCAAGAATTACCGTGTTAGCAGTAATACCTGTCCCCGATAATACCATACCTTCATACAATGAACCTGATGTAACTCCCGTGACAGTAAGAACATCCCCTGCAATTGATCCTGTGACTGATGCAGCGGTAGTAGTAATGGTAATGTTTTTTGATGCAGCAGTTATTGATGCAGAAGTCTTTGTGTATTTCAGATTCTTCCATGTACTACCATAACCAGCGCCTTTGTCTATTTTATAGAAGAAGTCATGGTTGTTTGGGTTAGTTGACGTGAAAGTTGGTAGCGCAGACGCGGTTCCTGTTGTGAATCCTTTATGACCAAGAATCTTATAAGGGGTTGACCATGTAATATTATCACCAACGTTAAGCAACAATAATGTGCCAACCGAAGTAAATCCAGAACCATCGGCATTATTTCCGAGTGTGTACAGAGAATCAGTTGCAGCAGTCTTTTCGTTCATCTGAAGAACGATCTTACCATTCAACGGATTGGTAGTTCCACCAGAAGTCCATGTACCGGGAGTCGATGCCATTGCAACCGTGAATGTCGTTGAGGTAGGAACTGTGGCAACTGTATATGTGCCATTAAACCCGCCAGAGACATTAAACGGTGTTGCAACAACTCCTGATATAGTAACAGTATCCCCTGCCAGCAAACCATGAGCCGCTGTCGTGGTATATGTAGTGGTTCCTGCTGACCATGCAGTTCCTGTGGTCAATGTTGCACCAACAGGAGTAAAGAAATCCTGCCAAGTGTGACCATAAACAGAAGTCTGTCCGGTAGTCGAGTTTGTTCCGCCGATATTCTTGAAGTAGGTATTCAATGTGATGTTTGTGTTCGCTAAGGCAGCGCCTGCCCACACGTTTTCAAGTACAACACCCGAATAACTGTTATCTGCCGATGCAATAACACCTGTTCTCGCGTTAGTACAATAAACTCGCTTCACTTCAATATTGGTGCAAGAACCACCCGCTGCACCCGATATAACGACACCGGATGCGTTAGCTGATCCTAAGTTAAGTGGAGCCAGAACTGATCCGATATTTCGTATTTTAACATTATATGACGCACTCAGAACAGCAACTAATCCGGCATATGGATGTACGTTCAACAATCCATTAAAATCAATCCCATCAATTTTGATGTTGGATGAGTTAGATTCAACTGAGTATGCATACATACCAGTTGTGGTAGTCGTTGCAACGGCAGTTGAGTCTGCGTAATGAGTATTCGTGAATGTCAGATTAGAACAAGTAAACGTGATACATCTACCGCCAATGAAGGTAGAATTATTCCATGTAGAATTGGCAACGCGAGTCAGAGAAATTACACCAGAGGTGGCGTTCCTTGCTGTACCGCCACCGCCAGTTGTAATTGTCATCACACGTCCGAAATCATTTGTGACAGTTAGGTTCTGAATATCAGATAAAATCTGATTATATTGCCCAGACGTTCCGTTATGAAACTTATTCCAGTAACAGTTACTGATTGTTCCGCCAGCAAAACAAACGGATATGTTCAGAACAGTCGATTGCGCAGAAGACGCGATAACCGATATACCTGTTCCGATGTTATTAAGAACAAAAGGTGACGCACACTCTGATATCGTCAAGTTGTCACAAATACCAGTGTTGGTAATGTTGACCGAGAAAGCCTGTTGAAATATCGGATACCATGCAGTCATCCATTTATCGATATTCACAACACCAGCCGATGTTGTGACGAATTTTGGTCTATTAGTCAGTGTTGCGTTCGGAACAGTTTGTGTTGATACTCCGTTAGTAACAACTTTTGTTGCATGCACAGTAATGACATTACCAAAACGAATTGCACAACCGGCAGGAGGCAAATATCCCCATGCGTTAGTACCGTCGCCACCGAATCTCAACAGACCAGCAGCACCCATGTAGCACACTTTTCCTCTATATTGATCTGTTGCGAAAAGTGATGCCGTTGCAGTCATGTTCGAGGCATTGGCATAGAATTCGTAAGTACCTGACCCCGGAGAAGTTTCCACCCAAACCCCTGCATATGGGGTTGTACCAACAGTTGTACCGCCCGAGGCAGGAAGCTGAATTGTCTGTTGAGCAACACCGTTAGTTTTCATCTGTGCATAACCAGCACCACCAGAAGTCCATGTACCGGGGTTGACAGTCTGAGCAACAGTAAATGTGGTCGTAGTAGGTACGCTGACAATGGTATAAGTACCATTATAACCTGTTGGTGTTGCGCCATCAATCTGTACAGTTGACCCAACAGCAAGACCATGAGCAGCGGTCGTGGTGTATGTGGTGACGTTAGCTGCCCATGCTGTGCCAGTGGTCAGAGTAAATGGCAATGATAATGGATAGAACCATTCACCTGTAACCGTAAATTTACCCAATCGAGGGATACTATATGTAGCAGGGGTCGTTGAGAGTTCTGCCCCAACAACCTCAATCCATCCAGTGGTTTCTTTGGTGATCGCTTTTGCAACGGGCGTTGTTCCGCCCTGAATAGTCAATGCGCCGGGTTTATATGGACCGTTGACAACATCCTTGACTTTGATATACCCGGATGCACCAATAGTCGCTGTTGTTGGACCAGCGGTAAACGAACTCCATGCGCCGAGATAAGTTCCAACAACTGTTTTAGTAATTGTTCCACCAGAAGTCCATGGACCCGGATTCGTTACCTGAGCAACAGTAAATGTGGTCGAAGTAGGAACTGAAGTAATCGTATAAGTACCGTTATAACCGGTAGGTGCAGCACCAGCAATCACAACACTATTGCCAACAGCGAGGTAGGTAGTATCGGTTGTAGTAAAGGTTATGGTGTTAGTTGACCAAGATGCAGCAGTTACGTTATATGTGTGTACCTGACTACATGTAAAATACTTGATGACCTTACCGTTAGTAATTGTTGATGTGCCGGGGTTCTCGGCAACGGCATAGGTAAGCGTGGTCGTTGTTGGTACTGTGTTGATCGTGAAAACACCACAGTAACCGTTCAGTTCATCAAGCCCTTTAATCGAACCGACACCGATTCTATCACCCGCAAGATAACCATGTGCTGCCGCGAATGTTAATGTCACCAGACCCGCTGACCATGTTGCGGCAGTAGGAACAAGTGCAGTAGCTATCTGTGTCGGAGCAGTTCCTGATCCTCCATTATAGGGAATAATCTTGACGTTTGTTCCGTCAAGTTTCAGTTCTCCGCCAATTGCGGTTGCCGCAACGGTGACGTTATCAAGCGAACCATTAGAAGCTGTGGCTGTTGTAGTATGACCAGCACAAAATTTGGTATCAGTGTTAACCAACAATTGACCGTTGTTAACTGTAATAGTATCCATCGTTGCGCCAGTCGTTTGACCAGAGCAAAGATCGTAGTTAGCATTTGAGTCAACGGTAATTGCTGCCATTTAATTGCCTTATTTGTAAGTAGCGCGAATAGATTCCAATGCACCAAGAGCAGCATTTTTTGCTAAAAGAATGTCAACCGTTGTGGTAGATGTTTTAACTGCAATTTTACCCAACCTGCGTTCCTTTTCAATGATCGCCGCAAGTTGACGCCATTGATTCTCGGTAGTCAAAATGTCATCAACAACCGCTTGAATAGAAGCGTTATTCTGCGCCGCAATCTCTGCTGCAATCAACGGATATAGCAGCATATCAGCAACATAACCCGCTGCCTTAACTTCTCGTGCTTCCTGTGCCTTCATCAGATAGGTAGACTCTTGTCCCGGAACCGAGGTTATGAAATCCATACGAACATCGCCTGCATGCGCATCAATCTGATCTAGACAAGAAAGACGAAGGGCATCAAGATTGCCCATGTCATTTTGATAATTCTCGTAATCAGCATATGAAATTTCGGTATAACCAATGGGAGCAGCTTGACCCGCAACAATGACTGTCAACGAAACAGGAGAACCATTTTCAAACAGAGCGTAGTAAGTAAGATTAGACATTTTTAATTTCTTTCATGAGGCGTCGAATAGTTGCTGTGTCTGCTTTGTTCAACATAATAGTTGGTTGACCCGAGATATAGACATTAACTGCCTTTGTGATCGAGTTAAAGATGATTTTTGTTTCACCGTTGAAAATTGTATATTCTCCGGCAGGTCTTTTGCGACTGTTCATTTGCTTAAACAGAGACTCCAGTTCTATGCAAGTTTGTGGTGTCAATTCCCATTTCTCAAAAAGAATACCCTTCTTGTGAAAAATGATGACGTTTGAATCTAATTTGATCATTTTATGAGTAAGTATAATTCGCTCGATTTGCCCACACTTTATTGTAGTCAGAACTACCAGATGCCCACAGTTCTGTTACGTCATTGTCGGCACCAATGGTGATCTGTCGTATTCTCCACAAAGGCGCAGATTCCGATGCACCAACAACTGCCTCTCCGCGATAAAGAACGTCATCAGTAATAAAGTCTACTCGTTTCGAGAATGGCATTTCTTCGTCTGTAATTTGTTGTGTTTGTCCTGTCGTATTTAACACAACAGGTTTAAATTTCTTGAGAACCGAGTCCCACACCAATGCAGCGCCATTAACAAGATTCTCGTTCTGAAAGTCATCCATTCGCGTTATACGGACTTCTCCGCTACCAGAGGTACTACCCCACATCGGGGTTGTAGAAGTCGGCTTAGAAACGCTATTAAGCACCTTCTTGAGCACTTCAAACTCATTGGATAGCTTCTTATACAGAGAAAGAAACTTTTCATCGAGTTCAGACAGCTTTTTGTCAATATCAATCTCTGAAATTGAGTTAGCCTTTTCTTCGACTTGCTGAACCAGCGCAACAATCTGCTGTTTAGTTTCTTCCTTCTTTAGCTTAATCGACTCTGGATCAGCAAGAGCAGTTCGGAGTTCATCCAATAAAGGAGCCTCTGTCAGAGCAATCTCTTGTTTTTCTTCCTTTGCTTTCGCAACTGCACCGAAAAGTTCTGACAGAAGTGGAGCAACCTCTGTCTTCTTTCTTTCTATCTCAGCCGCTTCTCTGAGTCTTTTTTCTTCGTTCGCCTTGCGAATCAGTTCAGCGAAGTCGTTTAATCCAGTCACCTGATATATCCGATCTTTTTAAGTTTTCTGTAAAGTGATGACGGCGATATGGTCGAATCTATTCCAAGAATAATTGCGCATGTCTGACTACAATATTTTTTCTGAGTAGAAACTAGATCAAGACCAAATGCACTCCCAAATGCACCAAGATAATCATACGCATCGCCATCATTCGCATCAAACCACTTTTTAACCAGATCGGTATTAACATCATAAGGTACATATAGATCAAATATGTCCCATTTATCAGATGGTTCTAAATACCGCATCACTACGCCACCGTCACGCGGAGAACTGGTTGCCCATAGACCATCGTCAAGTATCAATTCACAGTGAGAATATTTTCCAAACGTGAAGACGCCAATCAGCTTATCCAGAAGATTCCCACGATTGGCTTTATAAAATGCAATTTGCATGATTAAAAATTAAATTCGTCAAACGATGCCTTTGATTGTGGAATTGTGTGTAACATATCCACATTAAGATTTTCGTTAGTATTTAATTTAGAACCTTTCTTTGCTGGCTTTTGTGCAACAGCGTTTTCAAGATCATGTAACTTCATTCTTGATGTATCCACACCAACCACAAATCTTTCTGGATCATCGAGACTTTTATATCGATTCTTCAACTGCTTAAACATGAGTTGTCGAAGGTCTTTCAATTCATCTGTATTGATGATAGCCCAAAACAAGTCAGCAATCGCAGGGATACCCAAAGATTCACTTGTTGAAGTCATATCAACATCACTGTTACCAACACCGCTACGATTTGTTTGTACCGCAGTAATGATCGCTGTATTGGTTTCAATTGCAAGTGACCTTAATTCTTCTCCAACAGATTTCATGATTGTATAAGAATTTGCGCCAGAGGAAGCCTTATAACGCTCACTTGAACAGATACCCATGTAATCAACAACAATCAGATCAGGTGTCCAGTTTTGTTTCTGTTTTAATTCCTGAATAAGACTTTTAAAATGTCCTGCATGCGCCCCGCCAGTTGGGTATTCTTGAATCTTCAACTTACCTTGACTAGAATTCATGATACCCGTGATCTTGTTCATGAACAATTGTTTTGGTAAAGTTTCGAGGGTATCAAAATCAACATTAAAACGATTCACATCGAACCGCTTGCCGATTTCTTCTTCTGCCATTTCCATCGTGATATACAGAACATTGAATCCTGCTGCCAATGCACCTGCTGCCATGTTTACCATAACAAGAGACTTACCACCATGAGGCGGAGCCAGCAATACATTCAGCGTCTTTCTTGGTATACCACCCTTAGTCGCATCATCAAAAGTTTTCAACCCCATCGGGATTCTAAATTCAGATGAATGATAATAATCATACCGAGACTCAGCATCATCAATGTAATCGTGACCGATTTCTGTATTAAAGCAAACCGAGAGAGCCTGTTGAAGAATTGTTGGTATCGCTTCTGGTGTCATTTTACTCTGACCATCAACGATCATCACAGATTCTTTTAGTGCATTAAAGAGCGCCCGTTCTTTGCAATACTTTTCTGTTGTATCAACGAGATATTCCATTGACTCCGTGAATTCACTGGTTTCATTCAGTACGTTTAAAATACTTTTATGAAGATCAGCGTTGCTACGAAGATTGTCTATCTCAACTGCCATCGCCTGTTTACTAGGAATGGCATTGTGTTTCGTAAAGAAACGATGAAAGATTTTATAGAAAACCTTATCTTCCTGTGTCTGGAAGTAGTCTTCTTTCAGATGCGGTGTAACTTTTCTGGTATAGGTTTCATTGCTGAGTAGTTGACTGAAGATAAGGGATTCTGTTCGCATCGTGTTTTAGTTGTTGTCGCGTTTTAGCGATCTAGTTTGTTTATTCGTCTGAATCTTCGATTGTAACAGGTTTTGGTGCAGCAAGAGAATATTTCTTCTTCACTTCCTGTGCGAATTTGGGGTGTGTGAGCACTTTACCCAAGAATTCATCGCACCCCGTTTCGGCGGCGCGATACATCTTACCAACCATCTCTCCGGTATCCATATCAACTAACTGATACCAACCATTTTTCGGTTTAACCACAAAACCAAATTCCATTGCAAGATCAAGAATACCTGAATACTTATCAATACCACCATCATACTTCACTGTGAAGATAAGTTTAGATTTCTCTTTGACGAATCTTGATTTCTCGATGTTAATGGTGAAATTCCAGCCAACGATTTCATCACCGTCCTTTTCCTGTGACTTAGACAGAATGAAAGCCGAGTTAGCACTATAGATCAATCCGGTTCCACCAGAAATGATCTGTCGAGGATACAAGGTCATTTCAGCATAAGTATGAGCCACCACCATACAAGGAATATCTTTTGCGACCAGAGAAGGGGTGATCATACGAAACAGAGCTTTGATGCTCTTTGCTCGTTGCATATCAGCAACAGTCTTTTCGTTCTGTGCGTCTTCCAATTCCTTGAGCGATGCTGTGTTACCAATGGAATCAATGACCATGATAACTTTGTCGTCGCGGTCTAATTCTTTAAGCTGTTTGACCATATCAAACTTCAGCATTTCGATATGTTCAATTGGGATGTGTACAACACGAGCCGGGTCAATACCAATGTTCTTCAGGTAGTCAGGAGTAACTCCACCTTCGGAATCATATAAAATACAAACACCATCTTCATATTTGTTCAGATATGCCTTTACACACATCAATGTACCAAGTGTTTTATATGACTTCGATGGTCCTGCCCACAAATTAACACCCGCCGGAATACCACCATTCAACTCACCAGAATATGCAACATTGATAATAGGAATCTCTGTTGTGATTACATCACGATCAGTGAAAAGAATTGATTCTGATAGAATAGATGTATTCTTAACAGATGATGCCTTCAAAATTTTATCCAATAATTTACTCATAAGTTTCCTTTTAAAAAAATCCTTCTAACACAGCTTCCTCAACCAATTTCCAAGACGCCGCGTCGGTAATGTTCTTCAATGGACCAAAGAACGCTTTGTCGAACTGCTTGTCGTAATCCACATAACGATGCAGACCAAACTCCTGTGGCAACTCGTCAACAAAACCAATAACATTTGCCCTCAATGGATTCGGTTCGATCAGATAAGTGTACTTGATCTTATCGCCCTCAGAAATCTCTCTTACCTTACCAGTAAGATTTTTCTTTTTGACCATATCATTGTGCAGCATAGCAGCACGAACCGCAATAGGGGTTCCACTAGGATATCCTTGCCACTTAGCGAGATTATTGACTCCACGAGGGAAAGATATTTCCTCTACTCGCTTTTTCGTGAACTCAGTGCGACATTTATCAACAAAAGACTTCACCTGTTCAACATCATTGGTGTCTAGCATGATCTTGATTGCATCCATCAACCAACCTCGTACCAAGTCAGGCGTACTACTGCGATTAGTTTCAATACCAGTAACCTTATATTCAGGCTCAGAATATCGCACGTCTTCATTGTCAAGCACACGCTGCGCATATCTTTTCTTGGCAACCCATACAGCAGATGATGAAATGGCTTCTCGTTTGATTGTCAGAACATTTTCATAAACATTCATTGTCTTGGCTGCATCTTCAATAGCAGCATCAACACAGACCTGAAGTTTATTCTTAACGATCTTATCTAGTGCATCGACAATCTTTTGTTCATCCGTAATACTGGAAAGGTATTTTTCCACCAGAGAATTACAGACAATGTAACACGAGTCGGTATCAGAGTAAACATTATAGTCAACGCTATCTGTTCCAACAAGTTTATTGACATAATCAGACAATTCTTTACCTGATTTGCGAATCAGATATTGCCCTGTCTTCGTAACACCTTCCGCGATTCGAGTATCAAAGAACATAAAATACTCGTTGGAAAGCGAACCATATAATGCGTTGCCCAAAACTTTTGCAGATTGCTGCAAAACATTTAAACGATCAGCTTCTGCTTTATATTTTATGTCGTGAGTTTCTTCATACATCCTTTTATTAGAAAGCATTTCTTTCTTGGCGCTCTTACGAAGATCGAACACGACTTTCGTGAGGCGAGGCACAACACCCAATTTATCTTTTCGATATGTCGTTCCATTGACAGCAAGACATTTATCCGAGTCGGCGACATATTTCCCGGCAAGAAATTCATCAACCGTAAATTCAGGATCATAATCAATCAATGTCTCTGGCGACATATTGAGCGCCATAATGATACTTGGGTAAAGGCTACCAAAGTCAAGAGAAACCAACCACTCATATATACCGGGAACAGGCTGCTTAACATAGCCGCCCTCAATTGGAGTAAACCCGGAATTGCTCATGGATTTACGTGCAACAAATGTATTCTCATTCTTCAGAATAGAAGTGATGTAGTTTTCCCACATCTTAACCGGCGAGAAAACATCAGCAAAATTACATTTGGTCAAGTAAGCAAGAACCACGGACAGATAAACGAACCCAAGTTTTGTTTCCAGTCGATCAACAAGCATTGCATCATGAATGTTGTACTGAAGAAACAATTGAGGGTCTTTCTCATAGAACTCACGGAAAGAGCCATATGGGTTCGAGACTTTATTCTCACCCAATTCAATCTCAGCAATGTAATCCAATTTATATGAGGCGCGGGTGATAAGACGAAACTTCTTATACAAGTCCATCATATCCAAGATAGTTCGACCAACAATCTCAAACCGCATCTGTTCACGTTCATTGATCACATCAATTTTTTTTCTGACCTCACCGAATGGGGAAAGTCTTTCCATTGCAGACTCACCAAGAACATTATTGATTCGAGTACAGAGATAAGCGAAGTCAAAGTAATCTACGTTCCAGCCAGTAATGATATCTGGGTCAGAGACACGAATGTGGTCAATGAATGCCAAAAGCATTTCAGATTCAGTAGCGTACCTAGTGTACCCATCGTGGCTAGCAGCAAGTGTGCCGAGGGCGGTAACTTTCTTTGTCTTACGGTCAATGATGGTGATGACAGTGATTTCTTCTTTTGCCAATTCTGGATTCGGAAACTCTCCGTCAGTGACCTTCGTTTCTATGTCAACAGAGACTACATTGATATCCTCAATTGATGCATTGATCGTATCAGGAAAATTGGAATGAAGAAAATCATATTCAAATTGAGTGTTGCCATGAATACGGAAAACATCTTTATAGTCACGGATAAAGTTGTTGGCATCACGAATAGAAGAAAACTCGATCTTCTTCAGAGGTTCACCATAGATGGTCTGATAATCCGATTGAGCGCCAGATTCAAGTGGCGTGTATAGCGAAGGTTTGTATGCGATTTCGCCGGATTGGATTCGTTTTCCGTCTTTGTAGCCACGGAAAAGTATTTTGTTGGATTTCCTTCCAACGAAGGTATAACAGAGATTGGTCATTGATTCCGCATTTCCGTGCTGATAGTTGAAGCACAGCGAATTGATTATAAAGCGATTAGAGCCGTTTTTAGCTGTTACCTATGTGTTGGTATCAACTTGTCCAGAAAACGGCACAAAACTGGTTTAAATGCGTTTAAGAGGCATCGTCACCAAAGACTTTGTTGTAAATCTCAGAAATTGTTTCTGCATCGCCCTCGACCTCTGCCAGATTCTGTTTGTGATACACAGCACAGAGCTTACGAAGGTATTTCTTAGGAAGATCGGTGTCTTCTGCCAGAGAACTGATCAGTTCTTTCTGAAAGTCTTTCTCGCCCTCAACACGAGTAGCGGAAGCAGAGAATTCGGCACATGCATCGCGAATGCGTTTTTGTGTTGCTGGATCACTAGGGATAACTACTTGAGAAGTTTCGATCATCATAATAAAGGTTCTTTCAGGTTTGTTTCAAAAGTTTGATCATGTTGCTAGCAAGATCAACATCATTATAGTACGTAAGTTTGAAGTTACGTTCAATAAGATCATAAATCACTAGCATTATGGTCGGTTTGAAAGCGCCCGTATTGAGTACAGACGCTTTCACAAGAAACCTGTTGTTAATCAACTCAGTTGGATGTGAAGTCAAAAAATCAGCAAGGTTGTCTTGTTTCTTAGCCATCATGAACCCCAAATCTTTATTTATTTGGGATATTCAGTTAAGCGATATCGATTATACGTGGTTTTTTAGCATCCGGTACGATTCTTGTCATCTTTGCAGTAAGAATCCCGTTATCAACCTTAACCGAGTCGATGACGATATCATCGCCCAACAAGAATTTTCGAGTAAAGTCGCGTGAAGCGATACCACGATGCAAATAAGTTTCGGTATCAGTTACCGACAGTGTTGTTTGCACCTTGTTACCAGTGATGATCAGACTGTTGTCCTGATACTTCACCTGTAACTCATCCTTGTTATAGCCAGCAACAGCCAATTCAACTGTGTACTTCATACCATCATCGGATTCAATGATGTTATATGGCGGAAAGGAAGTGGCTTTCTTTGCATCATCATAGAATTCATTGATCTTGTCCAGTAGGCGTTGCCCACCAACATAATCAGGGAAAACTGTGGCGAAATTGATTTTTGACATTTTTAACTCCATAAAGCAAGTTTAAAATTAACCGATGACCCGAAGCATCATCGTATTTGCTACACAATTGCAGCAAATTCTAGTGAGTACGTTTCTTTGTACCCAATGTGTATTTACTGATCAGTGTCCATTCTTTTTTCTCTTTGAACGGAACGATCTTGATATCAGTAACTGGCGCAGTTTCAATCAGCGTCTTGTCCAATACAGTTGCCAATTTCCATTGATCAATCAGTTTGGCAATAGTGTTTCTTCTTTTAATATCATCTTCTGTCAGAGAAGTCGGTTTTCCATCAAGAGCAAACATTTCAAGGAAGTGAACGATTCTATATTCACCCCTCTTATGCAGAAGATGACAACTCTGATAAAGAGTCTTTGTCTTCTTTGATGCGATACCGATACGAGACAGCGTTTCGATCAGAATATTAAAATCATCTGGCTTACCAAGTTTAACAGGTACTCCGATATCTTCAAATTTTTTGTTTTCCATTATTGATTGCCTTGCCACCTCGCAGGTCAATCAATTCTTTAATCTTTTCTGACCCAATTAGGTCATGGAGAATTAAAGCCCTTTTTATGGATACATTTAATTGTTCTGCGATAAATTGTAATTCATTTTCATCTTTATTTATCGCTTCTTTTTTAATCCATTTTGAATAATTTCTACTTTTAGGTATTCCGGTCAAATAGAATTTATATTGAAGATATGGATCAAGATTAGGATGTTGATTCATTGCATCAGCAAATAGAGCAGTTGTCTCTGAATTAGAAAGACCTCGGTTCACAATAAATGCGTTATATTCTTTCTTGAATATCTCGTCATTCGTGAACAGGTCTTCCTTTGTCTGAGTCACTGACTTGATATAGTCAAATGGGCTACTCATTTGAATGCACAGCTTTGCATGAACTGAATACAGAAAGCAACTTGGTTAATCTCGGGGTCAACACTATGAGAAGCCTTGAATTCAGAATCAGCGATCAACAAAATCATCTGAGGAACACTCATCGGAACCAGATATGGTGAAACCTTATCATAGAACAGCCGATAAAAGTGTTGTGCATCCATTGTGTTATTTGCGATCCACTGGCGCACTTCAGTGAATTTCTTGTTACGCAAGTGATCCACAAGTGTATCTATTCCGGTTTCATCGATTGTAGCAAGAATCCCACTATCAATCACACCACCGGCTGAATAACGCTGAAGATCAACAAGAGTACGGCGAAAATCAGGAAAGTTTCTTGTTACCAAAGAAGCAACAGCTTTCTTGTCATATTCAACTGATTCTGTTTCCAGAATCTGACAAATACGGCGCAACATACCAACACAGGCAGGTTGAGTTTCTTCTTTACTGAATTTGAAATCTACGCGAGTCAAGCGAGACAACAGAGGGTCAATCAGACGATTCGGATAGTTACAAGTAAAGATGAAAATAGCGTTGTCACTAAATGTATCAAGAAATCCGCGCAAAGCTGGCATCACACCAGAGGTTGACAGATAATCACACTCGTCCAATAACACAACCTTCTTGGAGTCCGTGAAAGAAACTGTACTAACAAACTGCGAAATCTTTGTTCGCAAAGTATCCATGTTTCCCTCAAGACTAGCATTGATGAACAGAATGTCTGCGCCCAACTCATTTGCAATCGCATATGCAGTTGTCGTCTTCCCTGTTCCAGCAGAACCAGCAAATAAAAAATTAGGAACCTTACCAGAAGTAATGGAATCCTTAATCATCTTCTTTGTAGTTGCCGGAAGAATAACATCATCAATTTTTTTGGGACGGTACTTTTGTTCCCAAACTAAATTTTCTAACATAATTAAACCTTATTGGTTCGGGGAGCCGGACTCGAACCGACAACCAAGGAATTATGAGTTCCCTGCTCTACCATTGAGCTATCCCCGAGAGAATCAAGACCAGCTAGTATTTTTCTCGTTTGCAATGAAGATAGAATAATCCATTGCAGTGTTCTTGAAATTGGCAACCCGCTTGCTTGTCAAAAGAACATCATATGAACCCGCTGGCATTTTCAGGTTCGACAGTTTAATATAAACGTCAAATGTTCGATCAGTTGTACCGACTTCGACACTGAATGTATTACTACTAGGATTCTTTGGATCAAGAACAGTACAAGTGATAATACCATCTGCACCAGTAATACGCAGGTCTGTACTAGATAAAACTGCGCCTGCCTTCAACAGACTCTTAAGAACATCCTCATTCATCAAGAATTGGGCATCGGTTTCCAGAGTAGGAATCGGTTTATCGGGATAGTCCAAAACTTCTGGTGAAGCGAACATGTATTGAACTCGATTCTTTCCCTGAGAGATATAGACACAGGAATCTGACAACTCAAATACAGGCTCACTAAACAGAGTAGTGATACCAAGAAACTCGCTCAGATTATAGATACCAAATTCCTGTTCAAATGTATCAGGAACAGTTGCCTCTACATAGATATTCTTAGCAACTGTCCGAGTTGTCAGTTTGTTGCCAGCACGGATCAGAATGTTCTGGTTAATAGAGGCGAAGTTTTTAAGGACTTCAATGGTTTGTTTGCTCAATTGCATATTTCACTCACTTTCATTACTAAAATTGGTGCGCCTGAGAGGATTCGAACCTCTGACCCACAGCTTAGAAGGCTGTTGCTCTGTCCAACTGAGCTACAGGCGCATTTGTTAATCAACGATGATTATATCATACTCTTTGGACTCAATGATGTGTTTTTGCGTCCCTTCTTTTGCTCTTGAACTACCTTCAGGTAAGACAGTAATCAAATGTAACTGCCTATTCTTGTTCGCAAGTCGAGCGACATACCCCTGCCGCTTCAGCCTAGAATAGAAAAGATGTTCACCGTCATCAAGTTTATTTTTGTTGATGTATTCAGTTGCCTTGTTATGTAAATGTTTCCATTCAGGGTATTCAAATTCATTTCTACGCTCATTTGAGCGATCCTTTGAGTGACCATAAGAATAAACTGTCCATCCATTGATATACAGTTTATTGAGGTTGGCTTCATTTACAAATTGAATAAAACTCTGCATCTACTTTATCCATGTTTTTAACTTCTATGCCTTTATAGACATATTTTCTCACCACGTTCTTGAACGCGGCAGACAATTTAATGCGACGTTTGAACATCACACAAAGAGTCATCCTCGCAATAACATCATATTCATCCTCGGCATAAGCAATGTTGCAAGGATCGTGAAGATACAGAATTTGTGAGAGAATTTTTTCCATGAATGAATTATATCACAGAATCATTCCAACCAAACAAAATTTGTTAGGTCAGGCGCTTTATAATTTTTCCCCTTGCCGATTTTACCGCCCGGAAGAATGACAGCCTTACCATCTTCAAATTTACTGTCATTGGAATCTAGCACTTCCTTATCCGCGCCGTTCTTATTGAAACCAGCGAAATATGCAACGCCATTACCAGTAACATCAGTGTCACAAAGGGCATCTAACAGATTCAGACGATTTCTAATATCAACCTGTGCGCCTTCTTTCTTCAAACGATTCGCAACCGTAGAAAGAACAGCAATTGCTGTAACCAATTGATCGTTAGATACAGTATCCTGAACATCAATCTCAGTTAGGAATTCACAGAATTCTTCGATGTGAACACCACATTGAACAGAGAAGTTTGTTTGGTTGCGCTCTTTACCAGCGGTTTCCAACCAACTAGATACGCGATCAAAATTTGTCATTACAGTTCACCTTTCATAATTTTCAATAAAGTCTCTGCCTGAAAAATAGCATCAGAAACAGAGTCGTGGTATCCTTCTCGACCTGCCGAGAGTTTTTTGTTATCCAACCCATGAAGATTGATTAGGGTTCGATAACACATAAGATTATAGTATTTCCACCAAGGTTCCATACCAATAACATGACACGCATTACGAATAATTGGCATGTCGAAACCAGCGCCATTACCCCAATAGAACTCAGATTTTCCACAGAAATTTTTGAAACGTTCCATACCTTCTGTGATCGAAACGGAATTCTCACGAATTCCCTTCCATACTTCTGGCGGCTGTTCTTTCCACCATTCAACAGTAGAGTTACTGAAAGATAACCCAAGTTTCTTTTGTTCCGTGATATCTAGGTTGACTTTAAAAGTTTCACCTAACTCACCTGTATTAGTGTCAAATTTGACAGCACCGATTGAGACAATGGCAGCAGTTGGTACTACGTCCATTGTTTCGATATCAACCATTACGTGATTCATTTTCGCCCTGCATTTCTACCCAACGGCTCAATGTATCGATTGCCTCTTTGATATCGCGCTTGATATCTTTTCCTGCGCCGCGACCGCCAGCAACAAGCAATTTCTTTACTGCATGTTGAATACACGGATCGGTCACATTGAATAGAGACAATACACGATAAACATCAATTGTTTGTAGCTTCGACACATCTTTGAAATAATGATTGTGTTTACGCGCCTCGGTTCGCAATTCTATTTTTGTGTTGATAACCGGGGCTGTGATAACGGGTTTCGGAATACCGTAATTGATTCCAGTCGTTGGTGTAGAGTAAACCACTCCTGTCGTATCAGTTTGGTATACGAATTTTTCATTTGTCATGTTTTTCCTTTAACGAGTTGAACTACTGTACTGGACACTAAATCGATTTTTCCAGATGTTCAGTTTAGAATTATACAATGTTTCACTGCTCTTGTCAGTGAAATATGTAGCGGCGGTATCTGTGCTACTGCGAACACTTCTACCGATGCCCTGAATAATTTTAAGTAGACCAATTGAACGATATATTTCAGGGTAATCTTTTGCGATCTTTGACATTCTCTTGTCACCAAGGCTCGCGAAAGGTGTTTTTAGGATGATCTGATACCGACTATGATCATCAGCAAAATCAATTCCCTCAAAGATAGAAGGCGACAACAGAACCGCTGCGCCCTCATATTCTTTGAATTCAGTGACTATCTCTGATGCCTGCTTACCTGACTGATGTTCGAATATCTTAACATCGGAGTTTTTCGAATATATGCTCTTAAACCGACCGAGGTTGTCAACAATCTTCTTCGTAACAGCAAAGGAAGGCGTCAAAATGATTCCTTTGTCGTTTCCATGTGAAGCAATGATATTGGCACACAATTTACCAAGGTTCACGAAAGTCTCGGGCATCTGCATCTGATGATAATTCAGGGCAGTTGTACCAACAAAGAACAGCGGAAGATTCTCTGGCGGAAATACTACCCCAACATCAATATAATCCGTTTCGTCTGGATCGAGATTCATTGTCGTTGCAGCAAAATCAACTGAAAGTGTTGCTGACATAAACAGGTTGTATTTACCTAACAAGGCTTCCATCATTTCTGAAACGAAAATCGGTTTAACACTTACTATACCAACAGTAGAGTTATCAAAAACATGTTCGTAATCGTTTTTAAGAAACTCTTTGATTTTGTGAGCGATGTTTGCGACTCGCTTAGAGATTTTCAAATATCTGGCTTTCTCTCTTACATCCGTATGTAGATCAGCAAGTCTTGCGGCTTCCTTTGCAGTTTCTGTAAATATACTTCTTGCTCGATCAAAGAATTTGATATAGTTACTATCCGTAACCATCTGGTTTTGTATCTCTGCGCGAATACCTTGAATGGCATCAACATGAGAAGAAAATTTTGATGCCAGATTGTTCAAAATTTTGATGATAGCATCCAAATTCGTCACATCAATGGTAACAGCAACAAACTCACAATAAACATCATTGATCAAATGCGCTTCATCAAACACCTGAAGATTACGAGAGCAATGGGTTCGATTCGTGGTCGCAGAAGTCATGAACAACGCATAATTTGTGATCAGGTTGTTCGTTGTCTTTGCAAGCCCCTTTGCCTTGTCATATGAGCATTTATTACAGAAATGAGTCTGCTCCATAACATCAAGATCATTCTTGGCGCATTCTTCTCCTGTTGCAGTCGTATTGCCCTTACTAATGAAATAGTTGCAAGGATAATTTGAGGCTCCCTTGATACGGAAGAACTCAGATTCGTTGTGATGATTGAATGTATCCGCGTATTGGTTTACAAGCGCGTTGGTACTGGACATGAAAATAGCAGACTGACCATTACCATTAGTTATGGTATCCAGAACTCTTGCGACCACTGCCGCGATAATAGATTTACCTGATCCTGTTGGCGCAGATAGAATAACATTCCTTTTCTTCTTATCAAGAAAGGAATGAACGATGTTATCAACAATCTTCATCTGAGAATCTCGGGGAGAGAATCCAAGAAAATTGTATGCATCAATGATATGTTGTTCACGTAGAATTTTTGTCATAACAAAATTATATCACAAAATAAAAATGGCAAGGGTCACTTGCCATTCTTTTTAAGCCTTTTTACCTTTGTTCGGTATTTTGGCTTCTTCTTTTGCTGCCTTCACTAACAGTTCCTGTCGTTTCAGCATTCGCTTTTCTAGTTCATCATAATCTAGCCAAACTTCGGCTCCCTTACGCAAATCACTCAACTCAGTCTCTGTCAGGAAGTCTTTATAAACATCATCAATGATTCGATTGATATATGATGTACTAAAGTTTGCATGAGCCTGAACATTATGTGTGTTTCCGCCACTGACATAATCAGCGGTATGACACATCATATGAGAGTATTGACCCAAAACAATTTCATGACACTTCAGGGCAATCAGACTGGCAGCAGAGTGACACTCCCCGACCATGATAGCACGAACCAATGCTTCTGTGTTATTGATTGCCTCAATAATCGCCATTGCTGAACTCAGATAACCGCCCGGAGAATTAATAACGATATTGAAAATATCGCCTTCCCCTGCGTTATATAGAGCATTGATCAGATCACGATACTCAGAAGGTGCTCCGATCTGTCGATCCAGAAAAACGTTATATTGAGTAATGACCTGTTTATTGACTCGAATCATCCCGCTTTGTTGCGCCTGATTCAGAATTTCAACGATTTCAACTTCTTCTGCATCTGCTTTCATTATTTTCCTTCACAAAATTTCACGGTAACGACGACGAATACTATCAGACTCCATAATACGGGCAGTCTCAATTTTCCCGACACCTCGCTGAACATCAACCACAACCACAATATCATGTTTGCGATTAGTTCCGGTTCGGAAAACTTTCTTGACCAGAATGTTGTTTCCGGTTTTCTTTGAAACGAATCGCTGATTGGTTTCGACTTTCATTTAGCTCTCCACTTTCCGTTAATAATGTTAATAAGCTGACGTTTTCCGTTTTCGTGAATGATACAGTGCGTATTCATCCAGCTAGACGGTCCCCGATTATACTCTAATTTCAAGCGAGAACTGGTTCCTACTTGATATGCACCCCAAATAATTCCCGGTGTATGCGAATGACCAATCACATATTTCTGAGCCAGATTGGAATACTGAGCAAGGCTACTACGAGAACCATTCACACCAACATCACCATGCGCATTCAGTTCAATCCCATGTACGGTGAATGACTCGTCTCTACCAAGAAACTTGACATTCGTTGTATTTGATACCTCTGAATCGCGGAAATATGTTTCAAATGGGTTTGCATAGCTGATACCAACATCGGTCTTCTCAATACTCGCAAGAGTAAGGTACATCAGTTGATGATACAACAATGCATTCCAAGGCTCTGATTTAATGTCAACTTCCTTGAGCCACTTGGTCAAATGATCGTTGTGATTCGATGAAACGATAACGTTATCAAAATCTCCTGTCGTGCGCTCAAGATAATCTATTGTAGCATCCAATTCACTTTGAATGCTGTTATTTCCATATAGGTACTTACCAACAGAGAGAATAGAATCTTTCCGGTGATGATGGCTCACAGAATAGCAGTCCAATAGATCATGACGAACAACAACCTTTGGATTCAAAATATTAACAATCGAGTCTGCGGCAGTATATGTTGCGCTCTCAACATCAGGACAAGCAAAGATAGCATGTTCATCGCCCGTAACAAGACATGTGATGTTATTATTGGTTGAAACTTCACCATAGGGGGTATAGTATGCATCTAGATCATAGAACCCGCCAGTGATATCGGCATTCAGAACACGAATATGATAATCGTTATCAGAATCAATTTCAACCACAACCGCAGAGAATGAATGATTAAACGAGGCGCGTTCACCTGTCTTTGATGGCAAATAGTTAGGGACGCTGATTGCACCTGTTGTAATCAAGATTGCTGGATGTTGATTCGATGACATTGCCAGAGACTTCATTCGCAACTGAGGTGATGGAATGATCAGAGAATTTCCCTTTGAAATTGGCTCCATTCCAGCAAATGGGTTGACTGTGGTAGGCGAGAAATTGAAATGCCCCATCACAAACAGTTCATCATGTAGTTTGACGCGAGAATTGACGAAGCATTCTCGGTGCCTTGGACTCACATTATATTCAACAATGGTTCCCTCTCCGTTATAGACAAACGGAACGATCATCAACTGTGCCTCATTATAAGAGCAGTATGTATCAAGGCTAGAAAGAAAATCTTCATTGATATCAGAGTTATTCTGAACCGAGGTAATCACATATCGCTTGATTCCTGCATTTGTAGGTTCATCGTAGATCGAATCGACCGCAATCTCTGTTTCTTCTGAAAACTTTTCGCTGGACACTCGTAAAGGACTGCCGCAGTTATTGCATTTATATCTTTGTTTGAAATCACCGGATGCCGTTGTGTACGTACCCTTCTTGATCAAATTGGTTGAACCACACTCATTACAACTTATCATTATAAAGCCCTTAGAGGAAGAAATGGGGTAAAGAGTTATCTACCCCTTAGTTTATTGAAAAAACGCCCCAAAAGCCGTTTAAATGCGTTCTAGGGCTATTCCTGATTACAATCCTAGTTTCTCTGAAGCAAGAATCCAAGATTTAACGATTCCTGACCTTACGATATCTTCGGGACCGAATCTAAAGTGTCTGAATTCTGGCATATTTTTGGACACAGCCAGAAAGTCACGGAAACCAGATACATCAGTCTTTTTGTAATGCAGGTCATCTTGCTTACCGTCACCACAGATAATCAATTTTGTGTCTCTACCAGTACGTGTTACGACACTTGATGTTTCTTGGAATGTGCTGTTTTGAACTTCATCAAAAATCACAATCGCATTATCGAATGTCACTCCGCGAATGAATGCAGTTGAATAGAATTCAACAACACCCATATCTTTGAGTTTTTCGTATGCATCTTTTCGACCAAGCAAGTCACGGCAAATGTCGATATAGGGCGCTTCATATGGAGCAAGTTTTTCTGACTCAACTCCCGGTAATGCTCCCATATCCCTTGCACTAACAGTCGTTCTTACGATGACAATACGATTTTGTCTTGTCTCACCTGACAGAACATCCTGAAGGGCATGATACATTGCAAGATAACTTTTACCTGTGCCAGCAGAACCATACAGAACAAAAGCATCTGCCTGATTCGACTCATAACACTCAAAAAAATCGGTTTGTGTATCTGTCAGTGGATCGATGTTCTTAAGATTATCGATTCTGATTGGTTTGACCTGAGCCTGTGTCATCTGCCCCATATCACACAACAATTCTCTTTCAAGGCGCTTTTGTTGCCTTGCCAGTCTCTTTGCAGTGCGCTCATTCTGTGCAGACGAGTTTGTGATAGATTTTCTTGGTGTGCGAATGCTTCGTGTCAAAATAATATCCGTTCTAGATGTGGCTACTCATGTTCGGGTTAGCTCCCGGAGAACGCTTTTGAATATTTTTTAACACTTCACGAAAACCAGATGGGGGCTTACCAGAACCGTTTACTGTGACAGTATAAGCAACCATTGCTGCCCCTACTTGTCTTGAGTATTTACCGACCGATCCACATTCTTGACAAACATCAGACTCAGTTTCATCCCTTGTGGAGATAGACTTGATCATGTCCCTGACGTTTCCGCACTCCTGACACTTATATTCATATGTCGGCATCATTATCCCTCAAAAATATTTTGAATTGCCTTGCAAGGAAAACATCGCTTATCACTGTATGTGGTATCAGAATCAATTGATATAGACTCTGAAAGCAAAATGTCACCATCACAATAGGAATCAAAAAAAGACTATAAAAGATCACCGCAAGATGATCTTTTATGGAAAGCCGCTGAGACTCAACGGAGCTTCTCTTGATGTATTTCAAGACAACTGAATCTTACTTGATGGAGTAATAATTCGCCCAAATTTCTGTTTGTAATGATTCAGGAAATCTTCGGAAGGAAAGGAAACGATGCACATCGCAGCAGGGATAGCAATACCTTTTCCGTTGGAGTATGGCATGAAGTCAACCAACCCCATTCGCATAGTAGAGGTCTGTTCATCAGGAACACTCATGATCTGCAATACATCAGTTGCAATGTATTGACCAGAATCTTCGGTCACAGTGGCAATCAGTTCTTCGCCACTAATCAGTTTCATAACAAGAATCGTCTGTTCGCTCATAATTTTCAATCACACTTTCAATAACGTTGATGGTTTTTTTATCGACTTCACCACACTTGTCGCACTGGAAACCAATAAAAATGTATTTATCGTCTCTCCAAGAGATTACTCGACCGGAATAATTTCCGGTCTTATGAGATATCCAGTGAAAAATTTTACCGACCATTCAATCCTCGATTGTATGCCTCTTGCTCTGCTCGGCGGCGTTCAATTTCTGCTCTTTGCGCTGCTCCCCGGCAATAAGCCAACTCAATGGAGTCAGAAATACCTGAGCAAACATCCGTTGCAGAACTAATAATTGGAGAAGGTACATTTCGATAATATTTCAGTGAGTCAAACGATTGCGGTTGATATTGGTATGCAGTCGTTTTGTTAATCTGACTACCAACAATAATACCAATCAATGCAGCCTGCCCATCCGTTAGAGCAAAAGAAGCAGAAGATGATGCCAGTAGAGCAATTGCAATAAGTTTTTTCATGTTAACCCATTCTAGTATGTCCGGGGATCAGTTGACGATACTGAATCCAGCCAGTCAAATTACCAGAGCACAGTATACCATCACGACGAACATGAGTGATACCATCAACCCAAGTATTTGTTTCAAAAGGTTTAACATTCAATGGAATCGGCGTTGCTTGGTGTTCTGTTGGTGAAACATGTTGCGGCTTATCAGTAGACCCGATATTCAATTTATCGTAGATAGAAGTCACCTTGTCAATTGACATATCCAGTTTACGATAACTTACCTGAGCACAGCATGACGCAGAGATTTTGATTGCGGTATCAAGATCATAGACTTCATCACCAACAAGATAGTTAGAACCATCAAAGTCAACATATGGAAGGTGCCATTGACCAGCTTCCAATACACTCGGAGTAGTCTCTTTATATGCCGTATGCATACAATGAGCTAATTCTCGAAACTCTGGTTGTGCATCAGGGTGATCGCGGAGCCAGAAAAAATTATTCCACTTGGTTCCAGTAATGACCTGTCGGGTAAATGTGTAATTTTCAATAACACGATTTACCCACTGCTTATGACCATTGATGCCTGCCTTATCGGACATGACCCGAGCAAAATTGACAGCAGATCGCATTGCTGAATCCCACATCCCCTTTGCGCCCTCTAACTGAATTCCTTCAAGGGCAACATTGGAAACCATTCCGGGATTGTTTGCACCAAAGTGAACAGGAACAGCCGGATTCTCAAGAATCATGTCAATAGAACTACCAACAGGAACAGCGCGAGAAGACGCAGCATTCTTAGACAGTTCACGGTGCGTATTAACTTCCGCCAAAATCCACCGAGGGAAATTAGTTTCGAATGTAGTTATACGATGACCACCAAGAGAAATCGAATCTGCAATGATTCTACACCAGATTCCGTTCTTACCTTCATATTTTTTATTTTTCATAATCAATTGGGGGCATATGCCCCCTATTTTCTTAGTCGTTCAAAAGAGATTTAAAGAATGCTTCATCGTCATCTTCGGCAGTGACGGTCGGCGCTTTCTTTTCGACAGCGGGTTTCGCGGCTGGCTTTGCCAACTCTGCTAATGTATCGAATTCATCTTCGTCATCAGCGGGTTTCGCTGGTGTATCAGCAACACCATTGACTCGATCAAAATTTTTCTTCAGAATGTCATATGGCTTAATCTTGATCTGATCTTTCAGAGAATAACACTGAGACAGAATCTCAGCCAACCGATCTTCATCATCAGTGATAGGCTTAATACGACTGAACTTGGATTGATCGAAATTCGGGAAATCCCCAACAACGGTCTGCTTCAGAAGGAAATCAGCGCCACCAACAGGATCAAATGGAATGAACGATTCTTCGCCCAATGCTTCGTCTGGATAGATTGCTGCCATGATTTTATCATAGATTTTCTGCCCATACTGGAATGGAAAAACCTTACCATTATTTTCTGGATTAGCAGGGTCTTTGACAACCAGAATGTTGCTGAGATAGTAAACTTTCCGCTTACGCAGTTTCTTGATAGCAACATCCGCCGCAGAATCAGTCAGCTTACCATTTGCTTCATAAACAGGGTCAGGTGTACTGTTGCTAATTGTGGTGGGACTGTTTTCGATGTACCAACGACCTGTCTTTGGATTCTTGAATGCATACTTAAAGAATTTGAAGTATGGGATGTTTGTTGGTTCGGCATCAGGAAGGAATCGAATCACGGCACTACCATTACCAGATTCATCGGTCTTAAGACGCCAGAAATGTGCGTCATCGCGCTCAAAAGTTTTCTTTTGATTCGCTGGATCAATTTCTTTGAGAAGTTTACTAAAATCAATTTTCATTTTACACCTTTAAAAATGCCATCTGGTTATTGTCAGCGATGGCTTCTGACTCATGCATTTATTTATGCATGGTTGGGAATCTGATGTACATGGTCAGTTGAACCAACGTAGTTCATTGTTGCGCCAGCAAAGGTTTGGTTCACCCATTCCTTTGCAGTAGTAGAGTTGACAGCAATTACGCTGATAGTAAAGACATTCAGGTTTCCCTGAATAGTCTTGCCTTCCGGTAAAGTTACTTTGTAGATGAAAGATTTCATTTCATGAAGATTGATGTTACACGACTGTTTTCTTTGATATAAGATGTATCAACAATGCCGCCATTGACGACAGCAAAAGCATGACCCTTAATAACAGCAATAAAGGTCTTGCCTTTGTATTCAGGTGATTGTAACATAGTTTTTACTGTCATTCCTTTTTCTTTTGTTAAGCCAGTGGTTCTTGCGAATGCTTTAGCGGTGCGTGTTGTACCAAAAATTTTTGCTTTATAGCCAGCAGCTTCATAAGCAGAAAACAAAGTGGATTGGTTTGCTCCGCGATTGTTTGAACGACCGAAGTCTTTCATGTGAGTAAACGCAGCATCGTAACTCATCACTCCTGTATTTGCGAGGGCACGAACTGTACAATCATTGCACTCACCTGCACGAGATTGACCGAAAGACGTTGGTTTGATGTAACCAGTCATTTTGAACTCCATTCACATTTCGTTGTCGATGGAGTTATTGTATCACAACTAATTTTTATGTGTAGATTATTTTCGCGCCTTCGTCGAAAGAAGGTTCCTCATAAGAAGAAAACATCTTAGTAACAATGTTGAGTGAAATGACTTTCTCTGGACGACTTGAAACATTAAGGAGCCAAGCGAACAGAGACAATCTACTACCGAACACAACAATGCAAGGCTCGTGATTAGGGAATTGCCCAATCAATTTCATTCGCTTCTTACGCGACAGATTTGTTTGATCGATGACAACAAGATCAGTTTCCTGATTAAGTTTTATTTTAGTTTCCATGTCATCGATAGCGAAACCGATTGTGTCCATGAAAACATCGGAATAAGTCTTACCTTGTTCTTTTGCTACTCTTTCGATGTAATCATCAGTTGAAATGACTACACCACCATCTTTTGTCAGGTTTCTTGCATAGGTAGACTTCCCTGTACATGGGAGTCCAACGAGAATAATAAGTTTACGCATGGTAACTTTCATAAGAACGAATTGGAGAACGTTCAGCAAATTTTCCTTCTTTGATCGAAAATTCTACGCCAGATTGACGCAAGGCAGAGATTAAAACAGAACAATCACAATCTTCTTCAAGATAAACAGTTTTACCTCTCTGGTAGCTGTAAGAAGAAATTTTATCTTGAACACCAAGGTTAACGAGAAATTCTCGTTTCACTGCCAACCAACCGTGACCTGCATCAGAATAGAATTTGAAAGTTTTAGCCATTTTGGACTCCTAAGTTTGCTGCGATGGAGTTATTGTATCACAACTAAATTTTATGTGTAGATTATTTTGTCAGTCAATTACTACGGACTCGAATTCTTCTTTCGTGATTCCGTTGTAATGGGGAGCAAGCAAGCCTAACTGTCTTTAGCTGTTAGGTGGTTGACGAAAGCCGCCCCAACACAATCTTGACTTTGAACTCTAATTTCGATTCGCCCCATGCGTGCAGAACATCAATCTTCTTTTTACGCGCCTCGAACAAGACACCGCTGAAAGAACAATTCCGAATCGACATAGCAAATTCCTTCTGATCCTCAATGAATTTCACGCGATCATAAAGTTGACTCATTTCAGTCAACAGAGAACCCACTTCATCGATCACTGGTTCGAACATTTCTTTTGAGTTCGGGAAATAGGTCAGGAATTCATCCTGTTCATTCTGAACGACACACTCGGCAATTCGTTTTTGATTCAGCGCTCCTTCACCTCGCATATGGTGAGCACGAACATAAGCACTGGATTTGATCTTGATACGAAGACCATTCACATCCTGCGTAACAAACCCTTCTTTCAGGTCAGTCAGCGCCTCTGCCATGTTAAGCATGTCTTGCTTTGAATTGAAGTTATAGACAGGGCATGGTAATGCTTTCACCGAATCAAAAACTTTATTGAAGTAAGATTCTGCGCCAGTCTCGTTATTGAAACTGGTGATGTAGTACATACGACCAGATTCGTAAAATGTAACGATCTGGTTATAGTTACTGCAATACTCGAACACATGTGAATAAGCACGATCCATGTTCGCGAAACGGGACTGAAACTCGTCTTCTGTTAGACCGAATCCATCGCGCAAAACAGCCTCACGGAAAGATGGGAAGAAGGCTTGTTCGGATTCACCTAATGCAGTTCCGTTGGTTGCAATTTCCCAACGATCAGAATAGCAATTGAACCAAATCTTAATGACCGATCCATCGAGTTTTTCATAGATAGTTGAGCCATCAAATTCAAATTTTTCGGTTATGTCAGGATACTGACCATAATTGAAGAATCGAGGGTATGCGCGACCAATGATATGACCAGTCGCTTTGTCAATGATGATACCACGACACTGCATGACCAATGGATCGGTCGCGGGACTGAAAATCTGATCATACTTCAGGAGTACGAAGTTTTCGTAGTCCTTAATTGAGATGTTCTTCTCTTTTGCTGCATCGAGCAGCGACTGTAACGAGGTGTGTCCGAGGAATGTCATTTTAGTTTCCTTTTCTGTTGCAGTTATTGTATCATAAAGAAACTTTATGTGTAGATTATTTTACTCCCATTCTTTCCAATCCACCTTTTTATCTCGCTTAAACCATTTCTTACATTTCTCCCATTTGAAAATCATCAAATCGTCCCAATGCATTTTGTTAAGCTGCTTACGCCACTTTGCCACGTAATGTTTCATTTCACGAGGTCCCTTCATTGGTAGACCTCATAAAGTTCTTTAATTCTCGCATTCATAGCGCTCTACCAGAGTTTCCGCAATTTCTCTTGTAAATTCCCTCGCGGTTTCGTTAATAAGTTTCTTGTTTCCACGAACAAGATGAATCGTCATCCAAAGATCGGCTTCATCCACACAATGTCGAATCCATCCGTCCCAATCCAAAGTAAAATCTTTAACTCGGTTCTTTTGGTTGCTGAAATGTGCAAAAGAACCCGACACATTGGCATAGCAGACGACCGAGATTTCCAGTTTCTTTTTATAGGACAGTGACATAAGTTATTACCAATTTTCGACGCCCGAGATTTCAATCTTGATCTCAACAGGACGATTCTTAACCACGGTAGTCACAATAAGACTCAAAATTCCACCAATGCCACTTGAGTTATCGTTTACCAATTTAAAGCTGGTGGCATCCTCGAAGTCTTCCATTGCATCAAGAATGTCTATTACATTTTTCTTTGTTATGTACATTATTATCCTTTCCAATCAATCTTCTGAATTACGCTCAAGTTCCGCGATATCACGCGCATCCTTCCACACAACCGATGCATCGTAACCGTGTTTAGCTGCCCATAATTTCAATTCTTTTGCGGCTGATGCACGAACACGGTTAAAGTGACCGGGATGGCAATTGTTAACACGTTCAACATAACGGGTCTGCGCTTGAGTAAGTGTCATTTTGAATCTCCGGTTCGTTGTCGATGGAGTTATTGTAACAGAAACTCAGAGTATGTGTAGATTATTTCTAACCAATTCAACATCCGCCTCTGTCTTCAGAACATAGACAGGAATCTTGAGTCTATGAGCAAGATTCACAGCAGTTGCTGTTCCGCCGCTAGGAAAAGAGTCTGGATACCAACACAGAACAAAATCAACAGGAGTCTTTAGATCAGCACCCAGAATCTGGAAACAGTTTCTGATGTGTAATTTTCTGGCTCCGATTGATAAAGATCGGTACTTTGGGTGCAACCGTTGAACTATCTGATCTGCCTTATCAAGAACAGATTTATTATGCACCACGATGCCTGTCTTGTAATTGAAATTATACCAAGGCAGATAAATTTCTTTTACGCCAGACTCGGAATCACAACCTCTTTCAAATGCACTGTCTGCGCCATCTGCTCCGCCACTACGAAGTACATAAGCAGATGACAAAGAACTCCCAAAATGCTCCATTATCCTCAGAACATTATCAGGAGTTCTTCTACTTCCTATACCTGCATAGAATTTAGGCAGCAATGGCTTCGATTCCATTCATTTTAATTGAAATGATTGTGTCGCGGTTGATGTTGCGATAATCATTTTTCTGCATATCAAAGATAGTGATGAATTTATTTTCATCCACTTGTTTTACTCCACCTTTGAGAGCCTTTGTTACACCAAGACGACCAACCAGATTACGTTGGCTACCATCTTTTTTGATGAATACAACGGAAACGATTTTACCGTTGGAACTATCAATCATTGTTGCGAGTGTACGTGATGCTGTCATTTGTAAACCTCTTTAAGTTTGTTGCGATGGAGTTATTGTATCACAGAGAAAAATATGTGTAGATTTATTGAGGGAATACCATCGACCAGTCTCCTGTCAAAGCCCCCTTAGAGTAAGAAGATTCCTCTTGTTCAAAGAAGTTTGAATGTGATGGTAAAGAAGTCATTTCATCTACCCAAGGCAAAGGATTTTTCTTCTGTTTGAAGATGCCCTTTAACCCCAACCCAATCAATCTACGATCTGCGATATATCTAATATATGTATGCATATCTTCTTTTAACAGAGGCTGTTGGAATTCAGAACCATCCATTTCTTTATAAGCCAAATCGATGAAGGCATCTTCTAATTCAACCATTTTCGTTGCAATTGCATAGAGTTGCGACTTCAACTCATCATTCCAGATATCCTTGTTTTCCTTGATAAACTCTCGGAAAAGATATGTCATTCCTTCACAATGTTTTGTTTCGTCAATAATACTCCAAGTCACAATTTTCGTTGTACCCGGCATCAGGTTGTTACGACCGTAGTTCAACAGCATCACAAAAGAACTAAAAAGTTGCATCCCTTCTGTAAATGCACTAATAGCACACATCTGTTGGACAATATGATTTGAATCGGTATTAGAGGTCAACTGTTCAATAAACTCATGTTTATCCACCATTTCTTTGTAGTTCAAGAACTCGTTATATGTGGTGTCAGGAAACCCAAGAGTTTCAAGTAAATGACTATATGCCGCAATATGAACAGCCTCTCGCGAAGCGAATCCAAGAAGCATCATTCGCACTTCTGGTTGAGAAAAAACTGGCAGATAATTATTGACATAACCAGAGGCAACATCAATATCACCCTGAGTAAAAAGGCGTAGAATCTGAGTCAAAAAGTTTTTCTGGCTCGGAGTAAGACGCTTTTTAAAATCAGTAACATCTTGCTGCATATTGACCACCGAATGTAGCCAATGAATTTGTTCATGCTGGAGCCAAATGTCATAACACTTAGGATAAGCAAATGGCTTAAACGTGTTACGTTTATCTGTCAGTTTAGTTTTTTGTTTTCTGGGGTGTGTGTTCATTTATTTTCCTTTTTAATTGGGATGAGTGGGTATCATATCACAGGAATGCCTTTCTTTCGTCTGTGAGATTTTTTATGCAACCCAGGTATAAAACCAAAAGATTCGTTTCCTGGAAACACAAATTGATTTTCTGAACCATTTGTGTACCATCTTCTACCAATTGACGCTGTATCTGAGTTATTTTCTTTTTCTTCTACGACAATATCAACTACATTCAACTTATCAAGCCTACGATCCAGTATATAAGTTTTAATAGAACCATGTGATAGTCCAGTTATTTCCATAAAATAAGAAATCATATCTTTTTTCATACGGAATCTCACAATAATACCATCGTTAGTTACAATATAACATGATTTCACAGAATGAATTTTGTGCGGATTCTTTTTTGAGGGGTTTTCCGCTGATAACATACGTGATCTGGCAGCATTCCTAGAATTTTGATGTTTTCCGGGGTTCATTTCTATACTCTGCTGTTTCTTAAACTTTGAAAAATATGTTTTTATCGTTGAATACATTCGAGGTGATAGGTTGCGCTTGTTATGCGGATCACGCAACATACACAAAAATGCATATTGTATTTTTGAATTTGATGGATATAACTTCGCCAGCAATCTATGACATAAAAAAATGTTCTCGATATGTCAGCTTCACAAGATTTTCAGCACAATCACTACCACCAAGACAACGTGGTATTATGTGATGTACCTCATAATTTACTTCTTTCTTGACATTCCTAGTTTGTTTACGAGTTGTAACAAGTTGTGTATACAGTTTTAAATAGTTCATGAATTTCTCTTTCATGAACTATTTAACCTTAACAGCTATCCACTACACACCAAACATTCCAAATCACCATTGGCAACTGCCTTCATATCTATTTCATCTTCCAATTTTACTCGAACTACCTTTGCATTCACTTTCTCTGCATTAGCCAATTTCTCTGACCTTACATAATACATTCCCTTTCCACCTTTTTTCCATACGTTGAAGTGTATCGCATGGAGTTTAGGAATAGAAATGTCTGGACGAATAAAAATGTTAAAAGACTGTCCTTGATCAATATATGGCTGTCGATCTGTCAACTGTTCAACTAACATCAATTGTTCAATCTCCGGTGCTGTCTTAAAGACTTCCTTCGTATGATCATCAAATACATCAATATTTTGAATAGAACCATCTGCGGCAACAATCTGCTTCCACACATCATCTGCATCACATTTTCCTGCGGCTTCCAGTTCAATGATAATCTGGTTCAGATACTTATTCTTCTGAATGAAAGTACCTGACAAAGTATCTTGACGGAAAGCATTCGCATGCCAAGGCTCAATAGAAGGCGACACATTACCGCAAATCAATGCATTCGATGCTGTTGGTGCCAATGCACTACAATGCGCGAATCTCAATCCAGTTCCTTCTAAAAGAGCAGGAGAACCGCGAGAAGAACCAAGATCAATGTTAGCACGATCAAGCATTTCCTTGAATGTTTTGAAAATCTTTTTGTTATATGCCTTTGCAACTGCACTGTCAAATGCAACGCCTTTTTGTTGCAAGTATGAATGATAACCCATCACACCAAGACCGACAGAACGCTCTCGAATCGCAGAATATTTTGCCCGAGAAATTGTGTCAGGTGCGTTGTCAATGAAGTATTGTAACACATTGTCAAGCATTTCCATCAGATCAAGGAAAAACTGATAATTGTCTTTGTATTCATCCCAACGATCCAAGTTGATCGAAGACAAACAGCAAACAGCGGTATTCTGTGCATCGGTATGCAACATGATTTCGTTGCACTGACCTGTCAACATACCATTGAACATGCCCATATGTCGCTTTGGCTCGGTGAAACAATATGTATCATCATAACGACCATCATCGATGATGGCTTCAACCTTAATGAAATGGGTACACTCACGATTGCCAGTATGATTGGTCAGAACCAATCGATGTGTCTTAAAACCAAGAGAAATGAGTTTTTCAATATAACGTTGACCAATCATCAGACGATACGTTGTCTGACAGAAATAGTCACCTTTTTCTCCTGAACCGTCATTCTTTGGAAGCTGGCGAAAGCCTGCATCAACTGATTTTGTTACCTTTGAATACACACCAAGTGTTTGCAGCATCAATTGAACCTGTTGTAAGAATTCTTTACGAACAGAACAAACTTGAATAGATTGAGATTCTCCGTTCCGACAAACCGTGCCATCACCATCACACAAACCAGCAAACCAATCTAATTTAGATTTAATCGTATAATCTCCATTAGGAACAAAATATTTGTCCTTCAGTTTTCTGGTAGTAGCAGTTATACGATCACAGTTACTTGACTCACACCAATTCCCATAGATATCCGACAAGAATGGTTTCAATTTTTGTTTCTCGCCATAGAGATAAACGCGCTGACCTCTAGCCTCAAGACAACCATCGGCTGTATAAAAACCGTTGTCATAGGCATATTCCAGAGTCTCTGTTCCCTCAATGACAGGGTAATCGCTCTTGATCAACTTGTCGCCGGGAAGCAATTCGCCAGCGCGTTTTTCAACAGTAGTTTTCTTGCCATTGACATATTGATGGACATAAAACTTATGATATGGGGTGCATTCAAGTTCAAACCCAGAATCTGTGATAACACGGATCAGTTTCTGATTTTCTCCGGTCTTGCGAACAATAACATTAGAAAATTCCTGTCCATTCCACACAGATACAGTTTCGTTTTCCAGATCAGATATTGTTTCATATCCGTTTTCTGTCAAAATTTGAGTTTCTGGCGCAACACAAAGATTTGATTGATTGACTTTATATCCACGTTCACGCAAAACAGGTTTCACCTGATTATTAACATTGTCAGTGAAAAGAATATAAGGCTCACCACGACCGACTCCTGCACGAAGATCAAGCAGTTTAATCCACAATTCCGAAGCACTGACCTTTTCGTGTACTTTACCGGACACAGGGTCTTTCAATTCCCATGTATCATCAAATTTAGGATCAAGCATTCGACCCTCAACCAATTTCATGAAAGAATCAGGAATATTCACTGCATTGTGGAGATTCAAACAACGGCGGCGCTGATCACCGGTTTCTTTGCGCATATCAAGAAAATCCATAATATCTGGATGACTGATATCAAGATATGCAGCATATGAACCACGGCGGGTCGAACCCTGTTTGAACGCAAGGCAAGAATCATCATATACTTTCAAATGAGGAATCACCCCAACAGATTTTTCGTCTGCGCCACGAGTCGCAAAATAAACACCAACGCCGCCACCGAGCATCGAAAGCCAATTTGTTTCGGACAAAGAATCAACTAATCCAGCTTTAGTATCAGGAACAGATACCAAGAAACAACTGATGGGTAAACCACCTTTATTTCGACCAAACGAAAGAATAGGGGTTGAATATCCAAACCAATGTTTTGACGCATAGTCATATAATCGCTGTGCGTGCTCTGGGTTTGACCCAAACTGTTTTGAAACAAACGCATAACGCTCTTGCGGAGTTGTTTCTCCTTCGATCATATACGAGTCCTTGAGTCGCGCCAAGGAAATTTCATCAAACAATTCATCACGTGATGTGTCGATCACAATATCTGTCATACCTTTTTCCACTCCAAAAATTTTATCTTCGCCATTATACCACTAAAAGTGTTCTTTTTGATCACCTTCTTAACATCGATTCCAGCAAGAATCATGTCATTAACATCTTTAAGCCCCTCGCACTCTTTACTCCATATGACTATTGGATATCCGGCATCAATAGCCTTCTGATACTGCTCTACGATAATTTTATTTCTCGGTTCATTATCATAGACTAGTGTGGTGGAGGTTTTATTTATTACTCCGGTCAACTTTTTGGCAGTGGCAACCAAAGAAGCATTCACGGATGCAATGCAATTCGGAAGAAACAACGAATCAATTGGACCCTCGACAATGATAACAGGCTGCTTAACATCAAGACGATCTATACCAAATATTTTTGGTGTCTTGTCATCAATCGTGATGGTAATATATTTTTGCTTGCTCTTTCCTGTTAGATCGCGCCCCTGAAATGCAAATACGTTTCCTTTCCGATCAAAGAAAGGAATTATGAGTCTAGGTTCTTTGTTTTTAGTCTCGGGTATAGAACTATTATATTGCTGACAGAACCCATAAAAGTCTTCTGCAAATTGAAACCCATATTCAGGCAAGTTTCTTGAATCAACATATTGTCTCGCAATATGAGTTACCGGAAGATTTTTAACCAGAGGTAAATCTAATGAATTTGGTTTAATGACAGGCGCAGAGACAGGTATTTTAAATGTTTCTTTTTCTCTATCATTTCCGGTTACTCTATATTTCTCAATGATATATTCGTTATAGAGACTGTTGTAATGATTCTTCAGAAATGTGACAACAGAGCTACTGTAGCCACAATTATGACACATCACATTGATATGACTTTCTCGCTCATAGAAGATGAAACGAGTCTTTGACTTACTTTTAGCTGAGTCGCCACAGATTGGGCATCGAGCCGCTGCCAGAAAAGGAGATTCACGTTTTACACGAAAACGCTCAAGAGCAGCCCCTACTTGTTTTGAGTAGGAGATTTCTATATAAAGTGCTGTCATTGAATTGTTGTGGTTCCGTGGTGCATATCAAATTTCTTGTATGCGTATTCTACCTGATCAAAGTAAGAACTAGACAACAATTTTCGCTTTGTCTCAACAGCAAGGATTTCCTCAAGGATGCTATTATAGTAGCGGCGGTCATAATCGCTACAAATGGTCATGTGAACAAAGAAGTCTTTACGGAACTTATGAACATTCGACTTACCGAACGGTAACATCAGTTGCGGAACAAATATTGTTGACACCTTTGAAGACTGATGAACCATGCTCTGTTGCATGATCCGAATCGGAAACAGAAGATAGATATAGCCAAGACTTTCGCCTGTGTCCTTATCCAGTTCTGTTTCCTCGAAAAGATAGTCGCCAAGAATTTGCTCACTATTGACAGTGAGTAGTGACAGTAATGTTGGTTTCATTCAAATGGAATCGTAATAAGTTTAACAGAGTGCCCTTCTGAGCCGTACATACCAACACGCTCACTGAAGTGCGAGAAAGTTGTGTTCTGCTTTCTATTATACGTCATATTATCGGTAATGTCATAGAGATTACAGTGTGTCTTACCTTCCTTCAGCCGCAGACCCCTACCAATGCTCTGAAGAACCGTGATCTTGGACTTCACTGGATGACAGAAAATGATGTTTTCAATCGCAGGAAGATTGATGCCAGTGCTCATACATCCGTAGCTACCAACAATAATATCGTCATCAGATTTATTTGCGCTCTGACGGATTTCTTCTCTTGTCTCTCTATCAACATCGGCATCAATGAAGTGAACAGTTCTATCTGTTCTTTCACATAACATCTTATACAGCGGATCACCCTGAAGATCAATGAACCTATATAGAAGTAAAGTAGTTCCCTTACATTTCAGCGCCAGATTCGCAATGAACTTGTTCCGCTTGGTGTTCGTGACAATGTATTTTATCTCCGTTTCATAGTCAGCTTTTTTCATTGCTTTTGCAACTTCTTTGTCATAGGTCAATATAATTCCAGATACTTTCAATGGAACCAACTGACCCTCGGCAATCAAATCCTTTGCATCAGCAACTTCAACTACATCGCCTGTCAACCCAATCATCTGCTTCAGGTGACACTTCATATCGTGCAATGTGCCTGTGCAGGCGATCTTGAATCTACATTTAGTTGAATTCATGAAGATCGAAGATATTGTAGAAGACTTTATCTTATGACCTTCATCGCCAATAATTGCCCCAAACTGCTCATACCATTCCACTGGCATCTTATAGATAGATTGGAATGTGCTGACCACAATTGGTTTATCTGTGTCTTTATCAAGACCAGCACTGATTGTATGAACATTCTTTTCGGCAGACCAATCAGACCGAGAAGAATAATCAGCAAAATCATTCTTCATCTGAGTAGTAAGCGCCACTGTTGGAACAAGAATCAGAACCTTTAGTCCAAGTTCTTCGGAAAGGTATCTTGATAGCGCGTATTGAATAAAAGATTTACCTGCGCCAGTAGTTGCCTTTAAAATCGATCTAGAGGCGTTTAGAGCCGTTTTAATGGCATACCGCTGGTATCCCCTTACCTGTAACGGTTTATCGCCTCCAAAGGCGTTTAAACGCGAAATAAAGGCATCTACATCACTGTCAGAGAGATTCAGTGACTGATCGTCGAAGTTTTCAAGGGAATATGAGTAATTTCTTTGTTCACAGAATTGAATCAGATCATTTTTCAGACCCAATAACATTCTGCGGGTTCCCATATTGAACATTCTGATATACCCATCCCATCGACCTGCCTTATACTCTGGCATGAATCGATACCCATCTGGTCTGAAACTATAACTATCAGAGATAACGAAAGCCGTATCCATGTCAGATACGACTTCAAGATATGTCTCATTGACCTTACGAATAATAATGTCTGTCATAGAACCACTGATTGAAATCTCAGTTCCTCAAAAGCGTAGTCAAGTAAATCAACACCAAAAAATCTCAGTGAGTAAAGAGGGTAAGATTCCATACTAGATTTGGCAACAGAAAATTCTGTTGATTCGCCGACCACAAAAATGTTACTGTGCATGTAAACGATCTTTGGGTTATCCAGTTTATCCGCTACCCATTGAACAAGATCGACTCCATGTGAGTTCAAAAAATTGATAACAGTATTTTTGTCAAGTGTTACTGCGCCTCTAAACATTTCAATTCCCTGTAAGATATTTGGTCTGTTCAATGATATTTTTGAACAGATAGTGTTGGTTAGTCAACTCTTTCATGATAGCCTCGGTACTCTGAATCAAAGTCTCGATATACAGAATCTGTTCCTGAAGTTTCTGAAGATCAGCATCGGCATCCAGTAGAGATTCCATTTCCGACTTCAAAGGTCGCTTATACAGGTACTGTTTAAGATTGTTCTCAATTAGTTCTTCTTCTGACAGTTCTCCGTTATAGTAACGGGTCTTCAGGAGCCGGAGTTTCTGATAGCGAAGTGTGACCTTACGACTACTGATCTTATAAGACTGTAGGTAGCCAAGATACTTGCTATGAAGGATGGGGTGTCTGTACATGCGCTCTAACAGAGCATCAGAGGGAACCTTACAATCGGTTTCCCATTCGGTCAAAAGCTGTTCATGATCAAGCATAAATAATTTATTTTCAAAATGTGTCAACCAATGTGTTGACTCAAACGTTTTCTGTGTTATAGTGTTGATAAATAGCATCTGTTCGTGCCGAGTACCACGTTAAAATACCAGTTCATCGAAAACATAAATATCCAAGTTAGTGACGAGTACCACTTAAAACTACTGTTCTGCTGTACCATCTGTTGAGCCGCATACTCACTAAACTGCATTTTATTTATCAGTGACGAGTACCACTTAAAACTACTGTTCTGTTGATGGAGCCGCAATCTACTCCTTAAACTGTCTGTAGCTGGTGTCAATGGCAGCGTAACGAAGCATTGATGACTTAGGCTATGGGTTGACCACATAGCTAAATGGATTGACTACATCTAATCGAGTAGACCACAAGAGGATATGGTTCCTCCCGAAAAACACGAATTCAGTTTATCGTAGATAACGGGTGGTGAAAGAAAGAGTAGGGTAAGCTCACTATGATCTGAAATAGGGTGGGCAGAGGCACCTGCGGGCGTGCCACGGTATTGACAACCGGAGTGAATTTTGTTCTGTAGAACACTGAGTAACCCGGAAGACGTTTGATTTCTTGTCAGTACCCACAGTGATAGAGGTAACTACGTAAAGCGTTTAATCACCGCGCTACCTAAACATTCTGAGATAGGAATGGGGTTGTAAATCAAACTAAGTTCATTCGACGCCGATGTATGATCAGCTATGCTGATTTAAATCATACGGTGGTTGGGAGAAACATCGTCTTACCCCCGGAAACGGGGTAACTTTGTTTTTCTCAACCGCTGTATGACCGGAGGGAGTCGCGAAAAGAAAAAAGAAAAATAAAGGATGATCGCGTAGCGATGTGCGGAGCACACTATGGTTTGGTTTACCCAAACAGAGTCTAATGAATCCTTATGAGTACAGAGTACCTGTAATGATGATCACCTCAACTCAAAGTAACTGAATCTAAATGTTACCCAACATGTCAATGGTTCTGGTGTCTCTTGAACATTGAATGCAAGACTACCTAATGCAATAGGAAACATATCCTTAAAATAGATTGTTCTATTTGGATTGCTCTTATTAGTCAGAGTCGTTAGAAACCCATCACTCACTAATAATTTCTCTGCATCTGACTTTGGCTGATATGCAGTGCCAATAGCATATCTCTGTTGTGTTATCCAATGATATATTTCTTCGTAATTCTGAAGGTCTTCATCAACAATAAATCTCAGAGACAATTCATCAAACTCAGTGAAACTACCGGGATGATATTGTGTTGCTCCCTGTGTTCCTGTACTTGGTGGAGGAACAGTAATTGATGGCACCTCGGCTGAAGTTATTCTAAAGGTAGTTGCTTGCATCCTCTGTAAAGTAAACGTGAATGCATTTGTCTGTAGATGGTTAAAACCAGCATCAGCCATTTTGTACCTTCAGAAGACTCGTTACACAGCCACCAATGAAAGCAGATTCTTTTCCTCTTGGTGCATCTGCCCCGAGTTCTATGTTTCTGTTTTCCCTTCTTCGACTCATATAGCAATCATGAGAAGCAGCTAGAATGCTTTCAAAGATGTTACCCGAGAGTTTTGTGTTATCCAATTGATGTGTTCTTGATTCCATGATATACTATGAATTATTTTGTTGGGGTATTTATGTTAGAAAAGTATTTGAACAAACAGGGCGGCTTGAATAGCAATGTGTTATCTTCCTTTTCAGAAGATAGAGAAATGGTTGAATCCTACCTTGGTGTTCGCAAGGGGCTATCTGCAATGACTCTGATAGCCGGTGTTATTCATGGTGAGATTCCTACATGTAAGGTATGTGGTGATGTATTCGACCGACTCAATTTCAAGAAAGGGTCTTTTGGATCAACTTGTTCATTGAAATGTAAATACGAGTATTCTGCTACAAAAGATTCTTCTTTACCGATATTGGAAGATTTTTCTATTCTATATGATCAGAATGGTAATCTTTCATGGAGCAAGGTAGATAAGTTTCTGTCAAAAGCAACGGTTGACTCTCTTAAAGAGAAACACGATTTCAATGATATCAAGACATTACTTCAGATAGAAAAATATGGCTCCGAATTGATTCGGAAATGTAAAGAGTGTGGTGATATCATTCCTGTTCACAATGTCAGTCAAACTCCTTATGGTAAAAGTATTGCTGATTTCTGTTCAGTTGATTGTAAAGATGCAAATTTAGAATACAGAGACAATATTCGTCAACAAAGGCTCGGGTCAAGAAAACTGAATGATACCTATAACCAGAATGTTGCGATACCTTGGTTTAAAGAAAAGGTTTCATTACTTGAAACTACATGCAACATAAAATGTCTTGATACAGTTGAAAAGTATATTGAATCGGATATTCGATATCAGAAATATAACTGGAAATGTAATTGCTGTTCAACTGAATTTTCGGCTAGCATTCTCAGTAAAAAAGAATTATTCTGTCCTAAATGCAACATCAGATCGGTTCCACAGAAAAGAATCGTTGATATGTTACAGAACGCCGGTTTCAATTGTTTGGTAAACGACAGAACACTTATTGCTCCATATGAGTTGGATATAGTTGTTCCAGAGAAAAATATTGCGATTGAATATGATGGTCTTTACTTCCATCGAGATAAAGACGATTACCACAAGAAAGTTATGTGCGATTCAATTGGTATCAGATTGATTAAAATCTTTGATGACGAAAATGAAGACATTGTTTATTCAAGACTTCGTTCTATATTTGGTATCACAGAAAAAAAGATTCATGCAAGAAAATGTTCTGTCATTGAATTAACAGAAACTGAGTGTAGAGAATTTATTGAAACAAATCACATACAGGGCTGGTGTCAATCAAAACATAGATATGGTCTAATACATTCAGGTGAACTCGTTGCTGTAATGACATTTGGTTTGTCTAGATTCAATAAAGAGTACCAGTATGAATTGCTCCGATTTTGCTCATTGAACGATACGAATGTTATCGGCGGTGCATCTAAACTGCTAAAACATTTTATGTCATCCGCTAAACCAGACTCTATTATTTCTTATTGTGATCTTCGGTGGGGAACAGGAAAACTATATGAAAATATGGGGTTCACTGAACTAAAACAAACAGAGCAAGGGTTCAGTTGGTATAAGGGCGGCAAGCGTTACTCCAGAATGACGTTTCAGCGCTGGAAACTTATTGAAAAATACCCTGAATTTTCTTCAATGAAAACAGAAGATATTATGGTACAATTGGGGTATTCAAAGATTTATGACTTCGGAAACAAAGTTTATGGGATAAAGAAATGAAAAAGGGCACCGAAGTGCCCTTTTGTTAAGTTTTGTATTTTACAAAACGTTACGAACTGCCGCAATGCGATAGAACTCATTGGTACGACCGGCACCTTGGAACAGAGGGTGACGGGCGATACCGTACCGCATCCGGTAAGCCATTGTTGGGGTCATTGTAGCTGGATCAGTTGTACGAACCAGTTGCAGAGGAACATATGGGCAATAGAACAAACCGGCTTTCCATGCGCTGTCACCTTTGTAACCAACGCAGAAGAATTGGTTTTGTGTACCAGCAGCGCCAGCATATGGGTCAACATATACTTTGATCTTCTTGTTCAGAACACCAGCGAAAGTTGCGCTAGACTCATCAACGTTGATGCTGTTAGCTGCATCCAGAGCAGGAGCATAATCCAACACACCAGCCAGAGCCAAAGCAGAAGCAACGTCAGAAGAACAAATCAGGATGTTACCTTTACCCAAACGAGTTGTCTGAGCAATACGGTTAGCTTCACGCTCGATCTGGAACAACAGACCTTTGTGACGCTCTGCCAACCAACGACCATCGCTGTCAGTCAACAGGTCAAACACACCAGCTTTGGTAGCGTCTTGAGCACCAACTTTAGCGCCAGAGTAGATTGTACGCAGAACTTCGCGGTTCACTTCTGCCAGCAATTCTGTTGACAGAATGCTAGACAACTCAGCATCAGCATCCAGACCATGCAGGTTCTTGATATCCTGAGCGAATTCAACAGAGTAACCAGCACGCAGAGCACGGCTCTTAGCAGAAACGGTCATCTGAGCAACAGTGAAAGACATTTCACCGAAAGCATTAACACCACCGCCCAAACTTTCAGCAGTTGCTGTTGACATACCGGTGCCAGTTGTCACTGTACCGAATTGGTCGCCAGCAGTACCTGCGTCTTGGTCAACGAAGTCAGCAGTAGGATCAGTGCCAGCATGAGTACCAGTGCCGCCGAAACCGGAGTTAGCTTCACCGAACAGAGCTTCGGCACCAGATTGGTTGCCATAACGAGCTTGCAGAGCAAACACCAGACCAGTAGGTTGACGCAGTGGCTGAACGCCGCAAACGTCATAAGCAATCATCTGTGGAGCAGAACGGCGAACCATGCTGATCAACACTGGATCGAATTTAGCCAAACCGGAACCATCGGTAGGATAGCCTTGAGTTTGAGTAACAGGAGCAGCTTCGTTCAGTTGACGACGCTCGCTCATGTCGTTTTCTGTGTTTTCCAACAGAACAGCAGTCACTTCGCGACGATGACGGTTAGCAATGGTAGGAACGCCTTCTGCATCCAGAACGGGTGCCCATTTTTCCAAGAGTTGTTGTACAGTTTTCATTTTTTATTCCTTAATGGATATTGAGAAATTATCGTAATACGAAATTATTTATTGAAATGATAATCTCGTTTAGATTCGGCTTGATTTGATAAAATCAGCGTAAAAATTCACGGAATCGTTCGATTCAGTCACAATTTTAGTTGTTGCGACTTCTTGAACGTCTTCCACAATTTGAGTTGTCTCTTTTGTGAATTCTTTTGCCAGCTTACCAAAGTTTTCCAATACGATATTCAGTTGTTTTGCGTATTGAGTTTCGTTAGTGAATTTGACAGATTCTGTCAGTTGCTTAAAGCGATCAAATTCTGTTGCTGCCATTTTGTCCTTGAAGGATTCCATGATAGCAGTAGCCTTGAGCGCATTGATTTCTTCTTGCAAAGAAGTTTGTTTAGCCTTTTCAGCAGCAACTGCATCTTCCAATTCAGTAACTTGCTCCAGCGCCAATTCGAGTGCGTTTTCTTGATCTTCTGGCAAATCAATGTTATGCTCAGACAGGAGAGCCTGCAAGCCATCAATAAAACTTTCTGCCAGTTTTGTCTTGAAGTTAGCACGAATAGCTACTTCATTATTAGCTGCCCATTCCTGAGCAATTTCAGTCAAATATCCATCAATATGATCTGCCAATTCAGCTTGCGCTTCTTGCAGTTTTGTTTCAAATTCTTCTTGCAACTGTTCTTGAATTTGCATGGTGCGATCAGCAACAGCGGCTTCAAAAATAGTAACAGCCTGAAGTTTAAAATCTTCGCTCAACCCTTCTGCTTCAAGCAGAGCAGAAACCTGTGAACTTACTTTGTTGTCTTTGTTCTCAACAATATTCTCTGTAGGTTGTTCGACAGTTTCTGTGGTTGTAGTGGTTTCAGCAACAATGGTTGTGGTTTCTTCTGCCACAGTCTTGTTTGCTTCTTCCAGCATCTGTTTAATACGTTCTTCCAATGTCATATAGAACTCCAAAATTGGTTTTTAATTATTTATTTAATTCACGAATTGCATCAATTATTTGCGCCCAATTTGGACACTTTTAATGAATTGGTTAAACAATTCAACTTTTCTTTGCTCTGTCAATCGCTTTTTGTCATATTCTTTTTTTGCGATTGCAGCTAAATCTTCGACTATTGCATTGCCGAACCCATCTAGATCGAATTCTCTGCCTTCCATGATAGAATTAACAACACATCCGGGACCAGATGGGTCTGAAACAACATCAACGGAAGTCATGAAAAAATCATCTCCTACCATTTTAGCGCCATTCGACTCTGTGATAGAACCGGCACCGCGAGTAGAAACACCTACAGCAACACCAGATTCCAACAATCCTTCAAGAACCTTACCCATAGGGGTCTTGAGAACTTTAGCTTTACCGATCCACACATTACCATCCTGTTTCATTTCTGTGATAAGATGTGTGGCTCTTTCGTAATCAATGTTAAGTCTGCAATTACCACTAAGAAATACAGTTCCGTTTTGTTCAACCATAAAATTGTCTGTCTCTGTTACAAGACAGTATACATTTCCTGTATATTGTTCTTTATTTATTTTAGTAAATCTTTCGTCAACATATTTTCCAACGCCTTTACCAATGGTCATTCTAAACAAAGGAGATTTTGACTCGCATTTTATAATTCTACCGGCAAACATATAATCTTCATTTGAAAGTTGTACTCTCTTTGTTGTACTAAACCCCAATTTTATAATACATTCGATTAGACCGTCTGCTAGTTTTTCGGAAACTGTGAATACATCATTTCTGGTGTAATCTTTTCCTTTTTGGTTTATAGTTACACTGGAACCATCGCCTAACTGATACCAATCAAGAAATTCTTTAATATTTTCCTTTGATGCGTTCAGTATTATATCTGGTACAAATTTTGTATAACAGTCTCCGAACTGAGAAAGATAATCGGCTAAACGATTGTCAGAAATTACGACCCCCGTACTTTTTCCGTTTCTTTTCAATCTAATATTCGTAGAATCTACACCAAGTTTAGAAACCAAATCTATTATTAGATCGAGGTTCGTTCCTATATTTTGTGTAATTGTTATTTCACCATAAGTTCTCGAATCGTCCTTCCTCGTGTAATAATCTATATTACCCTCTGAAAGATATATACCCATGAAAGCACAGAAATCTTTAAATTTCATCACAAGAGAAGATTTATTATAAGTATTTTTTCTTTCTCTTGTTGGAAATAATTCGATATATTCTTCTTCGTCTCCCTGCCAATTTTCAAGTGTTCTTGGGATATAAGAATGCGATAACTTTCTACTACCAGATTCAAAATCGGATAAAATGTCATTTGCGGTGACAACCGAGAACTCGCCATTTCTATTTTTCAAATAGAATCTATGATATGGAGTGACTGTTGCTTTAAACGCTCTAGAATCAAAATTATACAATTCCCCTGAAAACAGCGTTTCTGTCGTGTCGATGACTAGGGAAAGTTTACTAATACCTTCCTTTGTCGTGCCATATACATAATCTCCCTTACTAACATCTTCTATGTTAATAAGACCTTTTTTGTAAACAAAAACCTTCGCTCCGGGTTTGAAACAAGGGTGGTTCATTTCCCCCAATGCTTTTCTAGGAGAAATATAATCGTTGGTATATCTGTCTACCGCACTTTCCATAACGTGCTTTGGATAGATACGACCGTTCTTATTCTTCTGTTCCGCAACAGCAAATGGTCCTTGAATATGTAAGAATTTCTTACCAGTCTCATCGGCTTCAAGCAAGAGACTCAGTGGATCATTGAATGTTTCTGTAATGAATTTCATTATTCGCCTAAACTATAGCCTTGTGTCTTACGCAGTCTCATGATCAGAGTACCGGCAGCAGCAAGATTCACAGCAATGTCATGACTAGAGTTTTCTTTTAATACAGCAGTGATAATTCCATCTGTCTGGAATTCGTAATTATCATGAACCTTCAGAACATCCTGCCCGTTACGAGTAATGGTGCATTCACCGGCAGCACTGATGCTTGTACTAACAGCTAGGATATCCACTGTAGGTACAACGGTTCCTGTCAATGTCTGACCTGTACTAACAAGAGAGGCAAGGGTAAGTGTATCTGTACCACTTCCGACCCATTTAACAATGACTTCTCTTGGATCAGCTTTAATTATCGTTTTATTCAGCGCCATCTAAATCTTCCGTATCCGAACTAATATTTGGTTCACTTGCCATCTGATCCAGAATATCCATACATTTACGATTGATAGAATCAATCAGTGCCTGTTTAGCTTCATCTGGATTTGTCATGATTGTATCAATGATGTTCATTTTTCACCCTTACCATATTCTGTGTTTGAATCATATGCATCATATGCATTCTGAGGTTCTTGTTGATCCTGTTCCTGTGGAGCCTGATCTTGATTCTGTTGATCTTGCATTTCTGGTTCAACAGGTTCATCAGGAGTTTCCTCATCGATCTGTTCGTCCATTGTCTTAATTTCTTCGTCGGTCATTCTCAACAGAGTTCTTTGGATATATCGTTTGCTGAAATATTTCCCAACAAATTGATCTGCCAATTGAACACTTGTCATGCGTTCGCGCCACATATCAATTTCTTTCAATTCAGCAAAGAAATTGTCCTTGCCATATTTAAAGACTAATTGATCCTTAATTATGTCCCAATCTTCTTGAGTCGCAATTCCTTTTAATAGTAATTGAGTCTTCAGCAGATCAAGGAAAAGTAAATTGAACCGTCTTCTCAGTTTAAGAATGAACTTGTTGAATTTAATTTCATCGCGAGTAATTTCATTACCACGACCAAGATTGAATGTACCCTGTCCTTGCTGCATTCTTGACAGAGGAATATTCAGTGCACGCCACAATTTAGTTTGGAAATATTCTGTATTCTCAAGTGAACCAAGACCACCACCAGAAGGAAGTGTTGTGATTTCTGTACCCTTTCCGCCGTTTGCGCGAGGGAGCCAGAAATCTTCAAGAATACTCAGATGCTTTTTGTCATCCTTGAGTGTTCCAGTTGTGGCATCATATACTTGTTTGTTCTTATACCGAGCCATCACATCTTTGATGTATTGTTCTGCCTTGGTACGATTCATGCCGCTTGTATCGATATAGAATACCCTACGCTCTGGCGCACGAGTCATTCTATAGATAACATCGCTGTCTTCCATCATTCTGACTTGATTCATTGGACGAATCGCTTTATGCAGATATGACAGAGGCATATTGGTCAGACGATCATATAGACCACTGGTAACATAAGTAATTGCATCTGTTGCAATCTTCAGTCCAGTTTTATTGTCACCATCAAACCCTGTATCAGAGTAGATGTAATATTCTTTCTGTCCCTTGATAATTGTCGCCTGTGTCTTCGTATCTTTTTCTTTTATTACTTCTACGATACGTTTAAGTTTGGCTACATCAATTGGACGTAATTCAACGATACCTGATTTTGGGTTTTTGGCATCAATAACCTTGTGATATGCGAGTCTTCCATCAACATACCAATTTCTAAAAATGTCCTGAGAATTCAAATCGAAATTCATCATGGACAAAATATTCTCAAACTCGTTTATAATCAATTCACGAGTCTTCTCTGAATATTTTTCAACGAATTTTTCAGTAAAATCAAGAGACAACGCAACATCTTCATCGTTGACAATAAACTCGTCAACAATCTCTGATATTGCATTGTCAACATCAGCAACTAAAGACAACTCACGATAACGCTGAACAAGATCGGATTCCTTCTTAATACCAGAGGGATCAAGATCAATTGAATATGAGTTATATGCTGCACCAGAGCCAGTTACGATATTTTCAATACCGCCCGTATCATCTGCCTTTGGTACGAACGAATTTAACTCTTGGGTACTATCAGATTTTTTTCTGATAGTGAACCCAAAAATATTCAGTTCATTGTTATCGAATACTGCCATTAGACGATTGCTTTGCCGGTCAGCGGATTGGTTGCTGTCCAGTAATCGACAGAGAATTCAACGTTGAATTCTTCGATCTGATTGGTGTTGCCGAAGTCCAGCCCGATTTCAGAAACGATCTGTGGATGGCAGTTGTGGAAACGATATTCCTTAACGATATTATTGTTGCGATCCAACTGATGAACCCACATGTCGGTTTGATAGTCCGACTGAGCCAAACGACCAGTAGTTGCTCCATGCTCCAAAATACCTTGACTCCAGCGTTCCATTGCATCGCGGATTGTAAAGTCATTATCATTGATAACAGTGACGTTCCAATTACCGAATTGACGTTCACCCGCAACTTTAGTGATACGACCACGGTAAGCAACTTCAATCGGAGAAATTGTTGATGCAGGCAAAGAAGCTGCCTTGACCAAGAAGATACCTTTTGTCGTAGATTCACCGGCATTTACCCATGATGGGAAATTCAGCAAAACTTGGAATTGCGAAGGACGCGCACCGCCCTGTGCCAGCATTGCCCGAAAATCATCTATACGTGCCATTTATTTTTCCTTTTATCCTTTTAGGATGATGTGAATATTTAACCCACATCATCCGATCTTTTTTAATTAAGCGCCAGCAGCTACCGAGAAGCTAACTTCTGGACCAACGGCAGTGAATGTCAGTGTGATATAATTGATCGAGTATGTTGGCTTGACCAAAATAGTTCCACGGAATTCGTTTGCAGCAACAACGGTTGGTGTGTTAACTGTTTCATCTGCAATCACTTTGAATGCTTCGATGCCACGGCGACCCTGTACATCACGCAAGAATGGTTCAACAGAAGAAATGAATTGTGTACGAGTCACAATATCATTGATTTCAAACAGTTGATATTTCGCGCTATTTGCAATGGATTTTTCCAGAACCAAGAACAGACGACGCACGTTAATACGGTCAAATGCAGATGGCACTGTGGTTGCGGTACGATCACCAAACAGAACTGTGCCAATAGCAGGGAATGTCACCACTGGATTGATTGCAACAGGATACAGAATATCGCGTTCAGATTGTTTAGGATTCCATGCCAGCTTGATTGCACCTTTGATCTGACCTTTAGCCAAACCAGCAGGAGAGAACCATGCAGCATCAGTACGGGCACACAGACCAGCAACATCAGCGTTCAGAGCAATCCAGCGATACTTGTCGTTGTATTTGTCATACTGATATTTGAAACCGGAGTCAATAACAGCATAGGTAGAATTACCGATGGCAGTCTTATATGCCTTGGCGTCTGTCAGTCGAGTTTCGCTTGTGCCAGTAATGATAGTACCGTCAGCTACCTTAACGATAGACAAGAAAGCAACACAATCGCGGCGAACTTCAGCGATGTTGTCAACAACATACTTACCGACAGTTGAATTCACGCCACCAGTAACGACCAAAGAAATATCATATGTCTGACTGTCTTGGAACAGGTCATAACCGTTTGTCAGAGCAGAATCCAGACCAACACCCAACACAGGGTCAGTACCGCCAGTCAGTGTATACTTATAGTCGTAAGAACCACCAGCCAAGTCTTGCAACTGAGCGAACACAGTTGGTTGAGCAGTTGCAACGTCCAACATTGCATCACCCCAACGATACGAACCGGTAACAGTGCCAACAACAGTAGCAACACCGGTTGCAGTAGATGCATATGAAACAGAAGTCGATGTAACAGCAGTGACGGTGAATGTGCCGTTGTATTCAGCAGGAGTCATGCCAGCAACAACAACTTTACCGCCAACAACATAAGGTGCAGCGCCCTGATCACTGAATGTCAGCGTAGCAATCGAACCAGAAACAGAACCAGCGGTCACAACCAAAGATTGTGCTGTAGGATGATCCATCCAGTAGATGTACTGTGACTTATTAGTGATGACGTTAGCATAATAGTTGCTAGTGCCTTGATAAGACAATGCATCAGATGCTTTACTCAGGTATTCATATTTTTCCAGAGTAGCACCGGGAGTACCTGTGAACAAACCAGCACGATCAACAACCAGAACATGCAATTCGTCATATGCATTGAATGTGTTGCTACCTGCCTTAGCACGAGCAAATTCAGATGTGCCGGGAGCGCCACGGAACTGAGCAGCCAAATCTGGATGGGCAGTAGTAAATGCTGACCATGTACCGGAATCAACCACATAGACTGCCAAACTGTTACCCAACGCACCGGGATAACGAGCAGCCCAACATCCTACACTACCTTGACCAGTTTCGAAACCAGCCTGATATGCTTCGAGGTTATTGATTTTCAAACCAGTACCATCAGCAGTAGCGTTCTTTGCATTTGCATCAGCACGAACAACGTACATTGCATTCGAATATGACAGAAAGTTTGCTGCCGAGAAGAAATATGGAGCAGTAACATCATTTGGTTTACCGAAAACGGAAACCAATTCAGATTCTGTACCGATCATTTGTGGAACCATCACTGGACCCCAATTGAATACGCCAACAGTTGCGCCTATTGTTGAAGATGCGCCGGGAACAGTTGCTGAAACGTTCTTTTCAATAACTTGCACTCCGGGGGATTGCATAAATGTAGCCATTAAGACTCCTTGTGTTAATTAAATTGTTTGATCTTATGATCGCTTTTATTATTTATGTTTCTTCTTATTTCGCGGAGGTTTATTTAATTCTTCCTCAACGATCACTGCATCAACCACATCCAATTCAATATGTGTGCTGCTAACATCAATTATCGGTTGCTCAATTACAATTGGAGCGTAGTTAATAAATTTACCCTCTATAATTGATTTCAAATTAGGTATATTAACCAACAGAGTCCCGTTAGTTGGGTCTACCCATCCATTTTCAGTTGCTATTGCCCAAGGATGACTCCTTGGCTTCGTATTAAGAAAACTCATTTTAATCTTCCAGAAAAAGTGCAGTACCATCTTCTTCACAGAAAAGTGTATCCGCAATAATATTCAATTCTTCGGCGACGACCTTTTTCTTCTTCAAAAGTGCTGCTCTCTTAATAACAGAGGAATCCACTTTCTGGATTTTGATCGGTAGTTTTGGTCCTTCTATACCAGCGGTGACGTTCAACGGAACAGCATCTTCTTTAATCATAATTGCTCAAATTTATTTAAAAGTTCAAAATCAAGCTCTGTCTTCGCTGTTTGTATCCAACCAATATAGAAAAGAGCAGTTTCAAGATATTTAATGTTTTCTGAATCGATTTTATAATAAAGCATTTCTATTGAAGAAGAAACGCCAAAACAATTGCCAACAATAACAATATGATTCAGAAGAAGTCTGTCTTTAAGATCATCGGAATCATTTCGATACCGTGTCAAGAGGTTATTGATATAGATGACTCGCCTAAGATCATTCTCGAACTCAGAGACACTTTGCATCAAAGGATTGTCATAATTCTTTAATGCATACTGAAGATACTCTGAGTCTGTTCTGATCATGCTAATGTGACGTTTCTTGCTGACAATACAAACCAGCTACCAGAAATGAATAATAGTTGTAGAGTACCATTTGCAGAAAATGTTGCATTGATGGTTCCTGATACAGTTGCTGAAACAGACGATATGATCGTCAGCAACTGATTCTCTGATCCTAACCCCAAAGTATATGTGTCGGTTGCAGTAAGGTTACATACTGCCGTATTCAGAGGGATAGACAGTGATGTAGGGGAAGACACAGAAACTTTATGTGAACCATTCAATGTAGTATCAGTGAACAGAACACTTCTGGTGACACATTTATTTGCACCACCAGAAAGTATTGGAATCAGATCAGCCTGAGCAGCCGCTGTTGCGACCGGAAGCTGTGATAATTTTGTATCTGCCATTATTCTGCCAACAGATTATCGCTAGGAGCCTCTACAACCTCGCCTAACAGCTTTTGCTTGCGTTTGAGCCTAGGAGTATGCACTTCCTTCAAAGTCGGCTCAGAAGTCGTTTTAGGGGCTTCTACGGGGGTTGCTGGAATGTTTAATACATGAGCAGAAACTTGTACGGGCGCTTCGGCAGCAAGCATTTTGTCCAGATTACCAATAGCAACCAGAACTTCGCCGGTAGCAGGATTTACCCAACCACGCGAGGTTGCAACAGCAGTTGGGCAATATGATGGTTTTGTTTTAAGCAATGACATTACAGTTTTTCTTTCTTCAATTTGTGTGTTAACAGAGAAACGATGGCTTCAACAGGAGCTTTATTTCCCATCTGTTTTTTGACTCGACCATTTCCTTCTTTTGAGTCCTTTGAAATTGGATCGCCAACTTCAATGCCCTGTGGTTTATCAATACGCTCTTGCAGGAAGAATTTACGCGCAGCATCCATATGCTCTCTATTTACTGTCAGTTTTCTTGCTTTAGGTGGATTTGCAACAATATCCTGTGCAGCAATTTCTCTTGCCTTCTTGATAACAGCCTCGGCGCTCAGTTTTGTTCTTCCATTCTTATCTACACAAGACTTATAGGATTCCTCAATGGCTTCCTCATCTTCGTGTTCGATCTTTTTTTGTTTTGCCAAGTGAGTCATCAAAGTGTGCTTATTGGCTTCATTGATCGGAAGAATATAATGTTCCTGTCCTGTCTTTACGGAAAACTCTTTTGCTTTTTCTCTTGCGTTTTCTTCTGTCTTTGAAACATGAATGGTATGACCAGATGGGTCTTTGATAGCGAATGCTTCTTGAACAACTTTGGTATCAGTTTTCTTGCCAGCAAGATAGTCCATCAAAACCTGATTATGTTCTTTTGCCTTTGGGTTATCCAAATTACCCGTTGATCTTACTGAGAACACAGGGCGATTGTTACTCACACCACTTTGATAGATGTGATGATGGCTAGTTTCGCCGGTTTCATTATTGCGAACAGAAATTCGATGTGTCGTACCATACCCATTGGACTCATCGCTTGCATCGGCTTTAACACTAAGCTGGCTCAATTTATTCTTACGAGCAACCACATGGCTTGGATGACCTTCTGGCATATCTCGTACAACCGAACCTTGTCTCAGTGTATACTTACCATATACATCAAGATTTTCTGTCAACAAAACTTCAGCAGATTCGTGTACAATAACAGTTTGCTTCTTGTCGTTGTCAAATTGTTTGCGAGTTGCTTTCAGGATATTACGGAAACGCTTGTTGCCGAGTTCGTAATCACCCTTCTTATCAGCTTCTCTTGCTGATTGACCAGCAGCTTCTTTGTACTTCGCCAGCTTCTCTGTTGAGATTTCTGTCAGAGCTTGTTTGGTTGCTGTTGCGTACATAACGTTTTCTGCTTCATCGCCATATCGTTTAACGAAGTCGCTCTTTTTCTTTTTCAGAGCCTTGACGATTTCTTCTCTTTTGTCTTTTTGTTCTTGGTTCATTTTGCTGCCCACATAGAAAACACGTTATTCAATTCTTTGGAAGATTTAATCTTTGGTTCGTTTTCACGACTCTCATCATCTTTAATTGCTTTGTCCAATGTAGGGCGACCAGCAACAGGTTTGTGTTCCTTGAAGTCAGGATGATCAAAGACGCCTGCACGAATAGCACGAAGTTTCTCGTTGCGATCCATTCCATGTGTTGCGCGGCGACCTGCCTCGATGTTGGTCTTAACTACATCGAACAATTCGTCTTTTGTCTTACCATCGCTACGGCGACCTTCTGCGATATACTTGAACATTTCTTCGGCAATTTCATTTGCTTCCAGAACAGTATCAGCACACTTCAGCCCGAATTCTTCGCAGTCAGAAAAAATTTCTGAAATAGCAATAATTTCTGCCTCTGACAATTCTTTCTGATAATCTTTCTTGTTCTTCTTGATTTCTGCCTTAGCAACATTTGCGGCATGCTTAACCCACTTTGCGGCAGCAGCCTTTGCTTTAACGTCATTTGCATCGCCGGGAAGAACATTTCTTGGAGTCAGCATATCTTTTTGCAGCCCCTTCATTTGTTCTTTGCGTTTCTGAATATAGCTTGCAATCAGATCGGACGAAGATTCATTGATGGTTGTGCTATCATCTGGTAGATCAACCATTGTAGAAAAAGCGCCTTTATCGTGCAATGCAGTAAGACCAGCAGCAATTGCATCTGGCAGAGTTTCTGACAATCCGAGGTGGGGCACATCAACCCAAACTTTCGATGCGCCATATGCCAATTTAGCAAACACAGGATTGATCTGCGCAAAGAAACTTCCTTCTTTGCCGGTGATTTCAAGTGCAACCAGACCGCCAATAGACACTACTGTTGTGTCTCCGTGCTTTTGTAGATTGATAATTTTATGTAGTTTGTCGATTTCCATTTTTAGCCTCAGAGGATCATTGATTGTAGTTTCCAGAGAATTTTGGCAAATTCATCTTGGCAGTCAGCCGCAAAATTTGCGACTCCCTGTTCATTTTGTTCTTGCGAAAGATTAAACAACTTTTTATTATCCGCAATCAGATGATTGGTAACAGTGATAAGCTGTTTAATTTGCTTTGGCGTGTCGTTGCCATTGACAGGAACTATTTCTGGTAATGTTTTATTTGATTTTGTAACAGAAGTCAGGGCGCTGACATTTTCTGTTGCGCCGGAAATAATTCTTACGTATTCAGCAATACGGTCTTGTTTAGAGTAGAATGCTTCATAAACATCGCCGTAAAAGGAATGATATTGTTCAAAATTTACACCAGTAACATTCCAGTGTAATGTTGATGCGATGTTGCTTGCCTCAATGTTGTTAGCAAGCATTACTTTAAGATGATCTATCATGCAGCACCTGTTTGATCAGCAGCAGTATGCGCTGCATGCATTCTTGCGACCTGAAGCAATCTGACCTTAGCAATAAGTTTCTGTGTCAATTTAGCAACCAATGCTTTGCGTCTTGCTGCGCCTGCCTCGAACCGTTCTTTTTCTTGTCGAGTCATATCCTTGGCATCTTTTTTGAACATCTTGCGCTTCAGCATTGTCTCTGCTAATTTACGAGCACGATCCTGAAGAACAGAAGTCGTTGCGGCACGAGTTAGCGCCCTTGCTCGATTGACTTGCAACAGAGCCTCGTGTTGACGCATCTTCGCTGCCAATTTTGATCTTATTGCCGGAGACAAAACTTCATTCAATTGTTCTTCTGACAAAATAGTTTCGGTAAATTCTGTCTCGAATGCTTCTTGAATATCATCAATTTCCAGTGACTCAATGAATTCATCTACATTCTCTGATATCAGAGTTTCGATTGATTCATGGATATCATCTAATGAATCCTCTGATAATCTTGAATTATCCAGATCATACGGAAGATTTGATGTTGTACTCATTAGACCGGCTTTTCTTGCGACACGGAAAATTGGTAGCAAGGCTTCCCATTGTTCTTTTTTCTTGTATTTTGTTTTAAGAACTTTGATTGCTGTCGATACAGTGTTATACGGTGAACCTGTTACCTTTATGTTAGCCACACTAGCAATCACTGCCGCAATTCTTTTTCTCTCAACATCGTTTTTCAGCCCTTCAACAACAATTGGACACCAAATGTCTTTCTTGTCATATAGAGCAGAAACTTTTTCCAATAACTCATATTGAGTATCTTCGTTAGATTCCTGTAGAGCCAAATCCAGCAATTGAATTATCTGGTGTTTGGCATACGAATCATCGAACTCAGTAAATTGTTCAAGAACAAATGTAGACAAGTCAATATCAAAATTCTTTGTCTCGCCACCAAACATTGCAATCTGACCAGACTCAGTGATACGGAACTCACTAGAAGGTTCTGTATCCTTTTCTTTTTCAGCAACAATAGAAACTGCGTTGAGCCATTTCTTCGACACTTCTCCGCCTTCAGCAATAACGGTAATATAATTGCTTCCGCGATCAATAATTTTTAGTTGAGCGCCTGTTTCTGAATCTTCAACGATATCACCTATCTTGAAAATTTCATTTGCGAAGTATTGTTCTCTAAGTTTTTTTGTCATGACTCAATCGTTTATTTGTGAACTAGACTATTTAATTTCATCAATAGTTTGCGATTTTAAGTAAGATTGTAAATCCTTGGTTGAGCCAACAAAAACAGTATTATTGTTAATTGTGTTTGCTTCCTGCCCACCAGCCTTAACATCTAGCTTCGGTTTATGAGCAACCTCAACATCAAGTAATTGAATATTTGTGTCAACAAGAGTCTTGATCATTCCTGACAGAACTTCAAAGTCTCTTGCCTTTTCTGTGCTATTAGCAATCGTGTTCATGTCACTGACAGCATGCATTCCGCGCTCAATCAATTTCACGAGGTTTGCTTTGACGTATTCTCTTTGTTTTTCAAGAGAGTCAATTTCACTTACCTGAGCATCTGCCTTAATCTCAGCAATAGATTTATCTGTGTCCTGTAGAGTTGTATCAAATATCGATGCAAGAGCAGAATCTAATTTTGGGGTCATAGTGTCTGTCCTCCAACGGTTGGTGGTGTGCTTGTCCATGACTCGGTGATGTTATATGGGTCAGTGACATTAGCAGAAATAGGATCGATTACAGCAGAATATTTAAAGTTGTTATTAACAGTTGCCTGAACTGTCTTAATAACATTGACTTGCTTACCATCTTCAAAATGTTTCTCTGGATCAAGTGAACCCAACAGAGGACCGTAATAGTACGCCTTCATAGTAAAAGAGTATGTAGTGATGATATAGCGCCTATCTTCAAAACTACCGTCATATTCATCATCCGTATTCACTGAATTAAGAATCAACGGAATATCTTGAGACAAAGGTGGGTCAGCCATCATCTTGATAGTCAGATTCATGTCAGGGGTGAAGTATGGTATAATTTGCTCCATGATCTGCAAATTATCTTCTGTTGTCTTTGTATATGTATAGAGGTTAAATTCGACGTTATATGGAACTGGTGCATACATGAAAACATTGCGTGTATTTGTAATAGCAGTTGTTCGATGAATTTTATTCAACTGTCTTGACGCATCATAAGACATACCAACAATCTCAAAAGACATTCTTGGTAAAAGAATCTGAACATCTTCTTGCAATCCGGGGTCTTGTTGCAGGCGAACAATAACTTTGTCCTTATTGGCATAAGCCAGAGGAACCTTGACAATTTTTTCTGTCTTGTTGTCTTTGTTCTTTGTTTGAATAAAAATATTACCAAACAGACCACCAAAACTCACAACAAGTTTTCTTGTTACTGCATGATAGAAAGGAACTTTTGTTAGCATCAGAAATTCTCCCCAAATGGCGAATCTTCAGTGAAGTCCATGATTTCCGAGAATTCTTTCTTAATAATATCCATATCACCGTACCCAATCATTTCATCAAATGGTTTGGATTCAAGGTAGTCTTCGCTCAGGATTGTCCCGCCAGCCTCAAGAGTCCAAACATCACCGTTCTCGTTTAGAATACGGTGATCTAATCTATTGATATTTGTTCCAAAATATTCGTCTATGTCAGCATTACCGGTTTTGAATTTTTCGTTGTTCAATTGAACCAATTCACAACGAAGCGCCCATATATATTTCTTACCAAGCTGGTAAAATCCGGGGTACTCGTCTTCAACGAATTTAATCTCGAACAGAGACTTAGAGAAAGGAGCAAATATCAAATCTCCTTCATTCGGTCTATCCATGACAGCAGCATTTCTTGATGCAGGAAATATAGGAGAAACCGTTTCTTTGAATCTCTTTCTTGATATCATGAAAGTAGCTGTATCTCGTATTTCCATACCGAATTTAGCCAACATTTCTGATTCACCACCATAACCAGAAAAATCTTCTATCCACATTTCAATTGGAACATAAGACTCGAAGCTACTAAGAACATCCTCTCCGAACAACTGATCAAACTTGTTAAGGGTTCTTGGGATATAGATAAAATCATAGCCAGCGATCTTAATAGATTCGATGATCATGTTTTCATAGATGTTCTGTTCACTTGGAACACCTATTGTGCTGCGGAAATATGAATTGGTTGCCATTAGCTTAAAAATAGTTTCGCTTCGGCTTTTCTTCTTCTCGTCAGACCATTGAGAATTTTACCGCCTGCTTTGTTCCACTTGATGAATTCTTCGGCAATTTCATTGACCGAATCGCCTCTATTTAATTTCCTCAGTAGGGTGCTTCCCTGAAGATTACCAAGACCTATATTGAATGCAAGAGAAACTAATGCACCAAATTGATTATCCGTGACAGGAACTTTTAACAGCAAAGAAACGCCATTCGAGAATTTATCGAGGTCACGATATTTCAATTCAATTGCGTCTTGTTGCGTGATAGGTTGCCACTGTGATAGATCGTCCCAAGGCTTTCGACTCAGAAGATGACCAATACCAATGGTTGGTAATCCAATCGCATCGTGATAAGGATATACCAGACCATCAGACTTTACATTAGCCATGCCCTCAAATGATCTAATCATTGTGATTGCGGCATCACATACTCGCCTACATCCAGTTGAGGTTATCTGGATTTCAGGCTGCGCTACACTTGGCATCGGAGCCGTAATAGAATCGAATATCCGTTTAAGCATTTCCATTAGCCAAAATTTCTTCTAAAGAAACATAATCAGGACTCATTTCTCCTAACCAAAAACGATAATTGGTGAGTCCATAATTGTTCTTCTTATTCCTATTTTTCATATCGGCTTCTTGAACCATTTTGATCAAATAGTGCTCAGAAAGATTTTTGCCTACAATGAATTCTGAATATTTGCCATCGCCCGCATGATGTAATTTCGGTTTACCAACCGTATATCCGTGTCTTTTTGCCAATACACTTGCGATTCGATGATATCTATCGAACATTTTATTTTCGTGATTGCCAATAATACGAACGGAATTCCCGCTATCAATTATTCGTTTTGCCATATTGAACATAGTTGAAACGAATTTGTGGTTGTAATCATTGGTGTGTTGCCATTCACCTGAAACACTTTTATTGGGATCGTTCTTGTCTTTCTGGACATGATGTATTTCAAATGCACCATCGCGTTTCCAGACAGTCAATCTTCCATCTTCTATGTTCATTATTACGCTCCGGGTCTTCCCGTATTTGCGCTACCACCGAATGTTGCCTTCACTGCACGGTTGCCAAAGTACCAGCCAAGAGTCAGTAGCAACAGCGAAAGATCGTCTGCATTCCAAACCATTGTTGCTGCATTCTTCCAATCAGCCGATTGAATACGAGCCATTTCGAATAACGCATATTTGTACATCAGATAAAATGCAACAATTGCATAAGTAACCGCTGGTCGAACCAACCCCGAGATAAAATCTAGGAATGCAAATAGATAGAAAACTGGTAGAACAAAAACTTTGCTCCAGTCTTTTGCGGCGTCTAATATCTGAACACCAAAGCTGATTTGCGGCTGATGAATGATTGCACTTTCTTGAATATCTGCCGAGATATTGATTGCTTCCATTCGATAAGCATGTTCTTGTGCCGCAATCTGTGCCTGAAACTGTAGAACCGCTAATTCATGAGCGTTGTCTTGTTTCTGGCGAAAGAATTTAATCAGTTCAGGAACAAACGGTCCCGCGAATCCCAATATAGCAGAAAGTATACTTAACATTCATCTTCCCCTTTAATCATTTCCTCGATCAATTCAAATAGGTAAGCCCCAAACACAGAACCTATGAGGATCAACCCACCAAGAATAAAGATGTTTTCGATCATTGAAGCTCCCTCTTGATAATTTTCACTGAATAGAGTTCACTCATGCGCTCAACAAACTTTGCTCCAGTAAAACTAGCAACAATGATGAAACCTATCTGCCACCAGATACCGAGTATCAGATGCTGTGAAATGGCGAACGACAAAACTCCTGCTAACCAACTTCCGAGCATATGGCTAGAAGCGAATAGAATGGGTCTAGGAAGCGATTTTGACTTGTGTCTACCCAATTCAGCATCTATCCTCAAAGTCAATGCCGTAACGCCACTAAGGGTGCTTATTGCACCCATGACAAGTATTTGCAAGCCGCTAATTTCACCGAACGGATTCGTTGTAGGATCAGCAACCGCAACAGCAGCAGAAACAGTCACACTCCATAGGAGCAGAAGAAGAAATTTAATTACTTTTACGGCGTACCAGATTGCCACGAGACACCCCTATGTCTAGCAAATATATCAAGTACAGCTACCGCTGCCGCAACGCCACCGTCCAACCAAAGTCTAATGAGAACAGCACTTGCCCCATATGTAAAAATCATTGCCGCACTGATGCCATACATTCCAAGAGATAACGCCATATACAATATATGTCTATTATCATAAAAAATCTTTAATTGATATTTATTCGGAGCAAGATCGTTTACAATAATGTCCATAAATGCAATACCTGCAATAGCACCAATTGCAGTAAGAACCAACAAAGAACCTGTTCCTGTTGCATCAAATATTTGGTGATGAATACTTGCTGGCTCAAATATAGACATTACTACTGAAGTGAATACCGAGAGAACGACGTATAATCTAGCAACAACGTATCTACGATATAGTATGTTAGCCGGTTCCTTAACAACTGGCTTTGTGTCTTCTCCGCGACGACTTTTTCTTTTTCGTCTTTCAGGATAATTTGAATCAGCGAACATAGAACTCATGCTATAAACCCGATAGGAGGAATTTCATAAGAATCCCTAATCTCAGCTTCAGCGGCTTCGATTTCAGCGACTGCCTGTGCCATTAAAGTTGATGCATCAATAGTAACCCCACCAAGAAGCTGAATTCCTTGATATTTCTGTGTGTTACTTGCCCACTGATATTTGATCTTTGCTGTGACCAACTTTTTCAGCATACGATCATTGTATATTTTCGTGAATACTTCTGGATCAAGAATTCTGAAACAGTCAAAAATCAGGAAAGCACCAATAGTCGCTTCGCTCCAATCCATGTCAATGCGAACGCTATTCATTTTCTGATTAAAAGAAATAGACTCAATTGGTTTTAGTAATTGATCCAATAAAGCAATGTGACTCTGCAATTGCTCAAAATAGATCATTGAAGTGGAACTGATATTAGCAAATGAACTAATAATTGTCTGATACTTTGGATCGAAATAATAATTAGTCTTGCTGGTTGCACCACTCCAAGGAAGAACCCGAGTCACACCAGTGACCATTTCACCGACAGTAACAAATCCGTTTTCTGTGTCACCAGCAACTTTTGATACGACAGTCGCGGTTGCGCCAGAAGTCTGTCCGATAATTGTTGATAATGCTGGCACAGGCTGCTTATCAATACCCTGTGCGTTATAACAATTTTTTGTGATGAGGGTTGTTGGTGTTTTGCTATCAATCGCAAACGTAGTTCCGTTACTACACACAACATTCTCGCCGACAGTAAAGTTCGTTGCATCCGAAACCGTAATTATTGTTCCTGTTATCTGGTGCTTGAGGTACAATCTCTCTGTAGCATCATAATGGAAGTCCTGAAAAAATTGTAATGCTTCATCGACTCTATCCTCTACCTGAGAAACATCGATATTGATTTCAATCACTGGTGCACCCAATTTACGGAGCGCATAATCTATCAAGCCTTGTCTTGAGGTAATCATGTTGGCTTACTCTTGGAAAAATTCTCTCCAATCGATTGTTGCACGATTGGAAAGGTCAACGAAAGAAACAAAATTAGCAATCCCAACGAGAAACATAGGGACAACCAATACACTATTCATATTTGCGTAGCTAATCCATGTCCAGACACTTCCTGCTACCCATGTCATAATAATTCTGAGCAAAATCATATCACGAAGAAATGCAATTCCGGCACCCTGCAAAAGAGCAAACACCGTAAACAACACTACCCAAAATAAAGAGCCTTGCCCGTCAGGAGAAGAATACTTTATTCCTGTCAGAGCAATAGACATGACAAAAAAAGAAATGGCACTGATCATTTCTACGATCAGAAACCTTTCCCGCATCAAAAAGCATTTCATTTTCCGTCTGCTCTCGGATATGTTTGTAATATGATTGCAATCATTGCAAGTGTATTAAACACCAACCAAATTTGATTTGACAACCAAGTACCAATTAGATTCTTTTCAATGACAGCGGAATTCCACCAACTTGTCTGTGCTATGATCAAAAGAATAGCAGAAACCGCTGAAACGATACAATAAATCATGTCAGACAGTCTTCTTACTTTCCTCATTTTAAGAGAAGAAAAAATAATTGCGACCACAGCAAGAATAATAGGGACAAATTCTAATAGTTCGATCTTAGCCATGTAAACCTTTAAAATGCAAAACGACCCCAATAATCCTTCATTTGCATTTTCTCGAACGTACTATCCGGGTTGCGTATAATTGGTCTTGGTGCTAATTGATTTGGCGCACCATTCCCACCACCTACATTATTGGTTCTATTATTTATCACTACGCTCTGTGCAGTGTTTTTAGCAATTTCATTGAGTTTATTGGTTTCTAGTTTTTCTTTTTGCGTGTCTCTGAACTCGGATGCTTCTCTGAGGGTCGTTGCACTTGTCGTTTTCATCGATTCGAGCACTTTAGCTGCATCGGACTGTTTGCTAGTGACGGTTGACGACTTGGATGATAATTCTTTTGAATCACCATTAAGCATCGCCTCTATTTTTGCGTTCTCGTCTTTATTGAAAAAATCATATATAGCGCCACCAAGGGTTTGTCCTTTTTTACCAGTTACTTTTTCTGATAAAGAATCCAGTGTAGGTCTGATTATTTTGTCGCCAAGCATATAGCCACCAGCAGCGGCAGCAGTGACTCCTAGAACCGGTGCAGCAGCACTAGCAATACCACCAAGAGCAGGCGCAGCGCCTTTGACCAAATTCGTTACGCTTCCGATCTTATCTAGGACTAAATTCTTTGCCGTATCCAGCAAAGAAGATTTCTTGTCATCTGACTCTTTCTTTGTTACTTCTCCTACTGCTTCCAACTGTTTGCGATCTTGTTTCAATTTACCCATGAAATTGACAATAGTCTTTCCGCGCAAATTGATAACAGTATCTCTTAGAGATTCGTTGGTAGAAGTTTTATTTTCTTTACGAGAAGTTAGTTGATCGTATTTTTCTTTCAGCGCACCAAAAACATTACTGGCTACATTAGATGTATTTTGGCTGAGTTTTGAAAGTAAACTTGTTGTATTCTTTGATTCAACGTTATTTGATTTAGTTGCTACATCAGACAGAGAATCAGTAGAAGTTTTATTTGTATTCTTTGATTCAACGTTATTTGATTTAGTTGCTACATCAGACAGAGAATCAGTAGAAGTTTTATTTACATCATATAATGTTTTTACTTGTGATGAATTAGTATTCTTTGATTCAACGTTAGAAACATTATTTGATTCAGATGCCTTTACGCTTACCTTTTCCAGTAAACTTGTTGTATTCTTTGATTCAACGTTATTTGATTTAGTTGCTACATCAGACAGCTTTTCTGTTGTAGAATCTGTTATCTTCTGTTCGATCTTCTTTGATTCAACTGGCGTATTGATAACAGGTGTAGGATCAGCAATCGCGGCTTCTCTTGCCTTTTTGACTTTAGTGAAGTTGACCCGATTCTTTTCTTTTTCCTGTTTTCTGATAGCTGCCTTGGTTAAAGGTTTGCCCATAACAACACTTGGTGCAGTTGTTATTTCATCAGATTTTTTGGTCAAAATATTGACCATTTGATCAGTAGAAGATTCTTTCTTCTCAATAGAAGAATTCACAACATTATTTGCCGTGTTCTTTGAAACGGTTTCTGTTGCTGTTTTTAACTCGGATACATCAGATTGCTGTTTCGGCTCAATCGAAGATTCAGGCGAGTCTTTCTGTTCTGTATTCTTCTCGACAGTCTTTTTATGGAACAGTTCAGATATTTTATGAATGACAGCGCCACGCAGAGCCATACCACCGATGTGCATCACATCACCGACGATACCTCGACTAAAATAAGGATTATAGTTCTCAGCATGCATCTGCGCCTGTTGAACAAACATTTCCTTGAATGAAGGTTTCTTTATAATCGGATTACCATCGGAATCGACTTCAGGTTCCTTCGGCTTAATTTCATTTCCGTTCTTATCAAACTTACCTGTCTGCGCTAATTTGGTAATAAGAACGTTAGCAACGCCCGCGCCTACCATTCTTTTTACGTCATGTGTCATACCCTGACTATAATATGGGTTATAATCTTCTGCATGACGTTTAACACCAGAGGCAAATGCTTCTTTGGCAGTTACTGCTTTCTTTGTCTCAGGTGTATTCTGTCCAGTGGTATTTGTTTTATTTTCAGATTTCGCGTCTGTCTTTGAACTCTGATCAACAGTTTCTTTTAGTACATTGGTATCAGAAGACTGCTTTGCTTCGACTTTATTAGTTTTTTGCGTATCGGTCGAACTTTCAACAGAAATTTTTTCTGTCTCAGAATCAGAAGTTTTTTCTGTCTCGGAAGTATAGGATTCTTTGACAGTTGAATCGGAATGCTCTTGATTAACAAGCTGATGTTCGCCTTCATCAATTGTATGAAGAACCTTGTCAATTGATTTTAATTCTTTGGTATGTTGCTCTATTGTACTAAGATGATGTGAACTCTTTAGAGCCTCTGCCTCTAATGTATCAACGATTGCAATAAACTCTCGATGGAATTCCTTGAACTCCTTAGCAAGTTCTTTCTTGTCTTCGGAGTTCTCGATCTTCTCAATGACTTCGCGCATAGAATCTTTGATAGATTCCTTGTCGGTTCCATAACCTTGTTTTGCGTTCCATTTATTGAGGGCATCAATAATACGTCTGGTATTTTCTCTCTCTGATTTCAGAAGTCTCTCAAACGCATCATCTTTTATCTGTTCGCTCTTTTTGAGTTCGTTGACCAGATTATCGATCATGGCAGCAACTGGTTCGTTTCCCTTTGCAGTTGCCTTTGCTATTTGAACCGTGATTTCGTGCAGCAGACCTTTATCAACCTTGGAGATATTAGGATTCTCGCGCAATACATTCATTGCGGCTGCTGCCATTGTGTCATGGAACAAATTCTGCATTTAATTATCCAATTCCGCGTGCGGTGTAATATTCCTTGAGTTGCAAATATGTCTGATAACCTTCGGGCGAAAACTCCGCTGCACCCTTAGTGACAATACCTTTATTTGCATCGGTCGCACGATCCATAAGAGTCTGGATATTATTTTTAATAGATGCAATATCAGTATTTAATGCAAGTTGGTTAGTTTCAATTGCAGTCAACCGTGTCTCGAACATAGTATAGAATGCACCTAGAATTTCAGAGTAATCATATGCACCGGGCGTTGCATTGAACGAAGCGCTTGATGTTGGAAATGGCATGTTTATTCCTGATTAAGAAAAATTGTTTGAACGATTCGTGATGTTTCAATTGAACTGCCGAAAGCCTTTCCCGGAGCATGAAACAACCAAGGGCGAAATAATACCAATCGATTGTACTTATAAGGAACTGTTAGTGTCTTGATCCATTTCGAATCATCGACACCATCGGTATCCAGAAACTTCTTAAGATCAGCAATTGAATTCCATCCATATTTAGAACAACCTTCAATCGACCTAGGTATTTCTTCTAATCCAGTTTCCTTGTGTTTATAAAATGAAGTTCCTTCGATTCCTTCTTCATAATGTTTCTGCATATAGACAACACCTGCCCATGCAAGATTCTCACCACCGGCATCAAAATGAATATTCTGCTTATAAGTATCATTGACACACGAGAAACGAAACTTTCCGGTTAAAGATGTTCCTGCCGAAACAGGATGCCCGACCAATTGCTGAAACACTCTTTGATGTTCAGGAGTAAAGAAATTGGTTGAATTCATGACACCCGCGTAATTGCCGCCCGAGTTATCTTCTCGTTCGTCATTAAAGACATTCTCCATCACGCCATCAGGATTAGGATAAAAATCATCAACAATATAAATTCTATTCAACATAATTCCAAATTCTTTCATGTACATAGTAAAGGATGCTATTGACAACCATCTGAGTCAGTGCAATACCAGAGGCAAATGAAGTACTTCCTGTATAGATGTAAGATATTGCAAAAGTCGCTCCACTTCCTGTTATTCGCCAAGTAATTGTCTTGAGCAATGTTAGAATGTGGCTAGAACGCATTAAAAACGCCTACAAACGATTTTTCAAGCGATTTGAACCGAACATACTGCTCCTGTGTTAAAACGCCTGTAATCGCGTTTAAACGCTTCAGAGATGGCTGAACAGTATGCATGCCATCAATACCCCATGCAGCAAGGTCATCATCCTTCGTTTCGCTCTTAATGTTATTCAGATCAAATGTGAAATCAGATGCGCCCGTAAACTCAACGACTCGATTTAATTGTTCGACCGGGTTATCTACCAGAGCATCATAATCAACGATCAATACATTTTTCTTATTGTATTGAATAGCGGTATGAAGACTTTCAACACAATCTTTGACCTGATGTTCCCACATATAGGAAAGGATTCGAGCATCGGTAACAAGACCTTTTAGTTCACGGTGAACGAAACTATTGGGGTTCTTTTTAATAATGCGGAGCCAAGATTCCATGACCGCAGGAAGTGAACGAGTGGTCGCAATCATTTTCATTTCTTTTCCAAGAAGTGTGGTTGCATCCCTGACATTCTTTCCCCATCCCCGATTCTTGTCAATGATAATAGGCTTCTTGATATGACTGTACATACCATTGATAATGGAATGGGTGATATTTTCCAGTTGACCCGGAACAGGATTTGCGCGAACTGCCTGTAATGAATGATAGATATCCTGATTCGCAACCAATTGATCCAGCAAAGGAGAAGTTGGAGTTACATGAATCTCGGGATGTTGATTAAGGATACTAGCAAGAACAGTTGAACCCGATCTTGGTAGACCGATCATATAAAACATAATTATCTCCAGAACTCGGCATTCAATGAATTGACGACATGATAAACATCACCGAGTATTTCTTTTGCATCTGATGATGTTCTTTTCAATACCGGGCGTATTTGATGAAGATTCTCGATTCCCCATGCCGCGAGATCATCGTCATTGGTATCATTAACGATATTGTTTAGATCATGTTGATATGATGGAAGCGCAAGGAACTGATATATCTTTTTCAGTTCTTCTTCAGGACATTGTATCAAGTCATTGTAATCAACCAGATGAATATTTGCTCGATTTGTTTTGAACCCGATCAACGCCGATTCAACGGTATTTGCAATAAAATCATGCCACAGAATATATGCGCGGTTCATATCATTGATCGGTGCATTTCTTTGTAATAGAATTTGATCAATGTAATGTGGCGATTGTTTTGTTTTTCTTAGGAGAGTAAAGAAACTGGCAACAATCTCGGGAATCGAGCGAACTGTCAGAATAACCTTTGGATCGGTTTCAAACACACGTCGAATGGTAGGAATATTTCTTGCCCATGCTCTGTGTTTATCAACGATGATTGGTTTATTAACGTGCTTCCATGTACCTTCAATGATTGATTTTGAAATAGACTCATATGAGGTATGAGTTGGATTCGCGATTACCGATGGATTTGATCGGTAGTTCTGTTCATTGAGGTAAAGTAAATCAAGTAACGGAGAAGTTGGCGTTACGTGAATCTCGGGATGCTGATTAAGGATACTAGCAAGAACAGTTGAACCCGATCTTGGTAGACCAGATAGAAAGAAAAATTGTTTCACTTTGAATAATAAAGATTGCTGGATTGGTATTTATGATGAGATTGCTAAAGATGCTCTGAAACTACCTGCAACAGATTTCCAATTAGTCAATGAACCAACTTGAACAGGAGAGCTTACTTGTGTCGTTCCATTAAGACCTAATTGACCATTGTTGTGCGTTCCCCAACTCCAAAGAGTTCCATCTGTTTTAATTGCGGTAGTATGTGCATCACCGCAAGAAACCGATTTCCAATTAGTCAACGTACCGACTTGAACAGGAGAGCTTCTATAGGTTAAGTCATTTAGCCCCAATTGCCCGTTGCCATTAATACCCCAACTCCACAATGTACCATCTGTTTTAATCGCAAGAACATGGTAGTTTCCACAAGAAACTGATTTCCAATTAGTCAATGAACCAACCTGAACAGGAGAGCTTCTTGGCGAGGTATCGTTTAGACCCAAACTTCCGTATGTATTTTGCCCCCAACTCCAAAGAGTTCCATCTGTTTTAATCACTGCGTTGTGATTAGCACCGCAAGAAACCGATTTCCAATTAGTCAACGTACCGACTTGAACAGGAGAGCTTCTATGAGAAATATCCCCTAGTCCTAATTGACCATATGGATTATATCCCCAACTCCAAAGAGTTCCATCTGTTTTAATCGCAATTGCGTGATTAACCGAACTGATATATTTCCAGTTAGTCAATGAACCAACTTGAACAGGAGAACTTCTGTGGTTTACATCATTTAACCCTAGCTCGCCGTTATTATTATATCCCCAACTCCAAAGAGTTCCATCTGTTTTGATTGATATTCTGCTATATTGAGATGCATGTTGTGAAATTAGTTTCCAATTAGTCAACGTACCGACTTGAACAGGAGAGCTTCTATGAGAAATATCCCCTAGTCCTAATTGACCATGTGAATTATAACCCCAATTCCAAAGTGTACCGTCTGTTTTAATTGCAATTAGGGAATCGTTACCGCCACCGATTTGTTTCCAATTAGTCAATACTCCAACTTGAACAGGTGAGCTTCTGTTGATAGTGTCATTGAGTCCCAATTGACCGTAGTATGAATTTTTCCCCCAACTCCACAACTTACCGGGCACAGAAACACTATCCAAAATCGTATCCGAACGATTAAGAAAAATTGTATCGGTATCAACTCCGTTAATCTGAAACCCGCTTGCCATATATTAAACCTTACTCAGTAATTCGTTAACCTTCACCAAAACATCATCACGATTATTGTGTTTCGTCTGTCGAACCACCATTGTGTTTTTGCCGTACCAGTTACTGTATCCATCATTCCGCCCTAGCCATACATAGTAGCAAGCAATAGGAGGGCATACAATAACTTTTGAACCAATTGCCCCTGCCATGTGAGCAACCGATGTGCATGAAGTAACCGTAACATCAACAAGCGATAAGATTGCCAATGTGTCTTCAATACTATTTATTGGAACCGAGAAATAATGATCCTTCAACGCATCGATCTGAAGATTCACCTTCACTGCATCGAATTCCAATGCATCAATAAAATCGGTTGTCAGCCCTCGATGTAGGTCCTGTTCATAGGCAGGATTGCCACTCCACTTGACACCGATCTTTCTACCGCTCGGTAATATATCACGCCACTTGGCAACATGTTCGGAACAAGGAATCAAATAAGCGCCACTCCATAACTGATCTGCATCAAGGTCTAGTACAATTGGTAAGTACATTGCATTGATCTGATACGAATTCTCTTTATCAATTTGATGATTCATTATCGTCTTCACGTCATGGCGCTCAAACACAGGAACCAGTTCTTTGTGATTAGTAATCCAGATAGGAGTCAATCCCATTGACTTGATATTATTGGTGAAACGAAAGTTGATCAATTCGTCACCGATACCGCCTTCGCCATGAATGACAATGAATTGTTTATCGGTTTCGCCCTTCCATGTAGGAACACCATCAATGCCCTTCGGATGCCAAATACCGATCTTATGTCCAACATCAATGAAGCCACGAATTCCTTTCTTGAACTCGCCATGCTCAATATCATAGGAGCCTAGGTTGTATTCAACTCGACCTCTTAATTCATCCGAGATATTATCAATACAAGAAATCTTGCGCATCATTTCTTCGGACTTATTATATTGACCTAACAGATAATAGCTGAACGCCATTTCCATCCATGTGTCTAGGTCATTACCATTTGACACCATATCATTCAATTGTGACTCAGCAAGCGATTCTTCTGGTTTATTCAGATGATTGTACATCTTCGCAAGATTGGCTCTAATCGAATATTTTTCCTGATTATTCATCGAAATGGATGCCATCTTGTTGAGAGTCGCAACTGAACCCTCGTAATCCTTCAATTCATTTTGAATATAGGCAATCTCGTCTAGCTTATCGATTGCATAGATATACTGAGCAATCGTTTTCAATGGCGCATACATGTCCATCGATCTACCAATGCTCTTTGCAGCAAAGGCGGCTTGCATAATAGATGAATTTTGGTAATCAAACATTTTTAATAACAGTTAGAACAACGTGAATTTCAAGAGTCGTATTTATTTCTGAACGAAATATTCTTTCCAATTGCTCGGGTGTTGCAGTTGTCTTGATGTTGTCGTAATATGGATCATGAATGTAATCAAAGTGAACAATCTCAAAATCAATGTCATTCATGATTCCGAGTGTCGATGAACTTCCGCCTCTTTGAATTTCTTGTAGGTTATATTGTTTTGAGAACAATCTTAGACCTTCAACCGTAATTGGTCTTTTATGAGTCGGGTCATTCAAGAATATTTCATGATTCGGATGAGGAACCCGTATATCAATAATTGCTTTGTGTTTGGCGACTCGATATAATTCTTTGAGCAGCGGAATATAATTACTTCCGATATGTTCAAGAATGTGATGTGCAAGAATTATCTCGACCGAATCATCGGGTATCATGGAGAGACAATTCGGGGATTCTAGATCAGTTACAATATCGGGATTACAATGATGATCTTGATCGATGTTAATAAAATCGGGGTATCTTTTGTACCCCGATCCTAGATTCAGTTTTTTCATAATGAAAATTGTTTGTTTGTGGGATGGTATTTAACCTTTCGTGGAAATTATCGCCATAGAACCGCCTGAAATTAGTTTCCAATTAGTCAACGAACCAACTTGAACAGGAGAGCTTCTATGAGAATTATCACCTAGCCCCAATTGACCATGCGCATTATTACCAGCACTCCATAGTGTCCCGTCATTTTTTACATATACAACAGATTGCCCCGCAGCGACAGATTTCCAATTAGTTAAAGAACCAACTTGAACAGGAGAGCTTCTGTCGGTAGTGTCATTGAGTCCCAATTGACCGTATAGATTATATCCCCATCCCCACAATGATCCGTCTGTCTTTGTGGCAAATGTTATAAACTCACCAGAAAAAACCGATTTCCAGTTAGCCATTGTTCCGACTTGAACAGGTGAACTTCTATATGCCGTGTCATTAAGACCTAATTGACCAACCGCATTCCAACCCCAACTCCAAAGAGTTCCGTCTGTTTTGATTGCTGTTGTGTGTCTGTCTCCACAAGAAACCAATTTCCAATTAGTTAATGAACCAACTTGAACAGGAGAGCTTATATTCGTTTGGTTATTGAGTCCTAATTGACCGTATAAATTATTTCCACAACTCCACAACTGCCCGTAATTGTCAATAAACGATTGATGATATGCACCACAAGAAACCAATTTCCAATTAGTTAATGAACCAACTTGAACAGGAGAGCTTATATTCGTTTGGTTATTGAGTCCTAATTGACCAACATCGTTCTTACCCCAACTCCAAAGAGTTCCGTCTGTTTTGATCGCAAAAGAAAAAAACCCCCCGGTAGACACTTGTTTCCAATTAGTCAATGAACCGACTTGAACAGGAGAGTTTCGGTTAGTCGTGTCGTTGAGTCCCAATTCGCCAAATTGATTTTTGCCCCAACTCCAAAGAGTTCCGTCTGTTTTGATCGCGGTAGAAAGGTAATGACCAGCAGAAGATGAAGATGTTATTTGTTTCCAATTAGTTAATGAACCGACTTGAACAGGAGAACTTCTATCTATAATGTCGTTTAGTCCTAAATTTCCGTATGCATTCCAACCCCAACTCCATAATGAACCGGTTTCATAATTTATCTTACCAGTATCAGTCAAATAATCATAAACCTGACCACGATCATCGGTTCCATTGATACCCGAGCCATTCAAATAAAGGTCACTGATATCAACCCCATTCTCCCGGAAACCAGTCAAATTAGATGGCATTCTTCTTTTCCTCAATAACAATTGCCTTCAATTCAGCAATAGTAGTAGCAGAATCAATAGCAGCTACAATACCAGCTTCCCAATCAAATGCAGCCTGAACATGAGTAACAATTGTTGAAACAATCAAAGTCAGATCGCCTTTATTGACCGGAAAGAATCCATTACTGAATTTGAAATTGAATGTAGAAACATCGTCAGGAATCAATTGCAACGCCTCTAGATAAGTCTTGCGAGTATCACGATCAGTATATAGATTAACTTCTCCGACACTGATAATTGCCTTGGTTCCTGAGGTTTCTTTCTTATATCTTTCTTCTGCTGCTTTTTGCTTCAGAATAGATTTGACTGCATCAATAGAAACAGGAGCCGATTTGTATTCACCCTCAACACGATCTTCGTAGATTGTCCAAAACGGACCAGAAGGTTGTTCGTAAATGGGTTCAACGTTCGCGTGTTTTGTAATTGTTACAGGAACAATTCTATAAGTTGATGTGTGAATACCTGTTGGTTGCTCACGAACAGTTAGCGCCGAAAAATCCAATCCTTCTTCAACCAGATATTCCTTGAAGAAAGAATATGACCATTGACGAGGACCAACTTGAATTTGATTGTTATGAATTAGTGCGTACATATTTTTTCTTTAGTATTTGATTGCAATGGCAGAAGTGTATCCAGTAGAAACCGATTTCCATCCAGTTGATGTTCCGATTTGCACAGGAGAAGAATTACTGACGTTATCGCCGAGTCCTAGATTTTTAGAGGCATTTTGCCCAAAAGCCCAGAGAGTGCCATCTGTTTTAACAGCAAAGGAAGAACCTTGTGAAGTACTACAAGAAACAGATTTCCAATTAGTCAATGATCCGACTTGAATAGGAGAGCTTCTGGCAAGGCTATCACCTAGACCAAGACCACCATAGTTATAACCCCATGCCCACAATGAACCATCTGTCTTTGTAGCAAGAACGTTAGCAACGCCACCGGTTGACAATGTTTTCCAGTTAGTCATCGTTCCGACTTGAACAGGAGAAGAATATTCTGTTGTATTACCTAAGCCAATTTGACCGTTAGTATTTGTCCCCCACCCCCACAATGAACCATCTGTCTTTATTGCGGCAACAGAGAAGACACTTGACATAGATACTTGTTTCCAATTAGTCAACGATCCTATTTGAACCGGTGAACTTCTATATATATAGTCATTAAGTCCTAATTGACCGAAAATATTGCCGCCCCAACCCCACAATGAACCATCGTTCTTAACAGAAAACGTATTATACAAATTCCCAGTCAATGTTTTCCAGTCAGTCATTGTACCTACTTGAACAGGAGAACTTATATTTGTCACATTGTTAAGCCCTAATTGTCCTTGGTTGTTATATCCCCAAACCCAGAGCGTGCCATCTGTTTTAATTGCTGTTGTATGATACCTTCCGCAACTGACTAATTTCCAATTAGTCAACGATCCTATTTGAACGGGTGAACTTCTTTTAGTCGTGTCATTGAGTCCTAATTGACCATATAAATTATTTCCACAGCTCCAAAGAGTGCCATCTGTTTTGATTGCTGTTGTATGATATCCTCCCATCGACACCTGTTTCCAGTCAGTCAATGAACCGATCTGAACAGGAGAACTTACATTTGTCACATTGTTAAGACCTAATTGACCATCTGTATTGTCTCCCCAACCCCATAACGATCCAGCAGAATTAGATGGAGAATCAAACCCCATTTCATCGAACGTAACATATTTTTCCTCTAGCGTTCCACTGGTTCCGCTATATAGAAAATTAGCCATTCAATTTCTCCAATTCTTTCACTCGTGCATCTAGTTCCTTGACCGACTGAATAAGATACGCAATGATTCCAAGATAGTTGACGCTCTTTCCATGAATAGGATCAGTCTGAACCAAGAATGGCAAAACAGTTTCAACATCCTGAGCAATTACACCTGCCGAATGACCTGTACCATCTTTCCAGTCAAACTCAACGCCATTCAATTGATTGACAATAGCAATACCTTCTGCGGCAACTACATTGGTCTTAACATCAGAATCCGATGTGGCATTGAATTGTGTACTTGACAATGTGCCCGTAGAAGGGTTAAAATTCAGTTTCGTTGATGCAACCTTGGCAGTAGACATTGTTCCTGATGTTGCGGTAGCAAAGACAGGATAATAAGATGCATTGGTTGTGGTATCATCCGAAAGCGTTGCACCGCCAGAGATTGTTACCCAACTAGGAGCCGATGCACCATTTGATTGAAGAACCTGACCCGCTGTTCCCGCCGAAGTAACAGAAATTTGTCCACCAAAAAAGTAAGCAACCCCACCACCAGCAGCACCAGATAAATTAGCACCTGTACCGCCATAAGTAGGAGTAATCAAACCACCCGCCCACGAGCATCCTGTACTTAATGTTTTGTTGCTAAATGTCTGAGTGCCTGTCAAGTTAGCAATTGATATGGTTGAAGACCCGTCGCCATATGTCAGAACACCGGTACTATAACCAATAGCACCTGCCGTTGAACTCGTTGCCGCTGATAAAATAGGAGTTGTTAAGGTAGGACTTGAACTGAGAACATTATTACCAGAACCAGTTGATGTGGTAACACCAGTGCCACCATTCGCAACCGGCAAAGTACCACTAACAGTTGTGGTTAGATCAATTTTACCCCAACTAGGAGCAACACCGACTCCATTTGAAATCAATGCAAAACCAGTTGATGCAGCAATCAATTTACTGATTGTTGTGGTTCCTGACGCATAGAGAATATCACCAACTGTATACGAAACCTGACCAGTACCACCTTTATTGGCAGGAACAGCGGCTGTCAAGGCGGATGGGTCGGTAACTTGTGCACTCGATACAATCCATCTATTGTCATTCGCTCCACTAATCCCACTGTCAAAAACGGCAGAAGCCATCGCAGGAATCGTATAAAATGAAGGGGCAGTGCCTGTATGTGTTAAGGTTATAGTTCCAGTTCCCTGTGCATAAACATTTATTGGCAACGCGGTCTGATTATATACTGTTATTTTTTGGCTCTTATAATCATCTGTAAATGCAGGAAGTGCTAAACAATATGCACTTGCGCTGCTACTCGTGACTACCACAGTATCTGAAACAATAGGGGCGGCTGTAGCTAAATTTGTTCCTGCCGCAGAATAAGTGCTCCCAGACCCTTTCAACAAAGGTGCCCAAACACCACTTGACAATGAAGTAATGTCGGTGTTAGCACCTGCCGCTGCCGCACCTAGCGAAGCACGAGCCGAAGCAGCAGTTGTGCCGCCCGTGCCGCCAGCGGTTATACCAATTGGACCATTAGCCCCGACTTGAAGATATTGTGATAGTGTGATTGCCATGTCTTACCCGATATTGATCTATTATTTATTTGTCCATTCCATGACAGGCAACTCTGCCATAATATCGGCAATAGTTGGTACAGCACGTTTACCGGTCATAACATCGGTCATAATCTTATAAAGAGACGCCCATGTGGTATCGCGTACATTCACGGCATCCTGACCTTCCTGTTGAAATTTAGGAATAGCTGATGTTGCATAGGTTGCTGCCGATAAAATAGAATCATAGTTTCTTGACTTGGCAAAATCATCTAGCTTATTCTGAACCATCTGAGTTACTTCGCGCACCATTGCATCAAGTTTAGACTTTTCATTTGCTGCGATTGCTGCATCAATTTCTTCTTGTGTGGTATACTTATCAACTACTTGCCAAGTCTGTTCGTATGTCTTATCAGTAGTTTTCTTGGGAGTACCTTCAACGACATATTGCAGCAAAGAATCGTATGTCGGAGTTGGTGTTGGGAACACCCACGCATAAGCAGCAGGAATCGATGTAGCATCGAAACTTGTCATTGGATTTTCTTGCTGAATGTCAAGAAATGAGAGAGGATATTTTTTAGTTTTTGTATTGATGTATGGCATAGGGTTCCTTATGCAATTGCGAGGTACAGATATGTGCCAGCATTGACGTTGATGTTAGTCGATGCGTCTTGGTTCACAATGAAACCAGAGGTATCTGGGTCAACAGAATCATCTGTAGTGACTTCTGCGGCTGTTGAATTCATGCTCAGATGTGGATCAGTTGATGAAGTCAACCCACGCACTGTATCCCACACGTACCAGTCACCAGTGGAGTCCGTGCGCTTGATTAATACAAACCTTGCACCAGTAGTAAAACCGCAATTGATGGTTTGGCTTGAGCCATTTCCGGTGTAGCTGCCTATTTTGCTGATTCCGGGGAGTGTGGCAAAAAGGTAAGCGACGTATTCAGTCGTGGTGTTATATCGCGAATCAGAAGCTAAAGTAATAGAGTTACTTGTTCTACTGGTTACGATGGTTGAAGCGCCAAGCGACATGGCGGCATTATCTAAAAATGAAAAACGGGCTGTTTCCATGTGGAGAATTATCCATTCCCAACCCGATCCACCAAATTTCCTTGCTTTTATGAGAATCAATTCCGGTATTGCCGATAGACTATGCGGCACAACCAGCCCAGGATTTCCAGTTCCCGTATAACAAACCACATCAAAGAAGCCGGGGGCGCGTTTGAAAGCATAACGGACATGGGGTATATTTCCGTAGTTCATACCGAAATACATTGCAGGGGGCTGATCCTTCCTCTGCAATATATTTCCCGAAGTAGTGGTTTCTGCGGCGGTGGCTGACGTATTCAAAGTAGGGGTCGTAAATATAGGCCC